TTTACTTTGTAGGTAATCTCATATGCGTAGTCTTTTCTAAGATTATCCCACCCAATTGGTCTGGACTGTTGTGTAATCTTGTACCACATTGTAGTTCCAACTGGAGGGTTTGAAATTTCAGCTTTGGTTACTTCGTCAAACACTATGGTTTGTTGCGCAGTAATATATTCGCTGTTTTTCATTACCTGATCAATCAACTGTGTGATTTGCGTACCTGCTGAGATACTGTAGGTTCTTCCTTGGTTGTCAAAGTTTTGTTTTTGTGTATTCAGTTTTATATTTGGATCACCGGTAGTAGTCATTGGGGTGTAAGGCTTGTTGGTTGTTCCTTGCTTTTTCATTTTAGCATCGCGAAAAGCCGGGATGTCTTCTAATATAATCTTGTACACATCTGCAATTTCCTGTGCACCTTTTTTTACCAGTTCACGTTGATTCTGGTTTAATGCATCTGTTAGCCCTTGGGTTATAGTCGGCGATCCTCCGCCAGCTTTACGATTGCCGCTGCTAAACTCTCCGCCAGCTGCGCCTCCTGCAAAATCTTCTTGTGCAGCCGCACCTGCTGAAACTTGCATATTACCATTGAACAATGTGCCTACATCGGGTGCAGTAAGTTGGAAGTTAAAAGGTATTGATCCTCTAGACGTACTAAATCCAACTGTTGTTTGAGGTATCATGCATTGCAGCTGATACTCAACAACTTGTGCAGCAAGTTTATATCTAAGCATTGCTATTTGAAAAGGAATGAACTTTTCTACCAAAGCATTTGGATCACTTGTAAACTCCCTACCCTGGCCACTGACTAAGTTTCCATTTTCGTCGTAGCCGTAAAATCGTATAACCATAAGATAATTTTGACCGTTAATAGTAGCACCAGGTACTCCAGTGTGATCCCAGACTGCTAGGCGCAATCTTTCTAAGAATGTTATACCCTGGGGTTCAAGCACATCAAATTCAAGTGTAACAGCATTATGGGGGCTTCCAACTCCCTGGGTACCAACTAAGCATTTAAGCTCAACGTTTTCTGGATAAAAATCCAAGTCGAAATGTTTGTTGCGTTCACCAATTGTAGCACCGCCACTTTGAAACAACAACTGATTGCTTGGTAATGTTTTCCTGTCGGACTGGATCATCCGAGTGTATTCGTCGATGTCCATAAGGTATACCGAAATAGTATAAGTCTGCGAAGCAAGGTTTATAAGTTGATTTGGCGTAGGTTCAATGGTTTCTAAGAATTCATTGGCAATGGCTGCACGACCTTCAACATTAGAGCTGCGTCGATCATACGAATCATCGCTTGCACTAACTGACCCATCAGAAGCAATTCTGCCGTCTGGGGTTTGGGTATTAGTAACACTGACTACGTCATTAGCAGCACCTACTGTGCTGATTGTTCCACCATCGTCGGCACCTAGACTAGCAAATTCTCCGTCAGGGCCACTCAGTGTTGCTAACCTTGCATTTGTAGGAGTGTTGCTAACTGAATCAGAAGATACAATTGTGTTGCCTTCTAATACCTCAGTTCCGGTTGACGGGCTACTAACTCTACTATCTTCAGTGCCGCCGGCTTGATCTCTAGCAACTTGCGTTCCTGCACTGTCTGTTGGCAAATTGTCTATTCGGGCAACTTCGCCTGCGTTAGCAAGAGCTTGCACTTTAATTGCATCCAACCTAACAATAAGAGCATCAACGTCTGCTATGTTTTCAGATATCCTAAATGTTGTTGCAGATTTGTCAGGATCAGTTGGTGGCATGCCGTCGTTTTGACGTTGCAGATTGATCAAGTCTGAACGTAAATTATTAACGGAGAAGGTATAGGCTCTGTTCCATCTGTCTTCAATTTCTGGCCACGTGGCTCCATCATCAACATCAAACTCCAGGGCCTCTACGGCAGCTGTCATGTTATTGATATTCTGCTGTATGCCTCCCCTTGCGCGGTTAATTTCTGCTGAGGTGGTCATGCTAGATTCCTAATACTTGGGATAAAGTTGCTTTTTGTGGTAGGTATATTGATGTATTGGTCGTAAAGTCGCCTAGCGGATCTTGCAGTTGATTTGGATTTCTTTGTGCAAAAACCCACCACAAGGCTGCATCTCCGTACAAGTCAAATGCTAACAAGTCGGGACGTAGATTGTAAGTTTCATTGATAGTCATTAATAAGTCGTCTGCTAATTTAGGAATAGGTCGATTAACCATTACACCAAGATATGTCTGATTAACCACACTTGTGTCAAAGTACGGACTGTTGCTTGTATATATGTTATCCATTACCACATTCCTTTCTTAATTAAGTTACCGTTTGCATATTCCTTGAGACTAAAATCTTGACTGACTTGTCGTCTACTTGCAATTGGAAGTAAGTTAAGAGTCATTGACATCTTAGTTGGTACGTATGTTGCACCTTTGCTTCCCAATGGGCCAGGTGATGGCGTGAATGGTTTTGCACCAACCTGGAGCGGCTGTGTTCCGCCGCCAAACAATCTTGTAGCTGCCGTGGACAATCTAGTTAAACTAGAAAAGTTACCATTGGTTGCACTTGTTGCTAGAGGCTTTTGATATTGTAAATTATCTGCGCCTGTTATGTGTCGGCTTCTAGCTCTGATATAGTTAACATCAGAAGGCAAGTTCAAGTTAAACTCTGCTATCACACAAGGTGACTCATTGAATTGGTATTCACCCAAGCCCGATAGGTATAATAACGGAGGTGGAGATCCACGTTCTGCATCCTGTCCGTAAAACATTTTACTTGCACTTTTAAAGAAGTGCATGACTGCCAACAAATATTCTGCTTCAACAGTGTCTTGTGCTGTAAATTCAGCAGTAACTTGTATAGTTTGAACATTTGATCCTTTGTAGAAATAGTGCATATAGTTACTATGCGTGGGCTGATAACTGTTGTAGTCTGATCTGTATTGTAAATCAATTTGAGGAGTATATGGAAATATAACACCGTCAGTGACTGCCAACGGAGCAAGTATTCCTGGGTTACTTGCTTTGTACAGGTAATTTGCTTGAGGCGCAAGTCTTAACTTAACACGCCAATCGCCATCGGCATTTTTAACACCGCTTGCTTCTCGTTGTGCACTAACAGTTTGCTGGTTACGTGCTTTAATAAGCAATTGGTTAGCATCTATTGCTCTCTGCATTTCTTCCATGTCTGTGTAAGGCTCTAAACCCCTGGCGACACGTTCTTCATTTATTAACCTTGCAACTTCCGGATCGTTAAAATCGGGTGCAACTTTATCTCTGAATACTGTTTCTAGAATATCGGCATCTGTTGGTGATACTGTGTAAGGATTGTCTTGGAAGCCAGGAAGCTGGTCAAGTATTTTTCCAGGATATAATATAGTTTCTTCTGTTAGAGGTGGGCCTAGCCCAAGCTTGTACTTTTCTATTCTTCCGGGACCGGCGTTATATGCTTGAAGAATTTCTGCAGGCGTGTAGTTCGGATATTCTTTCCTAAGTCCTTCGAGATACTGCCTAGCAAATTCTCTAGCTCTTACCGGATCAAGCACTTCTCTAAGAGTGATAGGCTCAACACCAAACCCAGGATCAGCTGCGGTCTCTGGTATAATTTGGTACACACCTAATGCGCCTGCTGGAGACACTGCATTAGGATCGTTACCTGACTCAACAACTGCTAGCGCATCAAGCAAGTCGTCTGTTACCCACGAAGTTTGCAGAGATGCTGTGTCAACAAGCCGACCATAACTATTGTTACGAGATGCAGTGCCGGTTGTATCAAGTGTGTAATCCCCATCACTTATTGCTATACCGGCAAGAGATCTAAGACCATTTTCACTAAGCCCAGGATATTGCTCTGCTAATTCGTTGTATAGATCAGCTAATTTTTGATTGTACGGCATGTTGACTCCTATGCATTATTTATGGCGATCAAAAACGGCTAACTTAATGATTGACAACCACCTCTACATCGTTTATACTAAGTACAATTATGGAGAACTTAAATGGCATTAGCTAAAAAAACACCTGTTAAAAAACCTAAAAAAGTTAACTATCTTAACAACCGAGATATTCTCAAAGAAATTTACAAAAGTAAAAGCACATATTGTTCATACCTAGAGCCGGGTCAAGCGCAGTATGACATTATTTTGCCCAGTGTGGACAAAATCAATCAGCGCACGGTTGCAGAAGCACGGCGTAACAAAGCCGATCGCATCAAACGAGAAACAGGCGAAATAGTTGATCCGACAAAACTCAGCAACCAAGAGCTTGTATTTCGCATTACCACCTGGGATCACATCCCAATGGTGCCAAAAAAGCTAACCAAAGCACAAGAAAAGAAGAAATCCAAACTAGAAGAAATTCTAGAAATGGATGATGTTGATTATTCCGACGACGGACTACAAGAGCTTATGACCGAAGTAGAACAAGATCTCAACTATATAAAGTTGAATTTTCCACCATTTTGGCATTACATGATCGACGATAACAAAGTTCCGTATGTTGTGGGCAAAAGTCACTGGGTCGGCGGACTAGACAATGGTCACTTCTCAAAAGATCACGGTAAAATGACAGACAAACTAGCACACATGTTTATCAAGTTGTGCGAACGCTATGCTACACGTTCAAACTGGCGTGGGTATACTTACAACGAAGAAATGCGTGGACAGGCATTGTTGCAGCTCAGCCAAATTGGTTTACAATTTGACGAAAGCAAATCGCAAAATCCGTTTGCATACTATACCGCTGCTATTACCAACAGTTTTACTAGGGTACTAAACATTGAAAAGAAAAATCAAAACATTCGTGATGATATTCTAGAAAATGCAGGTTTGAATCCGAGTTGGACACGACAGTTTAACAACTCAGCAGAATCAAAACGTTTTATTGCAGAAACTAAAGCAACTAAAACCAAATAAGGACTTATACATGGGTTTGTTCAAGAAAGCCTTGGTCTTTACTGACATCCACTTTGGCATGAAAAGTAACAGTGCTCTTCACAATCAAGATTGTGAGGAGTTTGTTGAGTGGGCAGTAGAACAAGGCAAATTACACGGTTGCGAAACTTGCATCTTTATGGGAGATTGGCATCATCATAGAGCAAGTTTGAGTTTGCAAACAATGCATCATAGTTTGAGAGCATTAGAAAAACTAAGTTCAGGATTTGACAACACACATTTTATAACAGGCAATCACGACTTGTATTATAGAGACAAGCGTGACATTTACAGTTACGAGTGGGCACAGCATATTCCAAATGTGCACATCCACAACGAATGGTTTGAACAAGACGATGTTATACTTGTTCCGTGGCTGGTTGGTGATGATTATAAACGTGTTAAAAATGCTAGTGCTAGATACATGTTTGGACACTTTGAACTTCCCCACTTTAAGATGAATGCAATGGTAGAGATGCCAGATCATGGTGATATTAACGCAGAACATTTTACTGGCTACGGAGAAGTTTTCAGTGGGCACTTCCATTTGCGGCAAAAGAAGAACAACATCAACTACATTGGTAATGCGTTTCCGCATAACTTCTCTGATGCCGGTGACGATCAGCGTGGAGTGATGATACTAGATTGGGATGGTACCAAGGAATACATCTCTTGGCCCAATCAGCCTTTGTACAGTGTTATGAATCTTAGCGATGTAATCGACTTTGCTGACAAACGACTTAAGCCGAGAATGCATGTTCGTGTTAACTTGGATATTGAAATTTCTTACGAAGAAGCAAACTACATCAAAGAGCAATACATTACCAAGTACCAATTGCGAGAAATGGCATTGATTCCTAACAAGCAAAGTGCACTAGAAGAAGAAATGAATCCCGGTGATATTAAGTTTGAAAGTGTTGATCAAATTATCACTGAGCAGATTATTGCAATTGACAGCGAGTTTTACGACAATAAACTTTTGCTAGAAATTTACAGGAGTTTGTGATTTGAACAAAAAATTTATCAACACAATTAACGAGAATATTAATATTATTGATATGCTGGATATTAATATGTTTGATCAAAATTTTGACTTACTCAAAAACAAATTGATTCAAACAAAAAAAGAAGTTTATGCACCTAACGATTTTTATGTAATTGAACATTTTGACCTGCAATACTATCTGCCACATTGTGGATACGGTTTAACAACATTTAACTTAATTCGAACATTCCAGGAAGTCGACATATCCCTAGGAAGAACAATAATATTTACAAACAATCCAGGATATCTTAATGAATTCAAGCTGTTGATTCCTAACAGATTACACCAATACGATCTGCCTATTGTATTCGATGATTGTATGTCGGTTCCTTACTACAATGCTTCTATGTCTAATCCAAAATGGAACAATATCGACATAAACAGTGATAAAATTGAAAAACATTGTGTATCAATGATGGGATCAAGTCGAGTTCACCGTAATGCATTATACAATCATATTAAAAAACAAAATTATTTTGATATGATTGCAACTTCATACAAATATCAAAAATCTAAAAATGTTGATGACAAATGAAAGTTAGAATTTATACCAATAATAGCACTAAAGTGAACGAAAACTGGAACCACTACGGCGAACTAGAAACTAATCCAGATATAAACTCTTTTAAAGATCCGCTAATCACTGGCAAGCCGCTTGACTGGATATGGGGCACTGACGATCGTACTTCCTCCCTTCAGCAAGATTTTTATCAAAAAATTGGCATTGACATTGTTACTGAATCTGTATTCGCGCATCCATATCCTGCTGTTACAGAAAAAATACTCAGACCGATTGTAAACAAACGGATGTTTTTAATTGTTGGTCCTGCAAATACTTTGAAGTTTTTAAAAACCAAAGGATTCAAAACGTTTAGTCCTTTTATAGACGAAACGTATGATAGCATCACTGATCCAATTGATCGCATGAAAGCTATACTATCCGAGATTGATCGATTGGTAACATTACCAATTGACGAAGTACGCAATGCTGTGTTACAATATAAAGATGTTTTAGATTCAAACTTCACAACAGTTATGAATTTAGAAAAACTCGAATTACAAAAAGTCAAAGAAAGATTGTCAGCTATATGATTCAGCTCAAAGACCTTACTGTCAAGAACTTCATGAGTGTAGGTAATGCCACGCAAGCAATTAACTTTGACAGGCAAGACCTTACATTGGTACTAGGCGAAAATCTTGATCTCGGCGGTGACGGCAGTCGCAATGGCACTGGTAAGACTACTATTATCAATGCACTTAGCTATGCACTGTACGGTCAAGCACTTACTAATATCAAACGCAACAATCTAATCAACAAGACTAACAGCAAAGGTATGTTGGTCAGTTTAGACTTTTGCATAGGAGAAAAGTGCTATAGAATCGAACGTGGTCGTAGCCCTAATGTGTTGAAGTTTTATATCAACAACAGCGAACAAGAAGCTGATGACAATGCACAAGGCGATAGTAGAGAAACACAAGGTGCTATCAACAAACTTTTGAATATGAGTCACACCATGTTCAAACACTTGGTAGCACTAAACACGTACACCGAACCGTTTTTAAGTCTCAAAACAAACGATCAACGTGAGATAATCGAGCAACTGCTGGGTATCACATTGCTTAGTGAACGTGCTGATAAAATCAAAGAACTAAGTAAAAATACCAAAGATTTAATCAAAGAAGAAGAAATGTCAATTCGGGCATTACAAAATGCCAATGAAAAAATTGGTGAGCAAGTTGATGCACTCAAACGTAGACAAACTCTTTGGTTGAATAAAAACAAAGAAGAAATCAGCAACATCGAACGTGCTATTAGTGATTTAGCACATGTTAATATCGAATCTGAACTCGAAGCACACGAACAGTTAGTTAACTGGACTGTAGTCGACAATGAACAATCGCAATTACAAAAAGACATTGCTGCGCTACAGGCACAAGTTAGCCGAGCTGATAGAGATTTCAAAAGAACTAAAAAGTCAATTGACAGCATCGAAGATGGTACTTGTAGCGCATGTGGACAAAGTGTTGATCACCTCGAAACACACAAACAACAAATGATTGATGCAAAAAAAGAGCACCTGGATGCAGCTAACTTCCTAGCAGAATTAGAGCAAGGCATTGCTACACTGTTAATCGAGAAGAAAGATGTGCCCGCAAAGCCCAAGACATTTTACGACAACTTAACCGATGCTCACAATCACAAATCAACACTGAGCTCTCTTGAAACACAACTGGAAAACAAGAAGGACGAAACTGATCCTTATGTTGATCAGATAGCCGATATGGAAACTTCGGCATTACAAGAAATTAGTTACGACAAAGTGAACGACTTAACACGATTGCAAGAACACCAAGACTTCTTGCTGAAGTTGTTAACAAACAAAGATAGTTTTGTTAGAAAACGCATTATTGACCAAAATCTTTCTTATCTAAATTCTAGATTAACACATTACCTAGATCGGATAGGTTTACCCCACACTGTTATATTCCAAAACGATCTCACAGTGGAGATTCAAGAACTAGGCAGAGACTTGGATTTTGATAACTTGTCACGTGGTGAGCGCAACAGACTTATACTCAGTATGAGCTGGGCGTTTCGCGATGTGTGGGAAAGCTTGTATGGCTCAATTAACTTGTTGTTTATCGACGAGTTAGTTGATTCAGGCATGGACACATCAGGAGTCGAAGCAAGTTTAGCATTGCTTAAAAAGATGGCACGAGAACGCAACAAGAGTATATGGCTTGTTTCCCACAAGGATGAACTTGCAGGTCGTGTAAATAATTTGCTTAAAGTTGTCAAGGAAAACGGCTTTACAAGTTATAGCAACGATGTGGAAATAATCTGATAAATGTTTATATGACATGGTATTACAAAGACACCGAAGTAGAAGACATTCCAGAGGGCGCAATTGGGTTTGTATATTTGATCACAAATACAACAAACAACCGAAAGTATATTGGTAAGAAACTTGCACAATTTAAACGCAGCCGAAAGCCGCTTAAAGGCAGAGTTAACAAACGTAGATACACTGTAGAAAGCGACTGGAAAGACTACTATGGAAGTAGTGATGCATTATCAGCTGATGTAGAATTGCTAGGCAAAGACAAATTTAAACGTGAAATAATGTTTTGGTGTAGTAGCAAAAGCGAACTTAGCTACATCGAAGCTAGAGAACAATTTGCACATCGAGTGCTAGAAAGCAAAGACTGGTACAATGGACACATACAGGTGCGTGTACATCAAAAAGGCATACTAAAAGAATGAAACAACTTTGGATTGGGAGCAGCAACGAATATCTAGCAAGATTGGCTAAATTTGTTGATCCAGACAGTGTACTAGTAAATGATTCAAACTATACATCGTGGCTTGCTTCACCAGAAAGTGGTTATACAAGCATAGCAGATCTGTCTAAAGCAGAATCAAAGATATGGAATTGCATAATTACTAGCGATATTGTACACTATTCACCGCAACACGGTTGGGAAACAGATAATAATTTGTATACTGAAAACGAGAAATATGTACTCGAACCACTCTTGTTACACGGAAGTAATTTTACAAAAACATATGGACTTGAACATATTAACGGTTTACACTGCACAATTCCAACGATAAAAGAAAGACAAACTGACAAAAATCAGCTATGGGTGGCAGGATGTAGTTTTAGTTCTGCAACTGGTGTAAGTGAAACAGAAAACTATGGATACCTACTTGGCAAGCACTTGGATATGCCGGTTACAAATATTGCAAAAGGCGGAACCGATATATCTTGGTCAGCTGACCAAATACTTAGAAGTAATATTATCTCTGGAGATATTGTTGTTTGGGGTATAACACACTGGGAACGTTTTTACCATGCACACGAAGGCGAATTGCATTTTATAAGACCAGGATGGCCACCAAGGCCAAAGGAAAATTTAAAACTATCAAAAAAATTACATTTTTCACGTTATGAGCTTTTTTCAGAAAATAACCTACACCGCCAGTTGTGTTCAATCTTACAAGTAGAAAATTATTGCAAAAAAATTGGTGCTACATTAAAATGCTACAACATGTTTCCTGGAAATAGTGCACTAGACCGCTTTCTATTCAACAAGACATGCAATGTTATTAGAAAATTTACGCCAAATTTTGAAGACATACAGGGTTTATACGAAGAGTTTTTAGATTTAGGCACAAACAACATGCACCCTGGGCCGCTAACACACCAAAAGTATGCAAAAGAAATACTAGACAGTTTACAAAGTTAACATAATGCTTTACTATATACATAAATTTACTACATACAAAATATTCGCATAAACACTATGCACAGGCAAATAAACAGAGCAATGCTCAAACTTCTTTTTAACTTTCCCTTTTAAAATTCCCCAGCTATTATAGGAACATTGTTTGGTCGAGGCACCTCGACCCACTATGAGAACATGTAGTAATTGCATGAACAGATATAGTGAGTTCCAAGGACAGGCTAACTTAAGGCTAAAATGATACAGGCTCTGTGAAACAGATACAACCTGTGCTCTCGATATACTTGCTTGAATGAGTATATTACAGGGCTCCGTTGCGAGACAAGGCTAGAGTAGGGTGTAAAGCGTAACCGCATCCGTTGTAACTATTACAAATCTCTTTATTCAAGTGACTGACACGACTCAGATGATGATGTATGTTCGGTTATGCTTGCCCTGTGCAAGGGCAAGTATGACCAAAAAATCTAGATGATAATGAAACACTCGATTCTCTCGTGCTTAATAATATTAATCACTTGTATAAAAAAACTATTAAGAGCGATAGCGAATTAATAGATGTCTTTAGACATCTTATAATGTTAAAGAAAACTTTGATATTGTTTGCTTATGCCACTTAAATACTTTAGCATATTCTAAATGGTATGTTCTGGAAAAATGCTCAACATCTTGTAAGTCTGTTGGAAAATCATTGAGTACAGGTATATCTGCACCAGCACTTGCAATGAGTGCTTGCATTTTCCAACTGTTACCTTCAACTGCAACAAATGGTGTTTCTGCACAGATACATGCCATAACCTCATGAAAGCGTCCAGTAACACATAGATTGCTGTTGCGCAACTGATTAACTACATCATGCCATGATTGTTTGAATATGTTTATTCGTTGCGTGTGTTTGGTGTGGTTGTGTACACTGTCAAATGCATATTGCCCTAGTGTGATGTTGTGTTGTGTTTCAACAGTTGACACATCTGGGCAATTGATATAACTAATGTCTGGGCACAAGTCTGGAGTTCTTCCAAAATCGTGTTGAGCGTGTTGTTGGCTATACACATCTCTTACACTCCATTGCTGCAAATTATCAGTTACACTTTTCCAACTAGTGTCCATGTTCTGCCAAATTGAATTCAGCAGCACTGTGGGTTTATTTTGTTGTTGGGCTAAGTTTACAAAGTTTAGTAAGCTAACTGCACCTTGGCGATTGTTATGCATAGTACCTTCGCCGTTAACAACAACAGCATCAATGTTATCCCAGTCGTTGTATTGTATATAAGGTACAGTCACTGGAATGCTAACCACAGCGGTATGTGGTTGCATTTGTAATTTAAGGTTTTTAATTACCTGTTTGCATCCGCTGTGATATTTAGAAGTATCATTTAACAGCAGGATGCGCATTAGTACTGGTCTGGGAAGTCTCTATACAGAAAATGTTGTATAGTTTCCACATCAACCAGTTGATTGAATGCATGGTGCTTAACTTCAATGTCATTTGTGTCCGTAACTACATGCTTCATTGCATCGTCGAGATCTTGCATGTTTTTAAATTCCATGTCAATTCGAAACTCTGGCAAATCCATACTACGAAATCCAAGTTTCATTCTAGTGATGCGATAGCTGTGCAATGTAGGTAGTTCATCTAAGAACGCACTCATTTTAGTTACAAATTCGTGTGCATTAACGCCTTCATTGACGTCAGAGTAGATAGTGTAAATGTCCATTGGGTTTCCTTATTTCTATATATAGTTAGTAATGAAAATAGTATTCGATAATGTTTTTGGCACACTGAGCCAAGCTGATATAAACTACAATATACCAAAATTAGTTGATGTTGACATCAGTGAACACGATGAGGCGCTGGCTCAAGGATGGTTATTAACAGTAGACAACGGTGAAAAAATTTGGTATCAAAGTCGTAGTACCAGAGTAAATGTTGCTAACACTGATTATAGTCTAATAAACAATTACCAAATCACTGACAGTTCTACAAGCGAAATGGATCATGTGTACAGTGCCTACTGTTTGAAAAAAGGCTTTAAGAAAATGTACACTCTTGATGACCAACTCAGTTGGGATATCTATGTTCAGTATCACCACGATGCTGAGCTGGTTGCATGGAGTAAGTTACGTAGATACAGTCCCAACAGTATTGAAACAGCATTATTTGCGTGGGACTATAATGAGCCGCATTTGCGTTTAGGCGAACGCACAATGCATCACGAAATTGCCTGGGCTAAACAATCTGGGTATTCGCATGTGTACATGGGAAGTGGATATGAGAAGATATGCACTTACAAAAGCCGAGTTGACGGATTTGAGTGGTGGACGGGACAACAATGGAGCACTGATGTTGATCACTATGTGTGGTTGTGCAAGAGAGACACCAAGCTGTTAAATTCTAAAGTCGTGGATCTTCACGATTTGAAAATAGACCAGTAAGATACTCTTCGTCCCAGCCGTTGTAGAAACCTTTTTTACCTAATATCTTTGCATGACTGTGTAACTTGCTGCGACTTTGTACTAGTGCTAGTGCATACTTTCCGTGATTGAATTTCACACCATTAACTACTTCAGGAACACCTGGATGGTCTGACAGTGCTAGCATGTCAATAGGTACTAGTGTTTCTTCGTTGACATTATCAATTGTGTCTTCAAATTCTTCAGGATCGTAATCATCAGGGTTGTACACATAAATGTACACATCTTGGTTGCCCATGCCTTCTTCGGCAACATTTATCATGTCTTGTGCTAGAGAAGTGCCAATGCGCACACTGTATTTGTTGGCTAGTCGTGCTTTTCTAGCATACGGGCATGGTGACCAATTGCCTAATGCAGGATGTGGAACTTCAAGAAAGTTGATCAACCATTCTTCGATGTTGGCTTTTACTTCATCGATTACCAAAAGTCTCTTCCTGTTTTCTTTGCTGTTTCCAAGTTGCCCTTGATGATGCTTCCCAGGATGTCTCGTTCTGGACCACTCATCTGTGTGATTTCAGAGTAGCTAATACCGCCACGCATGTACCAGCATATCTTCATCATATCCTCTTTTAGGCCCTTAACTTCTTTTTCCATCTTCTCGACGATTGCTTCAATCTCGTCTGGAGCTGATGTTAAGAGCCTGATTCGAAAAAATTTGCAACATTCATAGTAAACGGCGTTTCGTATTGGTGCTTGCAATCGGCGCAAGTAATGTTAAGAGGGTCAATTTCGCCTAGTTTTTTAATTTCTTCAATTTTTTTGCGTACTTTTGAAAAAACTTTAGATTCGCAGTTTTTAATATATTCTGTAATGTGTTCCTTGTCTACTACAATATCATCGCCTGCTTTGATCATGCTGATACTGTCACTGATTGCATTTACAGTAAGCTCGCTGAGACTTTGGAATGCTTCAGTTAACAATCTAAGCTTTTCAGCTTCATCAAGGTCAGCATCAGGTAATGCTTCCAACATTTTTTGATCTTGGAACTGCAACATGTTGTTGCGATTTTGTTCTGTGTACGTCAACGGTCTAAAATGTATTTCAATGTCTCCGTTGACAACCGGTTGAGAAAAATCTGGAGTCTTGATTCGATCCATAATGCTTCTCAAGTCAATGCCAAACTCATTGGTTTCGCTGCACTTTGGACACTTGCTGGTAAATTCCATTTCGTGTCCGTAACTTGCAATTCTTATAGCAATTAACAACGTATCCAAATCAAGTGTGCTGACCTGCCAAGTGTCTACAAAAGCAGGGATGCAACTTTTTATTACATTAGCAATAGCAGCGCCGTTGAACAATGCGTCAGCAGTTCTATATGCAATTTCATCTAGTGCTGTCATTGGGTAAATTGGAATTTCTTTATTCTCTGGCATTACTAGAATATTTTCGTCGTAGTACACCCCATTGCTTGGCAACGTGACATAAATTGCAGGTTGCCTAAAGTGTTTTGCAAGTGGGTTTGGGTTGTTGTGATCCATGTTTTTTCCTACCATAAATATATGATACTGTACTTATACAGCGTAAAAACGGGTAAGAATTTAATGGCAGATTTTGATGATCAAGACCTACAGAGATTGAATGATGAAATCTCTCGATTGCAACAGTCTATGTTGCAACTGGCTAACAGTCAGCAAGTAGGCAGTTCTCAATGGAATAAAATCAACAGCCAGTTAAGCAATGTTCAAAACAAGTACAAAGCAATAATATCCTCCCAAGAGTCGTTTGCTAATTCAGTCGGCAAAGGAACTGCCGCTGTAGGTAAAATGGCAGTTGGCGCTGTTAAGGCCGGATCGTCTTTTGCAGAAGCAGCTAGTGCAGTTAGGCAAAGTAGGGAAGACTTTACCAGCTTGAACCCATCGATAAACCTAGCTGGCTCGGCACTAAAAACAACAGGAAAACTAGCAGGAGTAGCTGGTGAAGCACTAGGCGGGCTTGCTGACGGTATTCCTGTTGTTGGCGGCGTTATCGGAGGCGCAATCAATGCAGTGGGCAAGTTTGCCGCTGCAATTACTGAAGCAGTTGCTGACATCCTTACCACAGTAGGCCAGCAAGTAACAGCCGAAGTACAACGTGCAAGTGAAGCATTTCGCACAGTAGGGCAAGTTGGCGGGTTAACTGCTAGCGGATTAACTGAGCTAATGAATCAAAGTATTGATGCTGGACTTAGTTTTACACAGTTTAGTGCTGTAGCGTCCAAAGGTGCTGAAGGTCTTGCATTTGCGTTTGGCGATGCAAGCGAAGGTATTGAGAGATTTTCTCGAGTCTCAGCAGACATGGAACCATTTAGACAAGGCTTGATAGCTTTGGGTGTGGGCGCCGAAAAACAAAATGAACTAACAACAAAATATTTGTTGTTACAAGCAAGAACTGGTAGAGTTGAAACAATGTCAGCAAGGGCACTTGCACAAGGCAGCGAAGAATACATTCGTAAACTGTCCACTCTTTCGAGGATAACTGGTAGAAGTATCGACGATCAACAAGCCATAATGGATGCACAAACACGAAACATACGTTTAATGGGTGCCGCTGCTGATATCCAAGAAAGACTAGGCGGCGACGAAGGTCGTCGAGCTGCACTAGCCATGCAAACCACATCAGCAGCTATTGAAACTGTTGCAAGTAAAGAAATTGCTGATGGTTTGCGTGATGCAATGGCAGGCAACCTCGGTACCGAAGCTGCACAAGGGTTTGTTCTTGCAGCTGGGCAAGAAGGTGTTGCTGCGGTTGCTGCACTACGTGCAGGTACTATAAGTGATCTTGATGCAACAGCATTAATCATGCAAGGCATTAACAATAGATTTGATTCTCTAGGAGGATCAGCAGGAATTGCTAGACTAGTTGGGCTTGGCACACCATTGGATGCAGTGTTTGAAGGTATGTTTAATGTGTCCCAACGTGCTAATTTAACAGCTGACGACTTAGAAAAATTAAAAACATCACAAGATAGTTTAACAACAGCAACGGATACTACAACTGCTGACTTAATTTCTGCACAGGTTGCTTTACAAAGAGCAGCAATTGAAGCTGATAAAATGGCCAAAGAGCTTATGGGCCCAGCAGCTAGTGCAGTTAAACAATTTGCCGAAATAGTACAAAAATCAAATACCGAAATGCTTAAAATGCTACAAATATTTTCCGAAGGCGGTGTAGGAGGATTAAAGTCAGCAGTTACTGAACAAATAATGCCAGAATCTGGTACTGGAATTGTAGATTTTACAGGTATGAGTCCAGAAGAAAGAGAGATAGCGCAACAACAAATTCAAGAAAGACTTGAAAACTCTAGAAAACAAAACGCAGAGACATGGGAAAGCATCAAAAAGATGTTTTTTGGAAGATTTGTTGGTGGCGATAGTGGAACAATGCCAGCTGGAGGTGACGGTACTTCGCCAACAAGTGCAGCACCAGATTACGGAAACAATAGTGATTTATTAAAACTACTTGAAGAAAGTAGAAAAAAATATGCTCCACCAGGAACATCAGATGCTGTACCTTCAACAGCAGGCCCAGCCGGCACGTTACAAAACAGCAGCAATTTGTCAGATGTATTAAATGAAAATCTCAAAGTAGCAAACAATCAATTGGCAAGCCAGCATGCAGATAGTCTAGCAAGAAAAGAAGTGTCGGATCTAACCATTGAAAAATTAACTGAACTTGTAACTGCTATGCAACGTGCTAACAACACCAGCCAGGAAATACTAAATGCAACCCGTCGAGGGTGATAAATACTTCAGTTACGATGTTCATATTGGAAAAATAATACATGGCTGGATGGAAAAAATACTTTAAAGTAGTAGGAAACGAAGGTGGGCAACTTTCTCCTATAAGCGGGCAAACTGCACGAGGGCAATCGGGGTCTGGTGGTCAGTTTGGTTTTAAAAACTATCAAAGCCACTTGCCAGAAGTGTATTCGGGACATCCAAACAGAATTGAACGTTATAATCAATATGAAAATATGGATTGTGACAGTGAAATCAATGCGTGTTTAGATATTATTGCTGAGTTTGCAACACAAACCAATGAAAGCAACGGCACACCGTTTGAAGTTGATTACGCTGACACTCCTACAAACAACGAAATTGAGATTATTAGAAAACAACTACAACAGTGGACTAAACTCAACAAGTTTGATCAACGCATATTCCGTCTCTTCCGAAACACGTTGAAGTACGGCGATCAGGTTTTTGTTAGAGATCCAGAAACCTTTGAACTATACTGGGTCGACATGACCAAAGTAGTAAGAGTTATTGTTAACGAAAACGAAGGCAAGAAACCCGAACAATACGTTATTCGTGATATTAATCCCAACTTTCAAAATTTAAGCATTGCTCCTAAAAGCACTACAGATTATGGATCAAATCCTAATGCAGGGTCAATTGGGGGCAGCGGTGGATCAAATTCAAACTACACTATCCCAAATGCGCCTCTTGCTGGTGGACAAAGTAGATTTGAACACACTATAAACGAAACAGTGATTGATGCTAAAAACATAGTTCACCTTGGACTTAGTGAAGGCTTGGATTTTTATTGGCCGTTTAGTCAAAGTATACTTGAAATGATTTTCAAAGTATTCAAACAAAAAGAACTACTTGAAGACTCGATTCTAATCTATCGTGTACAACGTGCACCAGAGCGCAGAGTATTCTATATTGATGTAGGCAACATGCCAAGTCACCTTGCTATGCAGTTTGTTGAACGTGTTAAAAATGAAGTGCACCAAAGACGTATTCCTAATCAACAAGGCGGACAAGCTGGTACTACAATGGATACTACATACAATCCATTGTCAATCAACGAAGACTACTTCTTCCCACAAACAGCAGAAGGTCGTGGTTCTAAAGTTGAAACACTTCCAGGCGGCGAGAACTTAGGTCAAATTGATGACTTAAAATACTTTAACAACAAGATGTGCAGAGGACTTCGTGTTCCAAGCAGTTACCTTCCAACTGGCCCAGACGACAGTGATCGCCCAATGAACGATGGGCGTGTTGGTACTGCACTTATACAAGAATACAGATTTAATCAGTATTGTGAAAGACTGCAAAAGCAAATTTGTCAAAAACTTGATGATGAATTTAAAATGTTTTTGCGCTGGAGAGGCTTTAATATTGACAGTGGGTTGTTTAACATCAAGTTTGCACCACCACAGAATTTTGCTAGTTATCGCCAAGCTGAACTTGATACAACTCGTATGCAAGCGTTTAGCACATTAGAGCAAATTCCCTACATGAGCAAGCGTTTTCTTATGAAACGTTACCTGGGTCTCACTGACGACGAGTTGCAAGAAAACTCGAAATTGTGGAGTGAAGAAACTGGACAACCAAGTGAACTTGAACCAATGGGCAAAGATTTACGCACAGTTGGTGTTAGTCCTGCTGATTTTGATGCAGATATTGAAACCGGCGGTGACATCGAAGCAGGCGGTGAGGAAATTGATGTGGACATCGATGCTGGTGCAGTTGCAGCAGAAACGCCTCTAGCATAACAAATGATTTCAACAATAGATATCGAGTGCAGTGAAACTGTTCCGGAAATTTTTATTGATGTATACCAAAACAATAAACTTGTTACAAGTAATTCATTTAATGAAGGTGTAACACAATATACTATTGAATACGAAGATACCGCCGAGCACACTGAACAATGTATTCGGGTAGTGATGCGGGGAAAAACTGAAGAACACACAATTGTTGACGAACAAGACAACATTGTTTACAATGTTCATGCAATTGTGCAGAAAATTGTACTTGATGAAATTGATGTAACTGATTTATACGTTAACGGAAATCCCTGTTATTATCATGTGGGTAGTAACAACAATCAAAATGGTCCAACCTTAACTGACGAGTTTTACGGTTTTATTGGACTTAACGGCGAAGTGCGTATAGACTTTTATACGCCCATGTGGCACTGGTTTAACAGCAAATGTTCTTAGATTTAAATAAAATTAAACAACTAACAATCGAATCATCTAGTTTTTGCAACTTGCACTGCCCACAATGTCCTAGATTTGACGAACATGGATTTTTAGATAAAAATCTTACTCCGGGGCATTTAAGTTTTGATAATTTTTCAAAAAATTTCGATTTAAAGTATTTGCCTAACTTAAAATATATGAAGTTTGAAGGCGATTACGGCGATCCAGTAATGAATCCTGAAATTGGAAATTTTGTTGACTTTTTTAAAGACATCAACCGGGTTGACATTAATACTAATGGAAGTATACGCAATAAAAAGTGGTTTTCAGAGATAGCAGCCTATAAGAATGTGCATGTTGTATTTGCACTAGATGGATTAGAAGATACAAATCACATCTATAGAATAAATGCTAACTGGGAAAAAACTATTGAAAATGCAAAAAGTTTTATTTCAGCCGGAGGAAATGCAACTTGGAAATACATAGTTTTCAAACACAATCAACATCAAATTGAGGAAGCTAGACAATTGGCAAAAGATCTTGGATTTATAGACTTTCAAGTTCAATACTCTAATAGAAATTTCTTTGGAACTACTATTTGGCCTGTGTATATCGACGGGGAGTTTCAGTATGATTTAGAAATGGCAGACGGAATAGAATTTGTTACTAAGTCTCACAGCGTAGCAAACAGTATCAACGAGTTTACAAGCCCTCAGTGCTCCTGGAATCAACACGGGGATATGTACATAAATCATGAAGGGTATGTATTGCCGTGCTGTATGACGTCCGGAACAACTTGGAAAAACACAATGTCTGATAGGCTTTTTAGAAAAATAATTGGCAACCTCAACGATATAAATTTGAATATTCACAGTATAAGTGATATTGCACAGTCAGATTTTTACAAATTTAAACTTAAAAATAGTTTTGATAGTATAAAAACCTGTCATAACATTTGTATAGGAAACTGCTCAAAAGGATCAGTTCTAGGTGCAGGAAGGATTGATCCTATAGATATAGATTTTGGATAAATATTATTATGAAACTATTTGAATTTTTTGAAGCAGCACCAGAAGGATACCAAGATGTAGAGGATGACAATTCTACACCGCAACTCGGCGAACTGCGCAAAACTAAACTAACTCTTAAACAAATTTCAAAATTGCGTAAAATGTATGACATGCGAAATTATGAAAAAAAGGAAGAGCTGAAAAAGGTGCAAGCACAATATGCACCAGCGCCGCCACAAATGTGATACTTTATTAGACTTTTTCTTTTAGTCTAATAAATTTATCGTTTTCTACCCATTTTACTCCTATAACTGCATAGTTTTTTAATTCTATGTTAAATATTATACTGAGCCCATACTTTGGAGGAACCAATATGAATAAATTTGAACAACTTATCGAATTCGTTATTAACGACGAAGAAGATAAAGCAAAAGCTCTCTTTCATGAGATCGTTGTAGAGCAATCTAAAACAATCTATGAAGACATTATGTCTGAAGAATCAGACGCAGAAAAAGATGACCATGCTGAAAAAGCTGGTGATGAAGTTAAAAAAGACATCGAGTATGATGACAAAATGGACGAGTCCATTGACGAGTCAGAACTTGGCGGATCACAAGTTGATAATCTTATTGACGAAATTGAAGCCGAAGAGCAAGGTGTTACTTTTGAAGATGAAGACGAAATCGAAATGGTTGACGTCGACGTTGAAGATGATGACGACGATGAAGAACTTGAAGATCGTGTTGTTGGCCTAGAAGACAAACTAGACGAACTTATGTCCGAGTTTGAAGAACTCATGGGTCAAGTTGATGACAACACCGACGACATCGACGATGTTGAAGATGACCATGAAGAAATGGACATGGACGACGAAACAGTCGAAGTTGACATGGAAATGGAAGGTCTAGAAGAAAATGTTGACCTAACTGCTGCTCCTAAAGCTGTTACTACTGAACCAGCTGGTACTCAAACACATAGTACTGTGGCTGCAAACAGTGGCGCAAAAGGTGCTGTAGCAAAACCAGTTGACACAGACACTGCTCCAGAAAAAGGTCGTCCTGCTCCAAAAGCACAAGACCAAGGTAACACAACAAGACCAGACATGAAAGCTGCGCCAAAACCGCAACTAGCTCAAGCGTCTGGTGTGAATACCAAAAGCGTTATTGACTAAAAGGATAACCAAGTATGGCTCTTTATCTTAGAGAAAACCTTACCTTCGAAACCGCACAAATTCAACTTGTTGAAGGGAAAGACGGTAAGGAACTCTTTATGGAAGGCATCTGCATACAAGGTGGTGTTAAGAACGCTAATGAGCGAATATACCCTGTGAGTGAGATTTCTAACGCAGTTAAAACTCTTAATGAACAGATCAAAGAAGGCAATAGCGTCCTTGGTGAAGTTGATCACCCGGATGACCTTAAGATTAATTTAGACCGTGTATGTCACATGATTACTAGTATGTGGATGGACGGTCCAAATGGATACGGAAAACTAAAAATACTTCCAACACCAATGGGTGAGCTAGTTAAAACTATGCTTCAGTCAGGTGTACGATTGGGAGTATCTAGTCGTGGATCAGGTAATGTAGATCCACACAACGGACACGTCAGTGACTTTGAAATTGTTACTGTCGATGTAGTCGCACAGCCCAGTGCTCCAAATGCTTACCCTAAAGCTATTTACGAAGGACTTTTGAACATGAAACATGGTCATTCGGTTCTTGAAATGGCTAGGGAGTCAGGGTCAAACGACAAAATACAGAAGTACCTAACAGACGAAGTATCTCGTTTGATTAGGGACCTAAAGATTTAGGAGAATCGCATGTTAGATGCTATTAAACCACTACTAGATAGCGACCTGGTTAATGAGGATACTCGTAATGCTATTGCTGAACAATGGGCAGCAAAGTTGAATGAGACCAAAGAAACAGTTCGTGCAGAACTTCGTGAGGAGTTTGCACAACGCTATGATCATGATAAAACAGTGATGGTAGAAGCCCTAGATAAAATGGTAACAGAAGGCCTGCAAGAAGAAATTGCTCAACTTAACGAAGAGAAAAAGGCGCTTGCAGAGGACCGTGTAAAAGCCGCAAAAGCAATGAAAGAAAATGCTAATAAATTTAATAACTTTATGGTATCAAAACTTTCCGAAGAGCTTCGCGAACTACGCACAGATCGCAAAGTACAAGCAGAAGGTTTTGGTAAGCTAGAATCTTTTATTGTAAGTGCTTTGGCCGAAGAAATCAAGGAATTCGCAGCAGACAAGAAAGACTTAGTTGAAACTAAAGTAAAACTTGTCAGCGAAGCACGTGGACAACTTGATAGTCTAAAAAGTAAATTTGTAAAAGAATCTGCTAAAAAGATGTCAACAACTGTTGCTACTCATCTTACGCAAGAACTAAGTCAACTTAAAGAGGATATCAAGGTTGCTCGTGAGAACAATTTTGGTCGCCGTATATTTGAAGCATATGCTACAGAGTTTGGTGCCACGCATCTCAATGAGAATGCAGAAGTACGCAAGCTATTAGCTACTATTGAAGATAAAGATATTAAGTTGGCAGAAGCCGTTACTGCTCAAAAACAAGCCGCAAAGCTTGTTGAGAGCAAAAATCATGAAATTAAAATCATTCGTGAAGCTAATGAGCGGGAAGCTACATTAGACGAACTACTATCTCCTCTTAACGATCAAAAGAGAGAAGTAATGATTAATCTTCTTGAAAACGTTCAAACATCTCGTCTAAAGAACGCATTTGAGAAGTATTTGCCAGCAGTACTCAGTGAAGCTAAAGCAACTAAAAAAGCTGAAGCACTTGTTGAATCTACTGGTAACAAAACTGTTAAGGCCGAACAACAAAGATCACAAACAAATGACGCTAATAACGTTATCGATCTTAAGCGCCTAGCAGGGCTTTAAAAAAAGAAAAAGGAGACAGAAATGTCACAAGAACTACTAGAAAACAGATGGAGTGAGACCAAGGAAGCCCTCCTAGAAGGCCTTCAAGGTTCACGCCGTTCAACAATGGGTGTTATCCTAGAAAACACTCGCAAGCACTTGGCAGAGAACGCAACAGCAGGTTCAACTTCTTCCGGTAACGTAGCAACACTTAACCGTGTTATCCTACCAGTTATCAGACGTGTTATGCCAACTGTTATTGCTAACGAACTAGTCGGCGTTCAGCCAATGACTGGTCCAGTTGGCCAAATCCACACACTACGTGTTCGTTATGCAAACGCAATGACAGATAACTCAGCAGCCGCAACAAGTACAGCCGCTGGTGACGAAGCTCTATCACCATTTAAAATTGCACAAGCTTACTCCTCTGCGTCCACAGTGACAGCAGGCGTTGTACAAAATGCACAGAACACATACCAAGGTGCAAACACAGCAGTACTTGAAGGTTCCGGCGGTCGTCAGATTTCCGTACAAATCCTCAAGCAAGCTGTTGAAGCAAAAACACGTAAGCTACAAGCTCGCTGGACTTTTGAAGCAGCACAAGACGCACAAGCCATGCACGGCATTGACGTTGAAGCTGAAATCATGGCAGCACTTGCTCAAGAGATTACTGCTGAAATCGACCAAGAGATTCTACTTTCTCTACGTTCGCTAGCAGCAACTGAGTTTACATACAACCAAGCCACAGTATCAGGTACAGCAACATTTGTTGGTGACGAGCATGCAGCTCTTGCAGTTCTAATCAACCGCACAGCTAACTTGATCGCTCAGCGTACACGTCGTGGCGCAGGCAACTATGCTGTTGTTTCCCCTGCTGCACTTACAGTGCTACAGAGTGCAACAACAAGTGCATTTGCTCGCACAACAGAAGGCACATTTGAAGCACCAACAAATACTAAATTCGTTGGTACATTGAATGGCACAATGCGTGTATTCTGTGACTCATACGCAGGCGACACAACTCCAGTACTAGTTGGCTACAAAGGCGCAAGTGAAACAGACGCACCAGCGTTCTATTGCCCATACGTACCGCTAATGAGTTCAGGCGTTGTTCTTGATCCGTCCAGCTTTGAGCCAGTAGTGTCCTTTATGACACGTTATGGCTATATTGAGCTAACAAACACAGCATCGTCCTTCGGCAACGCCGGTGACTATGTTGGTGAAATTGCTGTACAGAACCTTTCGTTCTCATAAGCTTTATCATTACAACCTGTATTATGCAGGGAAGAGAAAACAGCACCTTCGGGTGCTGTTTTTTTGGCTAAATACTTTTCTAACGTAATACTGCGTTTTATGCGGAACACCATCCGCGTAGTAGGCTAGAACCTACATCGGACTTCTACAAGGAGAAAACAACATGGGACGTCCTCTCAAAATTAAAATTTCTGATACTAGAGACGCTGGCTTTAACAATCCAGACGGAAATGGTACACCAGCAGGCGAGCTATACTTCGGTCAAGTTGGCGGTAATTCAAATCTATCAAGTGGAGAGTTTCCAACAACAACATGTCGTGTTAAAATCGGCACAGTTGCTGAAGCAGACGGCTATATTATTCGTCAAAAAGGTTCAACAAAATACCTAGTTGGCGATTCGACTGGCGTTACAGCTGGTTCGTTTATTGTTGACAATCTATACATCATTACAGCACTTGGCAATACTGACTGGCAATCAATTGGTGCAGGCCCAGATGCAGGCGTTGGTAGTACATTTAAAGCAACCGGTGTAGGTGCAGGTACAGGCACAGCAGATACAATCGGTGTTTGTGTACTAGCTGATTTAGCTGATGCAGCATTAACAGCTAATACTATGACAGTAACTTATGCTGACGAAGGTTCTTCTCTAGTGCGTATCAAGCGTATGACTAACAAGTATGCAATCAACTTTGCTAACGCAAAAGTATTGGTTAACTACTTTAATGTTCTTGATGACACAATTGAAAAATCAGGTGCCGAAGGATCAACAACAACTATTAATCTAGTACAGATTGAGAACCCACAATACGGTTAAGATTAATTTTTTAACTTGCTAGCCCTCATTGTAATAACTACAATGGGGGTTTTTTATGAGTGCAGCATTTATACTAGGAAACGGCAAAAGCAGGCTAGCAGTTAATCCTAGTAAATTGATGGAAATTGGTACAGTATTTGGATGCAATAGATTGTATCAAGAGTGCACACCTCATTGCTTGGTAGCCACTGATAGGCCAATTGCTGAAGAAATACAAAATTCTGGATATGCAAAAAAACATAGATTCCACACCCGAAAACCTATCGTGGATTTAGGTGGTCGGTTTCTTGCTAAAGACTACAAAGGATTTAGCAGTGGCCCAAATGCTGCTAGTTTAGCGTTAATTGACGGCCACAGTGACATATACTTAATTGGCATGGATCTTGGGACTACCAACGGTATGGTTAACAATATCTATACAAATACAAAATTTTACAAAAAAGATCTCGACCCACCAACATACCCGGGTAACTGGATTAATCAAATCATCAAGCTTACTGAGGACTTTAGCACCAGGCAATTCTGGAGAATAGAAGGTCCAGAATCAGCATTTGTGCCTAGGTTTAATAAAATACAAAATATGAGGATAATGTCTATGGGCAAGTTTCTAGAGAAGGTAAATACTGCTAGAGGTCCACTATGAACACAAAAAAAAGAATTGACGGCGATTACTATATTGAAACAATAAATGCCGATGACAGAGTATACATTGATACAGATACTCTTGAAGTTGACGGTAACTTGGTGGTTAGCGGCAACTTAACGTATATTAATACTGAAGAACTTAATGTATCAGATCCGTTTATTGTTTTAAACAGTAGTAACACAGCAACTTATGCTGCTAATGCAGGTGTATTAACTCACAAAACAGCAAGCAACTACGCTGGAATTAGATATAGTGTTGATAACGGCCGCTGGGAATTGAGTACTTCTACTAGTGCAAGCGGAGAAACTGGCACTTGGGATGCAATCGGGACAGCATCAGCTGGTTCACCAGGTGGTCCTAATACTGCTATCCAATTTAATAATGCAGGTACGTTCGGCGGTGAGGCAGAATTCACCTGGGATCAAGCCACTGATACACTTTCGATTACAGGAATTGTTAGCGCCACTGGCAATGTTGCTGTTGACGGCGCAATTCAACTTTCTGATCAGAGTAGTGCCCCTGCCTCAGTAGCAAATACCACAGTTTTGTATGCAAACACAGTAGGCAGTGGCGGAACTGGTGTTTATTTTGTTGATGGCTCCACATCCGACGAACTAGTAAGCAAAAGCAAGGCCATCGTTTATGGCATTATATTTTAAGGATTAAAAAATGGCAATTCAAACAACCGAAGTTGTAAACTCAGATACCACAGTGTACACAAGCTCGGATAACAGTGCAATTACATATGCAGCGTTTACAAATTATACTAGTTCTACTATTAGTATAGATATACATGTTGTCCCAAGTGGAGATAGCGTAGGAAATGTTAATTGTATTACAAAATCATTAGAAATCACGGCAACTGACACATATCAATTATATGCAGGCGGTGAAAAACTATTGCTTGGTAACAATGATTTTATTAGTGCTGTTGCAAATGTTGCAACAGGAGTGAATTCAGTAATTTCGTATACTGGTATCTAATATGGCTGCTAATCCAAGCTCGGGGCAATTTTTAAAAAATCACAGAATACCGGCGAGCACCTCGAGTGTGATTATTCCGGGCGGAGCAACCGCTGATCGACCTACTGCTCCGATATTTGGTAGTTTTAGGTTTAACACTAGCACTGGCGGTATGGAATATTTTGATGGAACTGTATTCAAGTCAGTTGGCGTTGCTGGAGAAGCAAATTTAGTAGTTGATGCATTTACAGGTGATGGGTCTACGCTTTCATTTACGCTTAGTACATCAGTGAGTAACGAAGATCAAGTTATTACTTTTGTTTCAAACATTTATCAGCAACCTGTGGGTGTGTATACCATCACTGGCGGAGGAAATGACATTACGTTTAGTGCAGCACCGCTTGATGCTGAGCCAATTCATGTAATTCACGGGCTGGGAACAGTACCTGGAACCTAGATCAAAACTAGTATAAATACAATAAGATTTAGAGGATAGCATTATAAATGGCAATTGCACGGGTTTCTGGTAATGCATTAGCAAACGATTTACAACGGAGCACTAATTTAGCAATTAGCACAGATGCGTTGTACATCGACGTGGCTAACAGCAGAATTGGTGTTAACACTACATCGACTACTCATGCTATTACAACACCCGACGATGCCTCAATTGGTAATGTTGTAATCACCGGTAATAGTATCACGTCCGATCTTGGGAACCTCGACCTGTCAGGGTCAGAGCTTAACTTAGGTGCAGTTGAAGATATAACAATCACTGGCGGCTCAAGCGGCACAGTGTTGAGCACTGACGGTAGCGGCGTTCTAAGTTTTATTCCTATCAGTAATGTTGGAGGACTAACAGGTAATGTTATTAGCCTTGGCACACCAACTGACGGGGATCTAACAACCAACGTAGCGTACAATGATTGGACGACTAACACGTTTGTAACCGATGGTCTTGATGATCTCAACCAAGTTGCACTAAACATTGCCAATGGTACATATGTTGGCCAAGTTGAATTTACTGGTACACCTCTTGCAGGTCCAAGTCCACAAACTGTAACATTTAGTGGAAGTTTAGTGGGCACTGCTGATAACTATCTCTGGGACTTTGGCGACGGTAATACATCAACCAGTGGACTTAATGTTAGTCATACGTACAACGATGATGCTGGCGGACAATTTACTGTGTCACTGACAGCATTTAACTCTGATGGCACTTACCAAGGAAATGTTTCTCTTGGCGCAAAAGGTTCAGTTGACACTAGAACTAGAACAAACTATATTACACTTTACACTCCGAATCCTGTACCGGCATTTACTATAACAGACAACAGCATCGACAGTGGTGCATTAGCTGAGATTAATAACACATCAACAAATGTAACATCAAGTTACGAACTTGATTGGGGAGATGGTGTTGCAAATACAAACCCAGCATTGGGTTGGACAACACTTACAAATACCTATACCAACTCGGGCGGCGATGAGCAGTACACAATTGTACTAGCCGGTACGTCAAGCACTGCCGGACCAACCCCGGTTACAGTATACAGTGCGCCAGGGACAGTAAGTGTGTACAGTGATCACACTAGTCAGTTTACTGCTAGTGCAACTACATTAGTCAACGAAGAAGCAACCTCCGGTGGTGTGGTAACATTTACAAACACTGTTGCCACTGATCCAGGGTCTACTGCGGTGTTTGGTAGTCAGCAAAAATATCTTTGGACATGGGATGATGGGTCAGTTGCTAATGTTAATATACAAAGTGGAGTTGCTGGTAATCCAGGATCTACTATTAATCACACGTTTGCTCTTAGCTCGGGTAACCAAGCAAGCGGCACGAGCCAAACATTTGATGTTACCTTACAAGTAAGAAACGGCAGCACCAATTCACCTTTTGTAAGTGGTACTACTACAATTACAATTGAACCAGATGTGAGAGCAATCTACACCGGGTCTGCAGTTACACTCAGTGACAGAACAGGCGATAATGCACAAGATGGTTATGTGTTTACAGACTATCGTGACGGTGCAGACAGAGCATTATTTACATTTGACAATACCAGTCAAAATGCAACAATATTTGATTGGGCGTTCGGCGACGGCAACACAACCGGTAACATTACCAGCGGAGCTGGTACACCTGGTAATGGTAACATTACCAACACCTATTCGAGCACAGGCAACTATACAGTTGAGCTAGATGTTTACGGAACTCCTGCTACTATAGCACAATCGGATAGCGAAGTCAAGAGTAATTATATTCAAATTAATGCAAATCCTGCACAACCAGGTGCATTAAGTACCAAGACACTGAGTTTAGCAGATTCGAGTCAAGGGACGTCTCCATTGTTGGCAGCCAATGCTACGGATAACAGTAGCGGCAACATTGTTGCAGCTGGATCAAGTGTTACACGCTATACAACTACTACAACTATTAATACAAACAATGTTACAAATGCAAATACTGCTATATCAGGAACACTGTCAGCACAGTTTAACGGATCAGCAGCAGGCAATGTTACATTTACTAGCAGCGGTGATGCATCAGGGACATACACAGATTTGATTGTTGTTGCAGATGGAGATGCGCACGATGAAATTAGTGCAAGCACTTACCCAAGTGGATTTGCTAAAGTATTTGATGCACGGTGGCAACGTGCCCTTAGTGGCATTAGTGTAGGTTACAACGATGCAAAATTGAGTCATACTACAACTGGCGACACTAATCTTGTTGATTTTGTTAAAGATGACATGTTTGATGTACCAACAGTGGTGCAAGGCAATGCAGTTATTGTAGAACAAACTGCTGGCACTTACAGATACATTTCGGGTGTACCGTATTACAATACAGGTAGTCCTGCTATTCAAATTCAAGGATTAGAAGTATCTAACCTAACAGGACAGACATACAGAAATACCAGTCAGCCTATACAGTTTACTACAGGCACATTAGCTGAGGGCACGAGCGGCAGTATTATCAACACACAAACAAAAACCTACAGTGATATCGACGGAACTCCAAGTTTTGTTACTGCCGGCATTGTTAATGCAGACGTTGGTGTTGCAAGCCCGCAACCAATGGGTAATATTACACTGAGTGTAAACGGTAGCGCAAGAGCAGTTGGGTATGTTGATAGTCAGATGTTCAATGTTAACGGATCTAGTAGTGTAGTAAACATAACTAATCAATATATTCAAATCTACAGTGCAAGTTTATCAGGATTTGATGAACAGAATATTCCTGTTGCAGATGCATTAGGAAGTGTATACGACGACGACGGGTTGCGAATTACTGGATTAGGGAGTGCAGCAGACAATCCTGCATTTAATAGTGCAACAAACTATTATACTTCCAATGCCTGGAGCGGTGCAGAGACAATTGCCGGAACACAAGAAGCAGTTGTGCGCTGGGGCACGTTAGATCACTTTACTACAGACTTTAGTAGCGGCTATTTGCCATCTGGTCCAGACCTTAACACAGGACGAAGTGGCACACAATATTTTACATTTGCATTCCGTAGAGCAACAATGGCCAACTTTGACATTAGTTTAAACAGTTCAACAGGTATTACTGGACTTTGGATTGCTGCACCTGGTACTACTATCGACGATGCAAGCACTGCAAACGGCTGGGTTGATGGTACTGTGCAATATGCAGGTTCGGGTGTGCCCGGGGACGACACCGGCAATGGTGGCAACGGATCATTGGGCTGTGCACTCACTGGCGCTGATGTAATACCAACAGGTAGTACAATTAATGCTGCGTACACTATGACATTAGGTAGTGAAAACAGTTCAAATTCAACCGGTAACAACGTATTAGTTCGCATTGCACTAGCAAGCGGACAATCACTTACCAGTGTTAGTGTAGGAGTAGCAAGCTAATGGCACTCGCAGATAGCACAAAAGTTGATTTTCTTTGGAAAAAACTAGGGTTTGGTGTTGCCAAAACTGCTCCTCCTTCAAATAAAGAAGCATTTAACGAAAGTATACCATCACCTTTGTTAATGCGTGGGGACAAAGTATGGCAGAGCTCGGGCGTAATACCTAGCGTTAAACCAAGTGCAACTAGTAGTATCGTTGAAGTGTATCAAGATGCCGCAGGTGGTACTGCAACTGTTGAGTGCACTGAGGATTTAACAGCACCTGATAACCAAACATGGAAAACCAACTTAACAGATTGGATCCCAACTGAATTTGGATCAACCTATCTTGTTAAAGTTTATGTTGACACCACTGGCTCAGCAACTCCGCAAAGTACAGGAACTCAATTATTCCAAAGTGGCTCTGGTAACGAAGACGGTTGGTTCTTTGATTATCAAGCAGGCGTTCTTAACTTCAATGGCGAAAATATTCCAAGCCAAATTGATACAGGCGTTACTGGTAAAAGTATTTACATTGTAGGTGCTAGATATGTTGGTCCATTTGGTGTCGGCTCAGACGGATCAATTGGTAATCTTGTAATTACAGATACTACTATTGGCACATCTGCATCGGGCGCAGATATTATTCTTGAAGTCACAGGAAACGGTACAGTACAAATTGATACAACAACCGCCCTTGGCATTGCTGTTGGCAACACAGCGCAGCGTCCAGGGTCGCCAGAGACTGGCGATTTACGATTTAACACAACAACTGGATTTGTTGAAGTGTATGATGGGGCTACCTGGGACAATGTTGGCGGCAGTGAATTTGGAAATATTACCAGCCAAATACTAAACGGCGATAGTAGTACAACTGTATTTACACTGAACGCCTCATCAAGCACTGCTGGTGTTATTATTAGTATCAATGGTACTATTCAAGAACCCACAGTTGCATACAGTGTTAGCGGAACTACATTAACATTCACAGAAGCTCCTGCTACAGGGGACACAATTGAAGTAAGATTCATTAGTGCTGTTACCACAGTGTCTAGTATTACAAATATTAGCGGCACCAATCGAATCGAAGTGTTAACAAACGGTGTTGCTGATATAAGCACTGTACAAAGTTTACAATTACCAACTTATACAGTAGCTACAGCGGCGAACATTGCTAATGTTGCAAACGGGCAGATAATTTATGTCACTGACGGTGACGGCGGCAGTCCAAGCTTAGCAGTATACAGCGTAGATAACTGGAAAAAAGTTTTGTTATCCGGTAATATTAGCGCCGTATAACGCTGTTATAAGCAGTTTTATGTGCAACTGTATTTTTTTTAATATCCAATAAATAACATTGATAAGAGTTTCAGGTGCATGTATGCTGCTTGGATCTTTTACACTCAGTAACTTAAAGTAAGAGTGACTGGCGATGTGAAAGCCCGCGGGTGAGTAGCATAGCTGAAGATACCCTTATATTAAAACCGGTTTAATATTTGGAGATTAAAAAAATATGGCTATAACCAGAATTAAGAATAACCAGATTACCGACGGTGCTATCGTTGCTAGTTCTAAACTAGTTGATAATAGTATTAGTGCAGGTAAGCTGGCAGATAATCTGGTCTACGGTAGTAACCTTACCGTAACAGGAAATCTAACAGTACAAGGTACAAGTACAACACTTGATACTGTAAACACACTAATTGAAGATCCAATCTTGCTATTAGCTAAAGATCAAACTGGCTCGCCAGTTTTTGACATTGGCTTTGTTGGCGAACGTGGGGATTCAACTAACATCGCATGGATTTGGGACGAAAGTGCAAGTGAATTTGCAGCAGGGTTCACATCAGCAGATGCAAGTGGCAACGTGGTTGCGCTATCAAGTTATGCTGATGCACAAGTTGCAGACCTTACATTGGTCAACATGGCACCAAGTGGTAACGTAACAACAGCACTAAACGTTGATGCTACAATCGAAGCTGGTACTTCTGTTACAGCACCGACACTAACAGATGGCACAATGAGTATCAACTCGGGTGCAATCACAGGTGGTGTAACTGCTACATTCAGTGGTAATGTTGATTCAGGTAATGTTAACACAACACTAGTTGATGCAACTACATTAAATGCAACTACCGTAGATGCAAGTGGCACTGTAACAGGTGGCACACTAACTGATGGCACAGCAAGTATTACTGCCGGCGCAATTACAGGTGGCGTGAGTGCCACATTCAGTGGTAACGTAACTGCTGGTAATTTGATTACAGGTGGCGCACTTGAAGCACAAGCACTAACAGCCGTTGGTAACGTAACTGGTGGCAATATTGTATCACAAGCAGATGTAACAACTGTTAGCGTAACTGCAAGTGGCACTGTAACAGGTGGTACACTAACTGATGGCACTGCAAGTATTACTAGTGGCACACTAACAGGTGGTGTTGCTGCTACATTCAGTGGTAATGTTGACAGTGGTAATGTTAACACAACACTAGTTGATGCAACTACATTGACTGCAAGTGGCACTGTAACAGGTGGTACACTAACTGATGGCACAGCAAGTCTTAATAGTGGCAGTATCACAGGCGGTGTAACTGCTACATTCAGTGGTAATGTTGACAGTGGTAATGTTAACACAACTAGAGTCAATGCAACTACCGTAGATGCAAGTGGCACTGTAACAGGTAGTACACTAACTGATGGCACAGCAAGTATTACTGCTGGTACACTAACAGGCGGCGTAGCTGCTACATTCAGTGGTAACGTAACTGCCGGTAACTTGATTACAGGTGGCGCACTTGAAGCACAAGCACTAACAGCCGTTGGTAACGTAACTGGTGGTAATATTGTATCACAAGCAGACGTAACAACAGTATCTGTAACCGCAAGCGGCACAATTGAAGGCGGTACACTAACTGATGGCACCGCAAGTATTACTAGTGGCACACTAACAGGTGGAGTTGCTGCTACATTTAGTGGTAATGTTGATTCGGGTAATGTTAACACAACTAGAGTCAATGCAACTACTGTGGATGCAAGTGGTACTATAACTGGCGACACACTAACTGATGGCACTGCTACACTAACTGGTGGTAGTATCACAGGTGGCGTAACTGCTACATTCAGTGGTAATGTTGACAGTGGTAATGTTAACACAACACTAGTTGATGCAACTACACTAACAGCAAGTGGTACTGTAACTGGTGGTACACTAACTGATGGTACTGCAAGTCTTAATGCTGGTACACTAACAGGCGGCGTAGCTGCTACATTCAGTGGTCAAGTACAAGCTGGTACACTAACTGATGGCACATTGAGTATCAACTCTGGTGCAATCACAGGCGGAACCGATGCTACATTTACTGGTACAGTACAAGGACTAGACGTAACTGCAACTGGCAACGTAAATGCTAGTGTGGTTAACACAACTGACGTTAAAGGTACTTCGGTAACTCTTACTGCAACTGGCACAAATGAAGACATTGTTCTTCTTCCAAGTGGCACAGGCGTTATTGATGCAAGTAGTGCAAAAATTGTTTCTCTTGCAGATCCAGTACAAGACAGTGACGCAGCCAATAAAGGCTATGTTGACAGTGTTGCAGAAGGTCTTGACGTTAAAGGTTCAACTAGAGCCGCAACTGCTTCTGCCCTGCCAGCTAACACATACGACAACGGCACAGCTGGTGTAGGCGCTACACTAACAGGTAATGCAAACGGTGCACTAGCTGATCAAGATGATGTTGTAATGGCACAAGGCGACAGACTACTCGTTAAAGACGAAGCTACTGCCGCAAACAATGGTATCTATGTTGTTACTACACTAGGTGACGCAGGCACTGCCTACGTTCTAACTCGTGCAGAAGACATGGATGGTTCACCTACTAGTGAAATTCCAGGTGCGTTTACTTTTGTTGAAGAAGGCACAGTATACCTTGATAGTGGTTGGGTTTGTACAACAAACGCTCCGGTTACTATGGGTACAACTGCTATTACCTGGAGTCAGTTCTCAGGTGCTGGTTCGATTGTAGCAGGCGACGGTCTATCTAAAGCAGGTAATGAGCTATCTGTAAATGTTGACGAAACTACAACTACAATCACTGCTGATGCAGTTGTTGTTAAAGCAGGTGCACAGTTTGTAACACCAGATATTGGTGCTGCTACTGGTACAAGTCTAACTGCAACAGGCACAGTTGAAGGTGCTACACTAACTGATGGTACTGCAAGTCTAAATGCTGGTAGTATTACAGGTGGTGTTGCTGCTACATTTAGTGGTAATGTTGACAGTGGTAACGTTAATACAACTAGAGTTGCTGCAACTACTGTAGATGCAAGTGGCACTGTAACAGGTGGTACACTAACTGACGGAACACTAAGTTCAACTGGTGGTACTGTAACTGGTGGCGTAGCTGCTACATTCAGTGGTCAAGTACAAGCTGGCACATTAACTGATGGCACAGCAAGTCTTAACGCAGGTAGTATCACAGGTGGCGTAACTGCTACATTCAGTGGTAATGTCGACTCGGGCAATGTTAACACAACTAGAGTCAATGCAACTACTGTAGATGCAAGTGGCACTGTAACAGGCGGTACACTAACTGATGGTACACTAAGTTCAACAGCTGGTACAATCACAGGTGGTGTTGCTGCTACATTCAGCGGCAATGTTGATTCAGGTAATGTTAACACAACATTGGTTGATGCAACTACATTGACTGCAAGTGGCACCGTAACAGGTGGCACACTAACAGACGGTACTGCAAGTATTACTGCTGGTAGTATTACAGGTGGTGTTGCTGCTACGTTTAGTGGTAATGTAACTGCTGGTAACTTGATTACAGGTGGTGCACTTGAAGCACAGGCACTAACAGCAGTCGGTAATGTAACTGGTGGTAATATTGTATCACAAGCAGATGTAACAACTGTCTCTGTAACAGCGTCAGGTACTGTCGAAGGTGCTACACTAACTGATGGTACTGCAAGTCTAAATGCTGGTAGTATTACAGGTGGTGTTGCTGCTACATTTAGTGGCAATGTTGATTCAGGTAATGTTAACACAACATTGGTTGATGCAACTACATTGACTGCAAGTGGTACTGTAACTGGTGGTACACTAACTGATGGTACACTAAGTTCAACTGGTGGTACAATCACAGGTGGTGTTGCTGCTACATTCAGTGGTAACGTTGATAGTGGTAATGTTAACACAACATTGGTTGATGCAACTACTGTAACTGCAAGTGGCACTGTAACAGGTGGCACACTAACAGACGGTACTGCAAGTATTACTGCCGGTACACTAACAGGTGGTGTTGCTGCTACATTCAGTGGCAATGTTGACTCAGGTAATGTTAACACAACATTGGTTGATGCAACTACACTAACAGCAAGTGGTACTGTAACAGGTGGTACACTAACTGATGGAACATTGAGTTCAACAGCTGGTACAATCACAGGTGGTGTTGCTGCTACATTCAGTGGCAATGTTGACTCAGGTAATGTCAATACTACTGGTGTCTTTGCAGATGCAGGTACTTTCGGTAACATTACCGTTAATACTGATAGTATTGATAGTGCTGGTGAAACTATTACACTAAACACTGACAGTCAAGATGTTGATGTTCTCATTGAGAACGCAGCAGGTAATGCATATGTACTAGCAGATGCAGGTACTTCAACAGTTGCTATCGGTGAAAACGCTACTCAAACCGCAGGTGCTACGCTTAAAGTAACAGGCACTGAAAGTATGATGATTCCGGTTGGTTCTACAGCACAACGACCTGGTACCCCAGCAACTGGTATGATTCGTTTCAATACTTCATTGGATCAGTTTGAATTCTACGATAATGACAGCTGGGCAACAGCTGGTGTTGAATTCACAGTTATTGCTAGTGAAACATTCTCAGGTGATGATAGTACAGTAGCATTTACGCTACAGTCAACTCAAACAACTGCTAGTGTTATTGTTAGTATTAACGGTGTGGTACAGCTACCAACTACAGCATACGGTGTTAGCGGAACAGCATTGACATTTACTGAAGCTCCGGCAACAGGCGATACAATTGAAGTTCGTGAAATCACAACCACAACGAGTATTGTTTCTCTATCAAACGGTGATGCAACTGCAATAGTTGAAGCACTAAGTGGTGCACCAACTGTTGAAGTTACTGGTAACTTGTTGCCAGCAGCAAACGTAGCACAAAACCTTGGTAGTGATACTAAACGCTGGAACGAATTGTTCCTAGCAGGTAGTACAATCACACTTGGTAACGTTGTTATTAAAAACACAGGCGGTAATGCTATCGGCTTCTTTGGCCCAGATGGTACAACACCAGGTGTAATTGATGACGCAGTTGAAATTGCTGGTGATAGTATCCAAAGTGGTAGTTCGCTTGTTGATTTTGCAGGTGCAAACGGTAACGTTAACATTACTGCTGGTGGTGTAGCATCTATGATTGCTACAACAGACGGTGCTAATGTAACTGGTAACTTAACTGCTAGTGGTAACATTGCGGCAACCAGCTTTATTGGTGACGGTAGTCAGCTAACCGGCATTGACGCTACACAGATCCAAAATGGCACAACTAGTGTTGCTACTGCCTTAAATGGCGATGTTACAGTTACAAGAGGCGGCACATTAAGTGCAACCTTTACTGCGGCTGGTATGACTGGTGACGTAGTAGGTGATGTAACTGGTAGTGCTGACACACTTTCAACTGCTAGAGCAATTGCACTTAGTGGTGCTGTAACTGGTACTGCTAACTTTGATGGTAGTTCAGGTATTACTATTGCAACAACTGCAACAAGTGATCCAACAATTACACTTGCTGGTGATCTATCTGGTAGTGCAACACTTACTAACCTAGGTGATGCTACACTAACAGCAACAGTTGGTACACTTAACCAAAACACAACTGGTAGTGCTGCAAAATTAACTACACCTAGAGCAATTGCACTCAGTGGCGCTGTAACTGGTACTGCTAACTTTGATGGTAGTTCAGGTATTACTATTGCAACTACAAATACTGCTGATCCAACAATTACACTTGCTGGTGACTTGACTGGTAGTGCAACACTTACTAACCTTGGTAATGCTACACTAACAGCAACTATTGCAGCTAACTCGGTTGCACTAGGTACTGATACAACTGGTAACTATGTTGGTACAGGTGCTACATCAGGTAGTGGTATTAGTGGTAGTGTAAGTAGTGAAGGTGGAACATTTACTGTTACATCAAACGCTACAAGCGCAAGCACAGCTAATACAATTGTATTCCGCGATGGTAGTGGTAACTTTAGTGCCGGTACAATCACAGCAACAGCAACTTCAGCACAATACGCTGACTTGGCAGAGATGTATGCAGCTGATGCAGACATTGAAGCAGGTACTGTTGTAATGTTTGGCGGAGAAGGCAAAGTTGCAGCATGTGACAGTGAAAACTGTCGTGCAGTAGCAGGCATTATCTCAACTGATCCAGCTCACTTGATGAACAGCACACAAGAAGGTGTTGCTCTTGCACTAGCAGGTCGTGTTCCTTGTAAGGTAACAGGTCCAGTAGCAGCAGGTGACTTGATGGTATCAGCTGGTAATGGTCGTGCAATGGCTAACAACGATGCAGCAATGGGTACAGTAATTGGTAAAGCAATCGAAGCTCACGAAGGCGGAGAAGGCGTTATCGAAGTACTAGCACTAATGATGTAATCATTACTTAAAATATTAAGAATAGCAGGGTTCGCCCTGCTATTTTTTTGGCTGGAAACTCTTGTGTGTGCTACAAAGGTAAATACATGCAACGAACAAGGATTGCGTCTAACATGGGATTAACTAGGCCTCGGGCACACCAATTACAAGACATTGATTATAAACAAACTGCTAGAGCTCTGACCAACTCCAATATTACACTTAGTGGCGGAACTCCGGTAGTAATTGATGGTGTAACTTTATTAGTTAACGATAGAATTTTAGTTACTGGGCAAACTGACGGCAGTCAAAACGGAATTTATTATGTAACCACACTAGGATCTGGGTCAAACGGGACTTGGTCACGTAGCTTAGATGCAAATGCAACTGGTGAAATTAGTGCTGGCACAGTTATTATGGTCACCGAAGGTACAACCTATGCTGATACTCAGTGGAAACTAACAACAGATGATCCAATTACAGTTGGTACAACTGCACTAACATTTGCAAGGAATGGTACCGCAGCATACGGAGTTTTTGCAGTAGCAGGACAAAACAGTATTGTTGCTGATGCGGTCGGCGACACGTTAACCCTGGTTGCCGGAACAAACATTGAACTCACAACTAATGATGGTACTGACACACTTACTATCACACCAAGTCTTACACCAGCAGTTACATCACTTACTGCAAGTGGTAATGTAACCATTGCTGGTAACTTAACTGCTTCAGGGTTGGCTTATCCAACCTCGGATGGTTCAAGTGGCCAAGTTTTAAGTACAAACGGCAGCGGAACATTAAGTTTTTCTTCTATAAGTGGAGGCGCAAGCGTAAGTAGTGACACAACTACTAATGCAGAAAGATTAATTTATGTTGGTTCGACGACAACAGGCACGCTAAGTGCAGTAACACAAGACAGTGGATTAACATACAATCCTAGCACTGGTTTGTTGACTTCGGCTGGATTTAGCGGCAGCGGCGCAAGTTTAACTGCGTTGAATGGAAGTAATATAAGCACAGGCACAGTGGCAGCGGCACGTGTGGCAACACTTAATCAAAATACAACCGGTACTGCTGGCGGTTTGAGCAGTGCAGTTACAGTCTCTCTCACAGGCGATGTAACAGGTAGTGCTACATTTACTAGCGCAGGAGATACTGCTAGTATTTCTACTACTATTGCGTCCAATTCAGTTGCCCTTGGAACAGATACAACTGGCAACTATGTTGCAACAGGTGCAGTTAGCGGTGTCGGGTTAAGTGGTAGTTCAAGTAGTGAAGGTGGAACATTTACTGTTACATCAAATGCTACTAGTGCTAACACAGCAAGTACAATTGTTGCACGTGATGGCAGTGGCAACTTTAGTGCCGGCACAATCACAGCAACATCAACATCAGCACAGTATGCTGACTTGGCAGAAAAATACACAACTGATCAAGAATATCCAATTGGTACAGTTATGAAAGTAAGTACACATAATAATTATGAAACTGATGCAGCTATGTTAAACAGTATTGCAATTGGTGTTATTTCGTTTGAACCAGCATACTTAATGAATAGCGACAGTGAAGGGCAAGCAATTGGACTTAAAGGTCGTGTTCCGGTTAGAGTAGTTGGTGCAGTTAAAAAAGGTGATGCAGTTTATTGCAGCGACAATGGTACCGCAAGTGCAGAATTTACTGGTTGCTGTTTAGTTGGTATTGCACTTGAATCGAATACAAACATCGCTGAAAAATTAGTCGAGTGCGTGTTAAAAATATAAAGGTAATAATAAAAAATGTCTGAAAGATATCGCACAGATTACGATGGGGAATTTGTTATTATCAGCAACACAATCAAAGATGGTAAAAAACATCAAGAACGTGAATGGATTGATAACCCAATTGAAAATCAACACATTTCAGGTCGTGCCGCAGTAATTGGACACGGCGAAAGCCGTTTTTATACAAGCGCAGGCGGAAAATTTGATCTAAAAAATCACATACAGAGGCATAGCGGCGGCCACTTATCACGTAAACGTTTGCAGAGTTATGGTTGCCAGGACTCTTGGAGAGAGATACAGTGTGATTTTTATGTTGACTTTGATATTCCGGTATTAGATGAATTAGTTAAGGAAAAATACACTGAAAAAACCAGTGTGTACAGTAACGCACGAAATTGTATCACAACCCCTGGGGAATTTTATCTTGTTCCTTACGGGTATAGGGGACGATCAGTTGCGGTTGCAATCTGGTTAGCATGCTTTGATGGACATAAAGAAATATTTCTAATCGGTGTTGACGGCACAAATCCTAAATTTGAAAAAGATGAAACTTCGATATCACAAATAAACAATGTTATGCTAACATACCCGGCGGTAAAGTTTGTGCACGTAAGCGACAACATTCCTACTCCGGACGTGTGGCGTAATAATAGAAATGTGGAAAGATGGGATTATGCTAAGTTCGTTTCACTCTGTGATATATAAAATTTCTTTACAGTATTAATTTTTTCTAATACTTCTTCAAATTTAATAGTAGTCCATAACCCAGGATGCAATGGCCTTGGTCTAACTCCCGAATCAATCCACGAATACCCGTGATGCTCGTTGTTAAGCACAGGGACAAATTCTTCATTAATCAAGCAAAAGAATGTATGATAACTAAAATTTTCGTCAGCACTTGTAAACTGTTCAATTGGCACGAGTTTAACTATCTCTGGCCACATACCAATTTCTTCTTGGCATTCTCGCTGAATAGCATTACTTAAACTTTCACCAGCTTCGACTTTACCCCCAGGCAACCCCCAGCATCCAGGATTTTTAGGATCGTTGCGTAGTAAATAAAGATACCGATTGGTTTGTATACTGTAAAACCAAACACCAACGGCGCTAATCAAAGTACCAAGCTCCATTCACCTTCTGGGTACAATCCTTCGTAACTCTTGAGCCATTCGTTGTTAGCCCATCGATATTGTATACCAGTGGTTATGTTTGTTGTGTATTGCACTCCGCTTGGGTTTGAACTATCAAACACAACATTCCAGCGTGTGCCATCGTACTCAACAATATCATTTGCAACAGCTACCAGTGGGGCACCATCGGTTCCTCTCCATGCCGCAGCGTTGCCTTTAGAACTACCAGTTGCGTTATTAATAAACAAGTATCTTTGTCCAGTTGCGGCAGCATCAAGTCCTGCACCTGGTCCGTTTCGTTGAGGATCAACTATAGATGAAACTGCATCTAATGTGTTCTGTGGGATAGTGTCAGTGTCTACAGTAAACAACAAAAATCTATCGTCAGATGGATGATATGCTACTGTGCCAACAATAACAGTATCGTCGTATGGATTGTCGATGCGGACTTGACTGATGCCGTTGCGTAAAGAACCGTACAAGTCAACTACAGTGTGCCACATAAGATTACTTGGTGGTGATGTTGGAACTTCTGTTCCGTCGTTGTTGGTTACTACTGCTTTGGTTTCTAGCACTTGTAACTGGTTTCCTAATAACAACACTTGATAATTGTAAGGAGTAAACTTTTGTCTTGTTCCTAATAGCAAATCGTTGTTGTGTATTGCTTCTGCATAATCGCCATTTGCATCAAGTACACTAGCAATAATTTTTTGAACAACACCAAGTTTTTTAACTTTAGCTGGTGGACTAATCCAAATAGGCATCTTAAATCTAAGAGTTGCTATATCAATTGGGTTGTCTGTGCCCTGCGGGACCGATCGAGAACTCCACGAAACCTGCTCAAGATACATTACGCTAAGGCTCGTCCAGTCAATAAAATTATCTGTGCTTTGAATTTCCAAACTTGGATTAAACAGTGTTAGTATTTGTTCTAGCAACTGCAATTTTTGATTGGTATTAGACGTCCATATATCTACATTAATTTCAAGATCGTACGGCACAGGCATGAGTTTTTCAACAGTAAAAGCTGTGCCCTGGGTTGTTTCGTATGATTCAGTGTCTGTATCCCAATAGCGTTGCCTTACATTTTGCTTTTCAACAAAATAAGGTTCTTGCATGCGGTCACGAGCATAGTTTAAATTGGTAACATGGAATGTAATTAAAGGGGTGCTTGGTAAAGAATTGGCACTGTTTTGCTGCATAATAGTTGCTGCATTTCGACTTGCATCGCCATAGCGCACAGGTACTCGATACAAGCTGGCTGCATTTGTTGACTCGTCACGCCCGTATTCAACTTGGAAGTTACTGAAAACTCTTGTAACTTGAAGTAAAAATCTTCGTATTTGCTCGTCATAAAAAAACTGTTGCATTAATTATCAGCCTGTGGTTTTAGTAAGTGGTTAAGACCCTGGCGCTCTGGTATTTCTCCGCGATCCAATGTTTGCGTTTCGTTTGTATTGTTAACAAAACTACTACGAAGTGTCTGGTTTGACGCACCTGGAGTAAGATCAGTTCTTACATTGTCTTCGTACTTAACCCAGCGTGTGCCGTTGTAGCGAAAAAGTCTATTAGGAAAGTAATCAAGTCTCAAAGCAAAGTCTCCTTCGTGTGGCCCAGGAGGAAAGCTGATACCAGGTGTAACTGGTAATCCGTTTGGTGCAATACCGTCACCGGTTAGATATCCTAGCGTGTATCCATTGGCTCTCGGGGACTGGGGTTGCCCGTCGACATTAACATCTGTTGTGTCGACTGTGATACCAGTTTCGTCAACTGTGTAGCTATCAGGGTCAGCAGGTGTACCATCTTCGTTTGTAGGTACAATATAAAACTCTACAGTGTCGTATCCGCTTAGTGGAACTTCGTACTCTGCTTGTGTAAGAATAGCATTGTTGATTTCGAGATCTTTAGTAACTGTACCAAATGTTGCGAGTTCACTCTTAGGCTCAATCTCTTTCCAATGCACAGTATTGGTAATTTCGGTACCAACTGGTGTGTCAATCTTTGCTTGGTAATACTGATTGCCAAACAACACAATACTACCACTTGGGTAATAATTTCCATTGTCCCAAATATTGTCAACTTCAAATGGCTTTTTGAGAATATCGTTGTATTCTTGTGCGCCAACTAGAGGAGTTGCTTTAACACGCCACAAGTGAGGTAGCCAAGTTTGACTAAACCCTTCACTGGCAAACGAAGCATCTTGTATTACATAATACTTGGGTATTGCTTTAGCAATGCCACTGTCAAGAGGATGAAAATCCTTAAGGTTAGGCAGCTCAAGAACGTCACCGTTCATCAGTTTGCGTCCCAGCGTGTCGATCATAAAGTTATAATGGAATGTAATGAACAATGTGTCATTGTTTAAAAACAAACCGAATTGGCTCAAGTCAAAATCAACATCTTGTGAATTGTAAACGCCCCGCATCTCGTAAACATCATCGTCGTATTTGCGATCTCTGTTTTCAAGCAGGAATAAATCTTCGATAAACAGTGGCGATTCAGTGCTGTATGCCGGTTGTGTAGCATCTTGTGTACCACCGCTAACACTTGAGCTATCATCGCCGTGCGGTTGTGGCCCAAGGTATTTGTGGACAAACATATCAACTCCGCCAACCTGATACATTTCAGATATAGTACGGTCAATAAATTTGTAATCGTTTTGGCGATTTGGTCGATATAAACTCAAGCGTGGCATACAGTATTCCTCTGCATGTATTTATCGCTTGCATGCTATTGATTAAAACGAATTGTGATGGCACATCCAGAGTGTGGTACCACCATTGTCAGTATAATATACCACAAATCCTTGATCGTATGTGCGATAATTATAAGTGTATTCGATTTGAAAATTTGAGAAATCTTTATTTAATTTTTCAAGTACATCACCACATGAACTATACTCATCGGTGTATCCAGTAGACCACCTAAATCCTTTATCATCAACACCACTACCGATAACTATTGCTTCTCTGGCATCAGCTGCTGATCCTAACATTCCTATTAATAACAAACTCTTGATCATTTACCTGCCTTTGCATCTTTTTCAGCTTTGGTCAGTTTGTTATTCCATGTATTGTTGCTGATGCCAAGTTCACTTGCCATAGCTTTGGTTTTTCCTTTGGTAACTTCGCCGCCTTTAGCAAGAAACTCGGCCTTCATACGTTCTAGTTCTTCGTCTATAGGCTTTGCATCGTGATTCATGCTCATTTATGCACACTCCTTATATTCAACAACTAGTAAAAGATCTTTTACTAATTGCTTACCATACTTAGTAAATAAAATACCTTGCTCCCAAACAAAATGCTCTACATCTTGTCCGTGATAAAAAGTTTCAGAGCCAGTAATCCAGCGAAGAGCCTCAACACGGTTACTAGCACCAAGACTAATTGCATCTTGAATCCGATCTTCAAACCGAGCTACTGCCTTAACTTCTTGTTCGTTTTTAAACTTAGTATTTGCTTCAAGCTCTTCACAAAGTTGATCCCAACGAACTTTCTTTTCAGCAGGTGGCAGAATGTTCCAGTTGCTAAGGATAATGCCACGTGGGCGAAATCCGTAAACATCTTTGTGAAGGTCTGAGAAACCATCATCGCTGTATGTAAAAGTTTCCATTTTATATCTCCTTACGCAAAAAGTGGTTGCATTGTTTCGTAAACTTTGTTGTAAGCATTTACTTCTGCTTCGTAGAATTCGTAAAAATCTGAATCATCATCAAATCGAGCATTGTCACTTGTGTAACTAGCGCAATGTTCGTCCCACACACGATTCATTGCTTGCATTCCTTCGAGTAAATCACCACGTCCGTAACAGGAGATTGTTGTTTTAGCATCTTCAAAGGAAGTATCAAACTTATAAAAACTAGGAATTCTAAACATTGTATGCTCCATGCTTGCTAACTTATATATAATATAGCATTAACATATCACAATGTCAACCGTTTTCTTGTATTAGAACAAAAAAAGATTAGGTTGACACGTAGACTAGTTGTGCTATAATAAAATTGTTGATAGGAGATAAACAATGGCAAAAGTAGCAGGTATTAAACTTCCTCCAAAGAAAGCACCAGTGGCTCGTAGAAAGCGTAGCAAAGTAGATGCAGCATGGGATGATGCACTAAAAATGAGCGGTGCTGCATATCACAAATATCGCCGTCGTGTGTTTGATTCTTACTATGCAGATAAAAAAGCAGCAGATGTTTTTCCTGACCTAATTGAATGGATGAAAGATTCTGGCTACAACAACAACGATATTAAACGTATGCGCAAACACGGTTCTGTTGGTCTTGTGCTAATTGGAATCTACACAAGATGTTTGCGTAACGGTATGCCTGATTTGCATCCAGAACACAATGCATATTGGCAAACGTTACCCGGGACTGTTGGAGACCTGCAACCAATCTCGATTTTTATACGCAAAAAAATTGACGAAGCACTTTCTAAAATTGATACATCGGGCCTGGACGAAGAGGACGAAGTTGTTAAACCAGAAACTGCCCGCCGCACGGTACAAGAAAACATGCGAGATAAAACCATGGAAATTGGTGGAGAAATTGATGAACTTTTTGATGAATTTGCTGCTAGTGAATACAAAAATCCTGAAAAGTTCTCAGTTATGAGTTTGCTAAGAAGCAAAAGTTGCCCACCGCAGACAATTGATATAATTTCGGAGCCACTTAAAAATCAGCTATCTGAGTTAACAGAGTTGATGAATACACCTACACCTGCAAAACTAAAGAAAATGAGCGAACACGAAAAAGACATGCACGAACAGCTCAAAGAAGGATATGCACATTTAGGAAAACTACAAATTCGTGCAATACACAAGTTTCTTGAAAAAGCAATTGCCGACTGTGCAAGTTATGTACAAGTTAAAAAAGTAGAACGCAAGCCACGTGCAATCAAGCAAAAGACGCCAGCACAAATTGTACGCAAGTTCAAGTATCTTAAAGAGTTTGCAGATCTAAAGTTAACCAGTGTTAGTGCAGAAAAACTAGTAAATGGTAGCGAAGCTTGGCTGTACAATACATCAACACGAAAGTTGATACATCTTATTGCAGACGATATGACTCAAACGTATACTATTAAGAGCAATACAGTTATTGGGTATGATCCTAGTAAGAGTGTGAGTAAAACGTTGCGCAAACCAGCAGAACAACTTAAAGCATTCTTAAAGGGCGGTAAACCTGCTTGTCGTAAGATTTTTCAAGACATCAAAGCTACTGAAGTAAAGTACAACGGTCGAGGAAATGATCATGTAGTAATACTCAAGGCTTGGTGATAATGCTAAATACTGTATAAGGACGGCAGTATAAATGGCAACAGTAACACTTAATCAAACTCTTGAAACGCTCAAGCAGCAAACAATTGACTATGTAAAGCTTCAACTTGGCGACGGGATGATTGACTTAGAACTTGATGCAGAGCACTACGAAGCATCGTATCAGCGAGCTATCGGCACATATCGCCAACGAGCCGAAAATGCGTTTGAGGAAAGCTACAACTTTCTAAAATTACAGGATGGTGTAAATGTTTATACCTTGCCCAGCGAAATACAAACTGTTAGACAAGTGTTCAGAAGAACCATTGGTTGGGACAACGGCGGAGAAGGCAGTGCGTTCGAACCATTTAGTTCAGCTGCACTTAACACATATTTGTTAAATGGTAACACCATGGGCGGACTTGCTACCTATGATTTTTATAGCCAGTATGTTGAGCTTACTGCTAAGATGTTTGGTGGATTTTTGAATTACACTTACAATAGTGCATCTAAAGAGATAACACTAATGCGTGATATCAAAGGCAGTGGAGAAGTTGTATTACTTTGGTGTTACAATCTGCGTCCCGAAGCACAACTACTCAGTGATTTTTCTATCTCGCAATGGATAAAGGATTATATGATTGGCAATTGTAAATTAATGATCGGCGAAGCTAGAGAAAAGTTTGCTACTATTGCAGGTCCACAAGGCGGCACTGCACTAAACGGTGCACAGATGAAAGCCGAGGGATCTGCTATCATGGCTGAAAAAATTGAAGAGCTTAAAAACTATGTTGACGGCTCACAGCCTCTTACTTGGGTAATTGGATAATGAGAGCAGAAGAATTTATCACCGAACACGAAATGGTTTTTAGTCGTACAGGTAACAAACTGAAAACCAAATGGCGTTGTACTAGCGGCCCACGAAACGGTCGTGTTGTTAGCAATGCAAAAGATTGCGATGCTCCGATTGATCAAGCCAAGCGAGCTCAAATGAAGAAGACTCGCAAGACCAAGAGTGCTCAAGCAGCTCGCAAAGCCAAGAAGACTAAACGTGTAAATCCGGCAAGCAAGTTATTAAGCATGCTCAACAAGATGCGCAAGTCTAGTGTTACTAGCGGCGGCAAAGTTCAAAAAGCATACAAGCCGCCTAAGAGTAGCCTTAAAGGCACAACTGGAACTAAAAAAACAGTTAAACCAAAAAAATAGTTGACAACAGTGTTAAATCTGTTATACTAAAATTATGACAGATATAATGATTGATATTGAAACTGTAGGTACAGGCCCTAACGCCTGTGTGCTTACAATCGCAGCCCAAACATTTGATCCAGCTGGGTCAGGGTATCTCCCACAAGATTATTATGCAAGGATTGATGTCGACAGTCAGCCTGACAGAGATGTTGATGATGCTACAGTTGCTTGGTGGGCAACTCAGCCAGCCGAAGCACAAGCAGAAGCATTCGGTGAAGAAGGCCGCATCCCTCTTAAACAGTCACTAGAAGAGTTGAGTAAAATTATTTTTCATTGTAATCTTATATGGGCAAACGGACCAACGTTTGATATGAACATACTAGAACATGCATACAAGAGCTATGGCATGCAACTCCCGTGGCAGTTTTGGCGTGTTCGTGATGCAAGAACGGTATATAGTTTGTATCCAGACTTGCCTAAACCTAAAGCAAGCCATCATGCACTAGAAGATTGCAAACGGCAAATTGATTTACTACAGCAAACACTAGCACACCTTGGAGTTAAAAAATTACGATGACACAGATACCAATTGTAAACGGAACCAACGATCAATCTTGGATGGAACTCTGGGAAACCAAAGAATACAACGACAGTAAACGTTTGCAATGGAACATAGTTGATCAATATCTCAATCAGGCAGTTGATATTAGTTGCGAAATTGGTTGTGGCCAAGCATACGACAGTTTTTGGTTTCAACAAGCATACGGAACTGAAGTTTATCTAATCGAAGGTGTTAGTGAGAAAAACAACAAAGAACAATCTCGGGACGCAAAGTTTGGACAAGCTGATAATTTTGTTTACTATCATAGCAAAGCTGAACTAAATGCCGAATGGGATAGACTAGAGTTACAAAGAACACACCTTACTCCTGAAAACTGTAGTAAACTAAAGAAGTCTACAATATTTGATTTAATCTTTAGTTTTAAAAGTTGTGGTGCACACTATCCAATGAGTACCTACACTAACTTTATTCGCAAGCACAGCAACAAAAACACAAGATTAATTTTTGATTTGCGCAACGGGCAAGATACGTTTAACAGCATTGGGATAGATTATGAAATTGTTGATGTAATTGCACAAAGTAAAAAACATAGGACAGTGGAATTAAAGTTAATATGAGCAAGTTTAAACTATTAGTAATAGGTCACGGTAGACACGGTAAAGATACTGTATGCGAAATTCTTCGCGACGATTATGGATATACATTTGAATCGAGCTCGAAATTTTGTAGTAAACATTTTATATACAATGATCTAAAGGACAAGTATGGATATGCTGATGAAGAAGAGTGCTATGCTGACAGGCATAATCACAGAGCAGAATGGTATGATGCTATCTGCAATTATAATGTTCCTGATGCAGCGACTCTAGGAAGAGAAATGTTTGCTGCGTATGATATCTATTGTGGGCTACGCAACAAACGTGAATTCTTTGCAATGAAAAACACTGGTGTGTTTGATTACTGTATTTGGGTTGATCGTAGCAAATACCTAATGCCTGAATCAAGAGACTCAATGAGTTTAGAACAATGGATGGCTGACTTTACAATCGATAATAATGGCACACTAGAAGATTTAAAGTTTAATCTAGATCAGTTAATGTTGCACTTAATGAGTCAGTGATTTAATCTGCTACTAGATCTCCAACCTTCCATGGTAAATCTAATCTATTAATTTCAACTGTGCAGTTTAAACAAACACATCTCAAATTAGCAAGGTTGCTATTGTTTAGATTACCATCCATATGATATACTAGAATCTGTGCTCCACTAACAGCATTAAATCCACAACGATCACATGTTGTACTTTTTTTAAATCCGTTCTGTTGCCACCTGGGCACAGGCGTTTTTTTGCGACGATTTCTTCTTGTGCAATTATCGCATCTTGTGCGATAATGTGTTTTGCCTTCTTTTTTATAGTTAACAGCAACTAATCGTCGGTTGCATGCGGCGCATATAGGTCTATTCATGCAATTATTTATATTAAAACCTTTGCAAAGGGCACTCTAAGGAGCTGGAATTCGTATATTTTTATAAATATCATTAGCGAATACTTTTACAAAGGAAGCAATTAACATGGCACTAACATCTCCAGGCGTAGAAGTTACAATCATCGACGAAAGTAACTATCTTCCAGCCCCAACTAATTCAGTTCCGTTTATTCTTGTTGCAACAGCACAGAATAAAGTAAGCGGAGCAGGTGTTGGCGTAGCAGCCGGCACCACAGCAGCAAATGCAAACAAACCTTACTTGATCACTTCACAACGAGATCTAGCAGCAACATTTGGTACACCGTTTTTCTACAGCACAAGTGCTGGAACAAGTATTAACGGATACGAACTTAACGAATATGGATTGCTTGCTGCATACTCAGTTTTGGGTATCAGTAATAGAGCGTATGTACAAAGAGCAGACATTGACCTGGCTGCATTAACAGCAACAACAACACGCCCAACAGGTGATCCATCAGATGGTGCATATTGGCTAGACACTGGCACAACAGCATGGGGTGCATTCCAGTGGAGCGAATCTACTGAAACATTTACAGCTAAAACTCCGATTGTTATTACTAACACAAGCGACCTTGCAGCCGGTATACCTCTTGATTCAATTGGCAGCATCGGAGATTATGCAGTTGTAGCAACTAATAAAAACAACCCAGTGTATTATAAAACTGCCGGCAACGCAGACAGTAGCCCAGCAGTAGTAGCTAACACTTGGGTGCTAGTCGGCAGTGATGACTGGAAAAACAGTTGGCCTTCAATTACAAGCACAACAACTAACCCAACACTTACAACTGCCCAAAGCATTTATCTTAACGATGTTCAAGTTACGCTAAGTGGCACAACTGTTGCCCAATTAGCAACCGATATCAATAACGCAGCCATTGCAGGTATTAGTGCCAACGTATCCAATGGTAAGTTAAATATTTACATTGACAGTAACGGCTCCAATGACGGATCTACAGATGACGGCAACGGTATCTGTATGGTGGAAAATGGCAATAGCACAACGTTGCTTACTGAGCTAGGCATCACAGCCCGCCAGTATTATGCTCCTGTGCTACAAATGTCGCCGCACTATCAAAACCCAAGCTGGGCTGCAACAGGTGCAGAACCACACCCAACAGGAAGTGTCTGGGCAAAAACGACAAACGTTAATGCTGGCGCTAATATTGTTGTTAGAAAATACGACATTGCAACAGATACATTTATTACACAAAACACTCCGGTGTATGCAAGTGATCAAGCAGCACAAAAAGCTCTTGACCCATCAGGCGGCGGAAAAAATATTGCAATCGGCGCACTATATGTAAGAAATGATGTACAAGAAAACAATACATTTACTTACAAAGTGTTTGAACGTTATTCCACTGGTGCAACATTGATTACTGGTGATGACACATCTCCATTTTTTATTAGTGCAGATCAGTTTACTATTCAAGCCAGTGCTGCTAATAGTACAACAATGACTACCGCAGTAACAGCAACACTAGGTGGTACTACTGCAACAGATTTTGTAACAGCATTCCTTGCAGCCAATGTTCCAAACACCACTGCAAGAGTATTGTCAACTGGCGCAGTTCAAATTGAACATACATTGGGCGGAAATATCACTCTTAAAGATACAACAGGTACTCCGGTAAATAATGCCGGCTTTATTACTACTGTACAAGGTGTAACTGCTGGCAACAACAGTGACATTTTACTAAGCGGATGGGAACCACTTGGTGGAAGTGTTAACAGCTATACAGCAAATGCAACACCGCCAAGCACTGATCCAGTAGATGGTACAAACTGGTATTACAGCGCAATAGACCAAGTTGACATCCTAGTTAACAGTGGCGGCGCTTGGAAAGGTTATCAAAATGTTTCAAGCGATCAACGTGGTTACAACCTAAGTGCATGTTCGCCAAACGGTCCAATTGTTTCTGTAACTGCACCAACAAAACAAAGTGACGACAGTGCATTAGTATATGGTGACTTGTGGGTTTCGACCGCAGACCTAGACAACTACCCAACAATATATCGTTGGCAGTCAGTTAACGCTGTGGATCAGTGGGTACTACTTGATAACACTGACCAAACAACACAAAATGGTATTGCATTCTTGGACGCACGTTGGGCAACAAATGGCACAACTGATCCAATCACAGATGCTATCCCAACAATCAAGAGCTTGCTAACAAGCGACTATCTTGACATTGATGCACCGGATGCTACACTATATCCGGAAGGCATGTTGCTTTGGAATACCAGACGTAGTGGCTTTAATGTTAAGAGCTACGAAGTTAATTACTTTAATTACTCTGATTTCCCAAATGATGTACTACCAACTGAGACAGCCGCTTGGGTAACAGCCAGTGGTAACCAATCAGATGGTTCTATGTATGCAGGTCGCAAAGCAGTAAGAGCAATGGTTGTTGCTGCATTAAAATCTAGCATTGATGGTGCACAAGAACTTCGTGAAGAGCAAAGACAGTATAATTTGATTGCATGTCCAAACTACGAAGAACTTGCAAGCAATATGATTGCACTAAACAACGAGCGTAACAACACAGCATTTGTCATTGGCGACACTCCGATGCGTCTAGCAGATAATAGTACAGATATTGTTAATTGGGCAACTAATGCAAATGGCGACGGGTTGTCTGTAGCAGATCCATATTACGGTGTGTTTTATCCAAGTTGTCAAACAACTGACCTAAGCGGTCAAGTAGTAGTTGCTCCTTCGTCGCACATGATGTTACGCACAGTTGTTCGCAGCGATGATGTTGCATATCCTTGGTTAGCACCAGCTGGCACTCGTAGAGGCACAGTTGATAACGCTAATGCACTTGGTTATGTAAATGCACAAACAGGCGCATTTACACAAACAGCAATTCGCCAAGGATTACGTGATACACTATACGAGAACAACATTAACCCAATTACGTTCATTCCGGGTAGCGGGATACTTAACTATGGTAACAAGACAACATCTAGTGAGACTGCACTAGATAGAATTAACGTTGCAAGACTAGTAGCGTTTATCCGTGGTAGACTTGAAGTTATTGCTAAAGGCTTTGTGTTTGAACCAAATGATAAACTCACAAGAGACGAAATCAAGAACTCAATTGAAAGCTTGATGATCGACTTGGTTGCAAAACGTGGTCTTTATGATTACTTGGTAGTTTGTGATGAATCAAACAACACGCCAGCTAGAATTGACAGAAACGAACTATACGTTGATGTTGCAATTGAGCCGGTTAAAGCTGTTGAGTTTATCTACATTCCGGTTAGAATCAAGAACACAGGCGAGATTGCTGCTGGTAATGTAGCATCTTCATCGGCTGTTTAATACTATTAAAATACATGAAAATGGAGCCTCGGTTCCATTTTCTTGTGACATAATTAAGATAAATAAGTACGTAATAGGAGAATAAAGAATGGCCGTATCATCGCTATCAAGAATGACAGTGCCTTTGGCTAGTGACCAGAGTAGTCCGACACAGGGACTGTTAATGCCTAAACTAAAATACCGATTTAGAGTGGTATTTGAAAACTTAGGTGTATCAACCCCAAGAACAGAGCTAACCAAGCAAGTAATGGATTTCACTCGTCCTAGTGTGTCTTTTGAAGAAATTCCAATTGAGATCTACAACAGTAGAATGTACCTAGCTGGCAAGCATACTTGGGCTACAACAAGTGCTAACTTCCGTGACGATGCTGGCGGAAACGTAAGCAAACTAATTGGCGAACAGCTACAGAAACAACTAGACTTTATGGAACAAGCTTCTGCAAGTTCTGGCATTGATTATAAATTCACTACACGTTGTGAAATTCTCGATGGTGGCAACGGCACAAGCGAACCAGTTGTACTAGAAACATGGGAAATGTATGGTTGCTTTATTACTGAAGCAAACTATGGTGATCTAAACTATGGTTCAAATGAGCCAGTAACTATTGGTATGACAATGCGTTTCGACAATGCTATACAAACACCAATTGGATCCGGTGTAGGTGCAGCCGTAGGTAGAACACTAGGTGATGTAGTTTCCGGCTAATAAGGAGTAACTTATGGCCTTTGGTGAAGATTTCTTAAAAGGATTTTTCGGTAACGATTTCCTTAAGGACTATACACACGCAAGCAAGACATTTCGTAGCGATGGTTATGCTCTTGCACCGCGGCGTAAGTTCCTATATCATGTTGTATTCAATTTGAATGTGCAGCAAATACCTCAACTACGAAATGTTTTCCAAACACAAGATTTAAACAACCTAAGTTTGCTAGTCAAAGAAGTTAAGCTTCCTAGCTATAAATTTAGTGTTGAAACTATGAATCAATACAATAGAAAACGCAAGGTTCAGACTCAAATTGAATATGATCCTATTGTTTGTACAATGCACGATGATGCCAGCGACCTATCTCGTGCATTGTGGTACAACTATTATGCATACTATTACAAAGATGCTAGCCAGAAATATTTTGATGCCTCTGTTACCAATGGCAGTTTGGGACAAAATGCACAAGGGGTCGATCCTGGTGCAGCATATCCTTACAACTATCGAGATATTTACACACAAGACAGAGAAATTAACGACTGGGGATACATAGGCGAAAGTTACACTGATGGCACCAGAGGCGGCAAACCACCGTTTTTTCGTGATATCACTGTGTTTGGTTTTGATCAGCACAAATGGGCAGCCTACACCCTTATTAATCCAATTATTACTTCATTTGATCATGACACGTACAGTTATGCTGACGATGCCGGTATTATGCAAAATACTTTTACTTTTGAGTATGAAACAGTTAAATATTACAACGGAGCACTAACAGGCAGTAAACCAGATGGTGGCATACCATCATTTGCAAATCCAGGAAATTATGATGCAGTTACAAGCCCGCTAGCTCGCACAGGTAGTACGTCAAACATACTAGGTAACGGTGGACTTATTGATGCAGCATCGGGTATTATGACTGATTTAAGTGCAGGTAATCTTGCTGGTGTTGTTGGAGCAATACAAGGAGCCGGCACCGCATATCAAACATTTAAAGGTAAAGATTTAGTGAGTATACTCAAAACAGAATCAATTGATATGCTAACAAGCACAATCAAATCTCAACTACCAGGCATAACACGAGGCGTTTTGTTTCCTAACCAGGCTAGTCAACAGAGTGCAATAACCAGTCAAAACAGTCCTTCAACATTAAAACCAGCTGATCCGATAAACCCAAACGGTCCATCAACTATTCCAACACAGACCAATGGCGGCGGAGGAATATACTAGTAATGGCAACTGTAAACTATGTAAATCCAAATACAGATCCAACTGTGAGAGTGTTTAACGATTTCTACGGACGTGAACTTAACATTAATAGCAACGATTACGATGTCGTGTTGAGTTTTTTTACTCCTATATTTGCTGACGAAATGGCCGCTAGAAATTTCACACTAAATGTTTTTCAAATTGCACGTGACAGCAACACACCAGTTGAAACCATTCTTAATGACCTAAGCAATCAAAATCAAGTACAGATTACTGCCACGTTAGCATATTATCTTAACAATCTACGTAGTAATGCAACACTACTAGGTATTTCAACTACAGCTACTCCAAATCAATACGCCGCTCGCAACATAGTTATATAGGTAAGCCATGGCCAATAAGTACCAACAAGGCTACTACACAGTACTAAATCAATCTAAATATTCAGGCAAAGGCGTGCCTAAATATCGCAGTGGGTGGGAATTAGCATTTATGCGATTCTGCGATACCAATGACAACATTGTAAGTTGGGCAAGCGAAAGTCTTGCTATTCCGTATAGAAATCCACTTACTGGAAAGCAATCACGCTACATCCCGGATTTTCTTATACAATATAAAAATCGACACAACAAAGTTATTACTGAACTAATCGAAATCAAGCCCAAGAAACAAAGTGTGCTTGAAAGCAAAGCATCAAATAAAGAAAAAGCTGTTGTTGCTGTTAACTATGCTAAGTGGGCAGCGGCACAAGCTTGGTGCAAACGAAGTGGTATTACTTTCAGAGTTATTACAGAGGATGATATTTTCCATCAAGGTAAAAAACGCAAATAAAAACACTGAGTTTTAAGGTTATAAATACAGCATGACACGTAAACTCGAAGAATTATTTGAACTACCTGATTCTGACACCGATGATGGGCTTGCTAACGAAGTAGTACCCGACAATGTTCCAGATCCAACGCCTGATAACATGCCGGTAATGCAAAATGCACTTAGTGAGCTTGATAAAGTACAAGCTGCTCTGCCTCAAGTAAGAGGGCTTGATGCTAGTGACCAAGAAATGGATGAGTTGTCAGACAAGGCAACTAAAAGCTTTGACGACTTAATGGATCTTGGCATGAACATAGACAGTCGGTGGGCTAGTGATGTGTTCAGTGTAGCAAGTACCATGCTTGGGCATGCTATTACTGCAAAAACAGCAAAGTTAAACAAAAAGCTTAAAATGGTTGATTTACAACTAAAGAAAGCCGCATTGGATGCTAAAGCGGCCCAAGCGGCTTCTAACAGCAACGATGAAAACGATACTACTACAGGCACAGGAATGATACTGGACCGCAATGCGCTATTAGATCGTTTATTGAACACAGACAAAGACGAAAAGTAACATATTTGGCTAAATACTGTCATAGGGGATTAACAAGATGAAATCATTCGCAAGCTATCTAACCGAGTCTAAAAAAACTTTTGATTATAGAATCAAAATACTCGGTGATACGGATGCAAAGTTTATTAACGCACTAGAAGAAAAACTTCAACAGTTTGACGTTATTACTATGTCCGATGTAAAAAGATTACCAATTCAAAAAACACTTCAAGATTTTCCAGGTGTTGAAAACGAAGGCATGTCGTTCTTTGACGTATCGTTTAACTATCCAGCAACTCCGCCACAGATTATGCAGATTGCCAGGTTAATGGGTATGGATCCAAACCATATGATTATTCAACAAGCTGGATATGCTGACAGCGTTGACAACGAGCGTGATGGATATGACGATCAAACAAATCCGCTACTTGGTACTGAATACGGGCCAAATAGTGCTGAGTCTAAAGAAGCTAGCGAATACTACAGTGCTGACCCCTATCAGCGTGAAGTAGTAGGCAACGAGTATGCAAGTGATTACACAATTGCAGGCGGTAAAACTGCACCAGCAGTTTACAACACCGATACTCCAGCTGGTAAAGACAGCCCAATTATGGGTAAAAACAAAATTCCAACGGTGAAAAGTTCCGCTGGTAAAGCAGATAGTTAAGGAACAAACACATGGACAACATTTACACAACACTCGCAAAATTACAAGACGTTGCTAATAAAACTCCTATCATGGAAAGTGACACAGCTGGTAATATTGAAAACCTCAAAAAAGAATCAACTAAAGCTATATCCGAAGATGACAGTATTTTTGCAGACACTGCACTAAGCATGGACAACCTTGCCAAACTCAAAGAAGTTAAAGAAACTGCTGGGACTATCAAAGCTGAGCTTAAAGATGCTATGATGTCACGTTTAGCTGAACTAGCAGGTGTGCCTCTAAGTGAAATTGAAGAAGCGGCCGGCGAAAGCGAAACTGCCGAATCTGCTGCTAGTAGAATTGCAAGCGAAGTAGTGTTAGATGATGAAGATGTTGCGGAAGCAAAAGACACACATTGTTCGGACAAGTGCTGCGGCAGTGATGTTAAAGCAGAAGACTGTAACTGTCCACCAGATTGCAAGCATTGCAATTGTAATGCAGTAAGCGAATCATCAGATGAAGATGAACGTGCACACATGCAGGCATTAGCAAAAGCATCCGAACCAGAGCGTGGCGAAGAAAGAAAAAAAGTATCTCTAAAGAAAGCACCATGGGAAGAGTCAGTTGAAGAAGCAGTGGGCGATAGTGCTGAGTCTATTTGGGAGTTATGCGACGAATTAGACTGTGCAGCTCACCCAGTCTTCAGCGAATTAGTGCGCTACCTAGATGGCGATACACTACAAGACTTCGTGGCAGACTTCCGTAGACACAATGACATGAACGAAGATGCAGTTAACGAAGATGACATTGACGAAAATGCATTTAATCAAGCGGCAGCGGCGGCAGCACGTGCAGGTAAAAAAGATTTCGAGTTTGGCGGCAAAACACACAAAACTACAATGAGTAAAGACACAGCACACAAATTAGATGATGATGTACAAGTCGACGAGGAAGAAAAAGTTGAAGAAACAACAACAGCCGGCGCAGTTGCAACAGATGCAAGTGGCAACGGTAAATCATTGTACAAACATGCAAGTGTGTACGAAGGCAACGATATTGCTCAAAATGCAATGAGACTAATGGAAGGTATGAATATCAACGTTAGTATGAATGATCAAAGCGGCCCAAGCCTAACTGTTACTGCAACAGACGAAGATGCAGCCAAACTTGGTTCATTGCTACAGCTAGCAGGACTTGGTTCGCTTGGTATGCAACACGAAGCTGTTGCCGAAGATCAAGATTTTGCTAATGCTGCTGACGATACTGCAACAGCTGATACCGAAACACTTGTTAATACAATTAGTGGTGGTCTTAACAGACAGAAGCAGCAAGTTAATCCTAACAACCCTGGCGACAATGCATTGGCTATGCAGGGTATGGGTAATAACACAGTCAATCTTGAAGATATCACTGAAAGTCACCTAATGTCACTTTATCAAGAGTTTAAAACAAAATGAGTTTAACAAAATACATCTCCGAAAGCGAAAGAGCACAGTCGTTTATGATTGAGGGCGATGTATTTGTCGCTGTTGTTAACGAAGAACTAGCACTAGAGTTTGATGTTGCAAGTCACAACGATGATGGTGTGGTTATTGAAGCAGATGAATATGGACTATCGGTGCTCGAAGGCTGCGGCTGCACAATGAGTGACGACGACGAAGTATCCGAAGGCAAGATGAAAGATTCTCAACTTGACGATGCTGAAAACATGAGTAAAGCAGAGTTCATTAAAAAGCACGGTAGAGAAGCAGCAACAAATTATTTTGAATCAGCCGAGGTTACAACTAACTATTCTGATCAAGCAAAATTTCACGAACGCATGGGTAACAAAGATACTGCTGCATTCTATATGAAAAAACATCACACTGCACTTGCTGAAAGTTTTGAACTTGTTGAAGATTCAGACGATGTAGCAGACATTATCAAGCGTAGACTCATGACCATGGGGGGATTTAGCGATCTGGTGAGACAGTACGGTGTTGACCGTATGATTGACGCAATTGAACAAGAAGCTGAACTTCATGCTGATGATGAAGAAATGGGCTCAAGTGATGTTAGCGCAATGGTTAACAATGTGATGCAAACCTTGGAGTATGGCAAAACCAATGAAGCCAAATACCAAGGACGTGAAGTTAAGCTTGGCAAGCCATCAAGGGGCGATGTTAAAAAGTTTAAAGTGTATGTAAAAGATCCTAAAACAGGAAATGTTAAAAAAGTAAACTTTGGCGATCCTAACATGGAAATCCGCAGAGACAACCCAGACGCTCGTAAGAACTTCCGTGCCAGACACAATTGCTCAGATAAAAAAGATAGAACAAAAGCAGGCTACTGGAGTTGCCGTATGTGGAGTAAAAAACCAGTAAGCAAGATTACATCATAAGGAAAAATAAATGGCTAGTCAATCAACAGTATACGCAGGTGCAATTTCAGCACAAGCCTGGGCTACAGATAAAGCAATGATCTCAACTGGCAGTAACAGCGTAACAGCACAAGTTATTCTTGCAGGTAAGCCAAATGAAAATGCAGACACTATCTATAGTGCGCCAATAGTTATTCCTGCAAACAACACAAGATACATGTATATAGGTGTCGGCAATCAGCTTACTATTGTTGGTAGTAATTCTACAGCTGCCGAAGTAGGCACTGCTTCAAGTGCAAACAGCGGAGTTTATAATATCTAATGAGAGCTATTGAATTCCTACAGGAAGAAAGAGGCTTGCGTTTTAAGCACAGGAAAGGCAAAGCGCCCCATGTGCATCAAGCAGCAAGTCCTGGCCATGTGAGAAGCAAAGGCTACTACGATATGTATCGTGCTACTATCGCCATGGCCGGAATGGACGCTGAAGGAAACAATGAAAACATGCCAGATCCAGAAAGTTGGATTGGCGGCGATGGTCTTATTAGCCCGTTCTCTGATGTAGAAAGAGATATGGCAAAGAAAGCGTTTGCTGCACTTGGGATGGTTAGTAAAGAAGACGGGTCGCACACAGGCAGTCGAGAACCTGACGGTGTTCACACCGAAAGCCCAGTTATAGCATTTAAAGGATATCCGAGGTAATACAATGTCAATTATTGGTCCTACATCATACGTACATCAACATCCAAACTATCAATTAAATGATATACACCAGGCAATGGATTACAATGCCGCCGGGCAACCTATACTCCGAACATCTGGTGATACATTCAGTTGGGCAATCAATATCAGTGCGGGAGATGTTGATGGCGTAAGCTACATTGAAAAGTTTGGTATGAATATAGATGTTGACAGCAACAAAGAAACTATCTGGGATGGCGGCGGAATTTACACATACATCGAAACTGCGGAAACCGTAACAGTAACTAGTAGTGCAGTCCAAGACAATCCAACTGGTACAGGCGCAAGAAATGTAGAAATTCAAGGTCTAAGCCAAGCAGGTGCAATTATTGAAGAAATAGTTAATCTTGGTAGTACATCAGTTGCTGCGTTCAGGCGGGTGTTTCGTGTAAAGGTTCTTTCAGCAGGCACATCAGGTGTTAACGAAGGAACAATCAGTATTACCAGTGATGACACTAGCACAGTGTTAGCAATCATTGGCTTAGACGGCGTAGGCATTACTGCATCCGGACGTGGACAAACATTTATGGCATTGTACACAATACCTGAAGGCAAAACCGGATATGTAACACAATGGACTGTTGGCGCTGGTAAGCAAAATACAGATGCAATTGCAATGTTTATGACACGTGACCCTAATGCAGCAGGAAATGGTTCTTGGAATGCTCGTGACATTATCACAGTGAGTGCAACAACATATTCAAAAAATTACACAATTCCATTAAAAATAGTTGCAGGTTGTGACATCGAAGTTCGTGCATACAGTACTACAAACAACAGTTTAGTGAGTAGCACTTTTAACCTCATCTTATACGACGATCTTTCTTAATAGATAATACCATAACAGGAGCACAACATGTACGAATATAAGGCCAAATTGGTAAATGTCGTTGACGGTGACACAGTTGATGTTGACATTGACTTGGGTTTTGGTATTTGGATGAGAGATGAACGTGTGAGAATCATGGGTATCGACACACCCGAAAGCCGCACAAGAGATTTAGTAGAAAAAAAGTTTGGATTAGCAGCAAAAAAGCGTATGATAGAACTACTAGAAGCGCCAAACCTTGTGCTTAAAACACAGATAGCACGAGACGGCGAAGACATGAAAGGCAAATTTGGACGTATCCTAGGCGACTTTAGTGTATACTATGCACCACAGGATAGGACAATGCCTGTTACAGAGATAATGATGCTAGAAGGACATGCAGTTCCTTACATGGGTGGCAGCAAAGAAGAATTACTAGAACATCACATGGCTAACAGGGCCAAACTTATTGCCGAAGGCGTGGTTGAAGTTTAGGACAATGTATGCAATTATCAAATGTGTCAACACCTGCTCTTGAAGCAAAGTTGCAAAAACTTGATCTAGTGTATCATATAACACAGGATGTGCAACAGCGTTATAATATACTACGAGCAGAAGATGCCATTAAAATAGAACTTGTAAAGAGAGAAGATGATTAACAGTATTAAAATTGGCGGGCTTCAACCTGCCCCCAAGCCTGCTCCTAGGGTTGCGCCAGCTCCGGTTGAGTACGCAGTCAGTGCAGAGCAGTTTGTAAGAAACGTTCAGCCTAAGCAGATAGACGAGTAACAGTTACATTTGTTGCACCAATGTATTTTTGCCAACTTTCGTGACGTATTTTCATTGGGATATTTCTAATACGATTTGCAATATCCCAATAATCTGGTGCAACTGGTTGCTTGATTGGTTTCCACAGAGCACTGCCCTTTCTCGAGTTGCACGATCCACATGCAGTTACACTGTTTTCCCATGTTGTTTTGCCACCTCGGCTAATTGGTATAACATGATCCAACGTTAAATCTTTTTTTCCAACAACTTCTTCGCAATATTGGCAAGTGTATACATCTCTAAGATACAATCCTTGCCTGGTAAAACGTGGTTTTTTTCTAGAACGTTTAAATCCTCGATTGGACACAACAACTGCTGGTACTCGTATGTCCAACTTTGTACTGTGTACCACCCAGTCATCGTGCCATTCCAGTACAGTTACCCTGTCGAGGAAAAACAACTTAATTGCTGTTTGCCAACTAATTGTTGATAGTGGCAAGAAACTTACTGGTTGGTAGTCGGGTGCTAGTATTAATGTACTTTCCATGCTAACAGTATTTAACTGCATAAGGCCACACACAGTAGATAAGTATTAACATGAGTAAATCACTTGACGGGGTACTAATTAAAAGTCCCCATAAAAAAGAAGAATACACCGAGCAGCAAATTCAAGAATTTGTGTTGTGTGCTGATCCAGTAAAGGGTGCTGAATACTTTATGAAGAACTTTTTCTTCATACAACACCCTGTGCAAGGAAAAATGCAATACGATCCATGGGAATTTCAAGAACGCTTGATTCAAACCTATCATGAAAACAGATTTTCAATATCAATGATGCCTCGACAAACCGGTAAGAGCACAAGTGCTGCTGGTTATCTTCTTTGGTTTGGTATGTTCAAGCCCGACAGTACAATTCTTGTTGCAGCGCACAAGTATGCAGGTGCTCAGGAGATTATGCAACGTGTAAGGTATGCATATGAAGCATGTCCAAATCACATACGAGCCGGTGTAGTAAGTTATAATAAAGGCAGTATTGAATTTGACAACGGAAGTCGTATTGTAGCACAAACAACAACTGAAAATACCGGACGTGGTATGAGTATTACACTTTTATATTGTGACGAGTTTGCATTTGTTCGACCTACTATTGCTAAAGAATTTTGGACTAGTATATCGCCTACATTGAGTACAGGTGGTGGAGCTATTATTACTAGTACACCGAATAGTGATGAGGATCAGTTTGCATACATATGGAAAGGTGCAAACAAAACCGAAGACGAGTTTGGAAATACCAAAGACTTGGGTATTAATGGATTTAAAGCATATCGAGCATATTGGGCCGAGCATCCTGACAGAGACGAAGAATGGGCAGATGAGCAACGTGCGATATTAGGAGTTGAGCGTTTTCGGCGAGAAATGGATTGTGAATTCATTATTAACGACGAAACACTTATTGCTCCAACCAAACTGATCGACCTTGAAGGTATAGAGCCGTTGTACAAAACTGGACAAGTTCGCTGGTATAAAAAGCCACAGAAAAATAGAATCTATGTAGTAGCATTAGATCCAAGTCTGGGCACAGGCGGCGACCCAAGTGCTATCCAAGTGTTTGAGGCTAACACAACAGAACAGATAGCAGAATGGCGACACAATAAAACTCCTATTCCAGACCAAATTCGTATACTAGTTGATATTATTAAACATATTAACGATGAGGTTCAAGATGCACAGAGTATATACTACTCGGTTGAAAACAACACATTAGGTGAAGCTGCATTGATTACTATTGAGCAATACGGAGAACAAAACATACCTGGTTACTTCCTAAGCGACAACAGTGTTGTTAGTGGCAGTAGCAGACGATATCGCAAAGGATTTAACACTACCAATAAGAGTAAAGTTTCGGCGTGTGCAAAGTTAAAAACACTTGTAGAAACAGACAAAATGACAGTTCGTAGCAGAAGCTTGATAAGCGAATTTAAAAATTTCGTAGCCCATGGCACTAGCTATGCAGCTAAACCAGGAGAAACAGATGATTTGGTTATGTCTACCATATTAGCTATTCGTATGTTGCAAATTTTAACAGGGTATCACAAGGAACTGGATACACACATGACTGATTTTGGAGAGGATCAAATTGAACCTTTGCCGTTTGTGGCAATGTTTTAATAAATAGTATTATGGCACAAGATAACAACGCAGCACAACAAATTTTTGACACAATAGTAACACGAGACTTTGACCCTAAAGCACTTAACGCTATGGGCAAGCCTACTGTGAATGCAGCTGATGCTGACTTGATTTCGTTTAATTTTAAAACTGAAAACAAAGATTACGGGACAGTAGTCATTCTAATAGACGGCGAAGACAAAATTGAAGTATACTACGGCGACAGTATCGGACGCACAATGGAGCGTGATGACCGCGGTGATTGGTATGATTTTCTTGCAGTTATTAGAAATATAGCAAAGCGTAACTTGTATACATTTAGCCTTAACAACATGAATAGATTAAAGTATTCAATGAAAAGTATGGCCCAGTTAGCTGAAGGCTGGAACGGTACAAACAAAACTAGTTATAATAAACAAGGCCCAGCAAAGCTTATTATCAAACATTCAAGAAAACTAGGCGAAGGCGAAGCACGTTTTAGAAACATTGAAAGTTTGTTTGTTGAAAACAGTCAAGGCGAAAGATTTAAGATGCCATTCCGTAGTATAAGCGGCGGTAAAGCAATGGCAAGGCATGTAACTGAAGGTGGTAATCCATACGATCAGATTGGTCAACACATCAGTGACACAGTTAATGAAATAGCAACATTAAGTAAATTTATCAGAGCTACTAAAAGTAAATCGTTTGGTCAAAATGTTGATGCAGTAAGCATTGCTGAAGATGCAGTTAGGCACTATAAAGACCTTAAACGCAAAGCAAAGAAAATGATTAGTCGTAAGGGCTATAAAGATATCTTTGCATCATGGGATCCAATGGAAATTACTGATCTTGATGAAACCATTGACAAGGTAAGAGAAGTGTTTTCAACAAACACACTTGATAGTCGAATTGAAGAAGCTTTGCCAATAATAGCAAAAATAAAGGAAACTAACATGAAAGAAGCTGACGTATTTGAACAGTGGGCAGACAGTATTACCGAAGGTACATGGGCACTGCCTGGCACACCAGAACAAATGGCAGAACTAGCTGAACTTATGAAAGAACCATTGCATTGTGGCCCAGCTGGAGAATTTGCAACTGAGCAACTGTACGGACTAATTGGCGACGATGAACTATTTGATGACATTTACGAAATGGGTTTGGATAATCCCGATGCCGATTGTAGACCACTGGTACTAGCCAGACTCAAAGAATTCAACATCGAGCTTGGTGAAAATGCACCAATGACTAGCCTGCGTCCGATGGCACGACCAAGTAGCATGCGCCCACAGGCTAGACCACTTAGCAACCTCGGTGGCACACGAGAAATTGCACCAAACGGAGAACCAACTGGCAGTACTAGAGGCTTTAAGCCACTAGGAGAAGCAATGCCATATGCAGGTAACAGTCCTCAATACAAAGGTGTACGTATCCCAACAGACGATACAGTAGATGCTAAAGATATTACCAAAAAAGCAACACAAGTAGATATGCCTGGCGGCACCATTGATGATTTTGATTTTAGCGGAGTCGACGGTGCAAAATTAAAAAAAGTTTTAGCAGCACAACTAGATGCAATTGATGATGTAAAAATTAAAAAAGTTATACAAGCAAGATTTGGTATAGGGCCTTTTAAAAAAGAATACACACTGCAACAGGTTGCAAGTGCAATGGGCGTAACTCCGGAAGTTATAAGACAACGTGAATCTAAAGGCTTAAGAATGTTAAAGCACCCAAGCCGCGCAAGAGAATTGCGTCCGTTTATGAGTGAAGCTCAACTAACAGAAATGGCTCCACTTGTAGCAGCAGCAGTATGGGTTCTTAAATTTGTAGCAGCAAGAGGTGCATGGCCAGTACTAAAATGGCTACTAAAAAAACATGCTGGTAAAATTGCAGCAGGCGCAACTGGGGCATATTATATGGATCAAGGATGGGATTGGGTTAAAAGTGCAATTGGTGAAGAATATGCACAAATGCTCATCGACAACAAATTTGAAATTGGCGCAGCAGTTGCACTCGTGCTAGGAGCAGTTGCACTTAAAAAGTTGATTGAGAAACAAGGCGAAAAGTTTATTAGTGCAAATGAATCCATAAATGAAGATCCGACGCAGGAAGAGCCTCTTACTAAAGCAAATCAACAAGATCTCGACGATGAAGATATGACAGAAGTAACAGACATTGACACAGGAAAACCTGCACTAAAAGCAGAGCGTGACCCAATGATCGAATCAGAGCTAGATAGATTATTAACACTAGCTCGAGGATAATATGTCCATAGAAACAATAATCCCTGATCAGTTGTGGTTGATCAGGGATTTCTTTCCGCAAGAACAATATGCATTTGTTCGCAACTTGTATAGAAAAGCCGAAAACAATAAATTGCAAATGGTTTATGATAATCGTTTGCTTACTAATTGGGCTGAAACCAAAGAACCAAATGACATATGTGCGCATTGGGCGCCGTACTTTAGTGATCTTTGCGGTGTTAACTTAAAGCCACAAGTTGGGTATGTTGACATTACATTATCACATGCAAAAATTATGATGCATCGTATACATCGTGATATCAAACTTCAAGTACAAATTCCATTATGCACAATAGCAGCCGATACAAACCAATATGCGTTTTGTACATCAGACGATGTTAACACAGCAATAGGCGAAAATGATCATTCTCCTAGTCGTGCAATTGCTGCTGATGAATGTGTTTACGTTCCACATGAACCCAGGTGTGCAATTGTGTATTATAACAGTCCTCGTATTTTCAATGGTATGATGAACAGTATACCAGAAAACAGTATACGAGAAACGTTGTGGCTTAATTATCAATAGCTAAGTTGTATTGGAATGTTACACTTTGTCGTGTACCACATCCGCATATAACTTGATGTACTTTTTGATCAGTGTTTAAGTTGAGATATCCGCAATTTTCAATTATCGGGGCTTCAACTGATGGATTAACGTGCATAAATTCTGCACCGTACATGCGAAGTTGGTGATCTTCGATGTGTTTAACATCAATATATATTTGCAATGTGACAATAATTTCAGCACTATCGCCATGCGGTTGGCACCCAAAGTCTGGTAAGTCGAGCCAGAATTTACTAATCATTAAGTTTAGTTTGAGATCTAGCATTTTTTCAAGACTTGGAACCATCATACGACCAATTTCTTGTAGTGTTCGGTTGTCAGCACCGTCTGCTAGCAATAAACGTTTGTCAGGACGAGTTACTTCGAATGTATTGTCCATGTTTACATAGATGCTTTGCATCCACTTTAGTGTACCATCGTCAAATGCGTTATGTACCCACCACAGATTTGGTGCAGCAAGTTCGAACTTAGCATCTTGCCCGAAACAGTTGACTTCTTTTGTGCTTATGTTATTATGTGTCATGTGTATATTTAATCCAAGCCGAGTTGATCAACAAAGTTTATTCTTTCGACAATGTTTAACCTTTTTGCTTGACGGACTAAATAAAAGCGTATATACTAGTACGGTGTATATAGGCATACACAGATACGTAGTTGCGTATCGTAGGCAAATGAAAAGAGTAGTAGTTGCTACTCGTAGGCATATAGGAGAATACAAATGGCTTCATTAGCAGAAATCCGCGCCCGTCTTGCAGCGGCAGACAACAAGCAAGGCAACAATCAGTCATCCGGTGGCGATGGCGCAATTTACCCACATTGGAATATGAACGAAGGCGACAGCGCAGTGCTTCGCTTCCTTCCTGATGAAGATAACGGCAATACGTTCTTTTGGATGGAACGTGCAATGATCAAACTTCCATTCAATGGCATCAAAGGTCAAATGGATAGTAAGAATGTTATAGTACAAGTGCCATGTGTTGAGATGTGGGGCGAAACTTGTCCAATTCTCACCGAAGTACGTCAGTGGTTTAAAGACAAAAGTCTTGAAGACATGGGTCGTAAGTATTGGAAAAAACGTTCGTACATCATGCAAGGTTTTGTACGTGAGAATCCAATCTCTGATGACAACAGTGACAAAGCAATTCGACGTTTTATTATTGGTCCTCAGATCTTCCAGACTATTAAATCAGCGTTGATGGATCCAGAACTAGAAGAACTTCCAACTGACTATGAGCGTGGGCTGGACTTCCGTATCAGCAAAACAGCCAAAGGCGGATATGCTGACTATTCAACAAGCAAGTGGGCCCGTAAAGAAACACCACTTACTGCAACAGAAGCTGAAGCAATCGAATCGCAAGGTTTGTACAACTTGGCTGACTTCTTACCAAAACGCCCAGATGAAACGGCTATCAAAGTAATGAAGGAAATGTTTGAAGCTAGTGTTGACGGTCAATCATACGATGCAGAACGTTGGGGGCAATACTTCCGCCCAGCGGGCATGCAAGCACCAGCAGGAAGTGCAGCACCAGCAGCAACTCCTGTGGCAGCACCAGCAGCAACTCCTGTGGCAGAATCAACATCAACTGACAGTGGTTGGACAGATGTTGCACCAGCAGCCGAGACTCCAGTAGCTCCGGCACCATCAGCTGAAGCTGCGCCTAGTAGTAAAGCAGATGATATTCTGGCTATGATCCGCAGCCGCCAAGCTGCAAACTAATTACTAAGTGGTAATTACATGAGGGCAAGGTTTATTTCTTTTTTCCTTGCCCTTAGATAATGAAATATTAGTCAAGGACACAACAAAATATGGCAAAACCATTTGATATCTCAAAATTCCGCAAGGACATTACAAAAAGCATTGACGGATTGTCAATCGGCTTTAACGATCCAACTGATTGGATCAGCACAGGTAACTATGCACTAAACTATCTTATCTCGGGAGACTTTCACAAAGGTTGCCCACTGGGTAAAGTTACAGTGTTTGCAGGTGAATCAGGTGCAGGCAAAAGTTATTTTGCTGCTGGTAATATTGTAAAACATGCACAGCAACAAGGCATTTTTGTTGTGCTTGTTGACACAGAAAACGCACTAGACGAAGCATGGCTGCAAGCACTAGGCGTTGACACAGATGAAAGCAAATTGCTTAAACTAGCAATGAGCATGATCGACGATGTTGCAAAAACAATTTCAACATTCATGAAAGATTATAAAGCAATGCCTGACGGTGAGCGTCCTAAAGTGTTGTTTGTCATTGACTCGTTGGGCATGATGCTAACACCCACTGACGTTAACCAGTTTGAAGCTGGTGACATGAAAGGTGACTTGGGGCGTAAACCTAAGGCACTTACTGCACTTGTTCGTAATACTGTTAACATGTTTGGTAGCTATAACGTTGGCATGGTGTGTACCAATCACACATATGCATCACAAGACATGTTTGATCCAGACGATAAGATCTCGGGTGGGCAAGGCTTTATCTATGCAAGTTCGATTGTTGTTGCTATGCGCAAGCTCAAACTAAAAGAGGATGAAGATGGCAACAAGATCTCTCAAGTAAAAGGTATTCGTGCAGCATGTAAAGTTATGAAAACACGTTATGCTAAACCTTTTGAAAGTGTGCAAGTTAAGATTCCTTATGAAACAGGCATGAATCCATATAGTGGACTTGTTGACTTAGCAGAATCAACTGGCTTGCTAACCAAACAAGGCAACAGACTGCGTTTTGTAACAAGCACCGGCGAAGAAATCCTACAATTCCGTAAGGCATGGGAACGCAACGAAGACGGGTGTTTAGATAAAGTTATGTTGGACTTTAACAAAGTAGAAGAACTAGCCGAAGTAATTGAAGATGAGCTAGTAGACGAAGAACTAACACAAGCAATCGAAGAGGCACAAGTATAAAAATGGCAATGTCACCACTGGAGTTAGCTGCAATTGTTTGGAGAGATTGCAGAAGTCACTTGTTACAAAACGCTGATATTCGCGAAGCTGCTGAAACAGTTGTAGCAACATTAATGGAAACCTACGACGAACATGAAATTCGCGAAGCGTTTAAATTTGATGGGGCTATCAAGATGGCAGTAGGAGAGTATACAGGCTCGCATGACGAATCAGACATCGAAGATGATATCGACGACGATGTTATGGTTGATTTAATCAACGACGATGGTGAATTTGACTACGATGAGTATTAATAACTCACATGTGGTATAGTCGTGTTACTCAAAATCTTGCAAATATTCCAGGGTTTATTACACATTTTGAGCAAGAAATACTTGCCGCAAAACGTGAATGCCAAGTTAGTGGTATAGTCGAAAAGAATATTAGTGCCCTACCGGGCATTACTGAGCATCGCTTTAACCAGCTTCAAGAAATTGAAGCGGTGCTCAACTTTCTTAACATACAACTACGCAAGATTCGGCGCAAGCATTTTCAAAAATATCTAGAAAACTACGGCCGTGCATTGAGCAGTAGAGATGCTGAAAAATATGTTGACGGCGAAGATGAAGTAATCGACTTCGAAACGTTGATCAATGAAGTTGCGCTAATGCGCAATAGGTATCTAGGAATCATGAAGGGCTTAGATACCAAGCAATGGCAAATGGGGCACATTGTAAGACTTCGCACTGCCGGGATGGAAGACATTGAAATTTAATCCTGCTTGATTGTTAAGATACATATAGTATATGTACAAGGATTAGAAAATGAGCTCGTTTAGTAGTATTGAGTTAAAACACAATCATATATTTGAAAATATTCTGTCTTACATGATAGAGTATGATGATTTCATGGAAAGTGTAAATAGAGTTCTTGACATTGGCTGCGATGTTGACGGACACACTATGACTTGGTGGGCAAACCAAGTTACCCGTGACAATCAACAACCGTTGAACATCAAGTGTGTTGGTATTAATACACACGATAAGTTGTTGTCTCGTCACGACAACATTTCATACCAGCGTGTAGACGATATTGAAAAATTCAATAGTAATAAAAAAACGTTTGATATATTGCTATGCCACGATCAACTGCAAAATTTAATAAACCCATACGAAGCATTGTCTAATTGGTGGCATGTTGCTGAACAAGATGCTATGTTAATTGTAGCAGTCCCGCAAACAACCAATGTAAAATTCAATATACTTGAGTATAATGTTCATTTAGAGCAAAAGTATCATTATACTATGCCACAGTTGATATACATGCTAGCAGTTAGTGGGTGGGACTGTCGCAGTGGGTTTTTCAAAAAAGACATAAATGATCCATGGATGTATGCACTAGTATATCGCAGCAATATTGAACCAATGGATCCTAAAACTACTAATTTGTACAAACTTGCTGGTGATACAGATTTGTTGCCAGCAAGTGCCGAAGCTAGCATATCTAAGTACGGATATCTGCGACAACGAGATTTAATATTACCTTGGTTAGACAAGAACAACATGTGGATGGAACAACAGTAATGGGAATTAAAGCAGGAAAAATTTGGGGTAACACAGAGTTGATTCATGCAAACGGAGCATTAGAGTTCCATCGCATTGAATTTAATAAAGGTTACAAATGCAGTGAACACGAGCATCAATTTAAATGGAACGGCTTCTATGTAGAGTCAGGACAGATGCTTGTGCGTGTGTGGCAAGATGACCAAGGACTAGTTGATGAAACTATTCTAAACGCAGGCGACTTTACACAAGTCAAGCCAGGCAAGATCCATCAGTTCGAAGGACTTGAAGACGGTGTAGCATTTGAACTATACTGGGCAGAGTTTAATCACGACGATATTGTAAGACGTACAAGTGGCACTGAAGTAAAAGGAAACATATAAGTTGGATATTATTTTAATCGCAGTAGGGTTTTCGGCTTTAGTAGGTTACTGGGCCAACAACTGGGGACGCAATGGATGGCTTTGGTTTTTTATTGCACTATTGATTTCACCCCTTATCACAGCAATCGTTTTATTGTTTATGGGCCGGGATGGTACAGCAAAGGCAGAAAGAGAGTCTGCTGATATTGAAGCTGAGGCACAGCGACTTGCAGCTATTGAAAAGCGCAAAGCAGAGTTAATGGACAAGTAACGTGGGTGATCTTCTTCCAGGTGAGCCGTTGATATACGAGCATGCTACTGGTATAACATATGCTAGGTACAGAGATCCGCCGCACAATACTATACCTCGTTGGATCATTGGCGGAGATACGGATGCAATTGCTAGAGCCAATGGTCAATTCATAAGTGACAGTGACTTTCAAGACATATGTAAACTAAGTTTAACAAATGTTGCAATTAAAGAAATTCTTGACCAGTTAATTGTAGTGTATACTTTGGTAAAAGAAAACAAATGAAAGACTATTGATTATGAAAACTAATGTGTTTTTAAAAATTGACAGAATGGACATGCATGCTGTGCATTGTTTACGTTTCTGGCTAGAAACATTTAAAGACTACCCAACTTGGATATTGTGTGATAGAACCGAAGAAGATGGAAGTCGTCCTAAAATATTAGACACTTGTTTTATTGATTATCCGCAAACAAAATTTGTTGCTAGTGATAGAAGTTTAGTAAGTTATCTTAAAGAACTCAAACCCCGTAAGCGCAACATGGCAACTGCTAACCTGACAGGGTTTGAATTAAGCAAAGACAACAGTGACAACTTCTGGATGATTGACGCTGACGATACACAGTTTTTAACGCACAGGTGGGATGCACTCAATGATAAAATTCACAGTGCCGAAAACTATCTAGTAGAGCACAAGTTGGATGGATTTAGTTTAGACTTTTACAGTACACACAATGCAGGCTGGACTTTTGGTGTAGCATTGTTTCGCAGTTCTCTAGACTGGACAGAACTAACGCAAATTCCAGGCAACGAAATGCGTGACTTTATGTTTCCACGCAACATCGATGCTGCATTCCATTGCATGCGAGAAAGAAAACTGTGGAAGCTGGAAAGTTTTGTGTTTAGTGGCATGAGTTTTCAACATGTGTACAACAATTACCCAGACATGGTCAACGGAGTTTACTACTGGAACAAAGGCAAACTTTGGGATATTCCGTTACCTGAAAGAATTGTTAGCATATGACGTTGAATATAATAGTACAAGCAGGGGGACGAGGAAGTAGACTGCGTCATCACACATGGAACAAACCCAAGTGCTTGGTTAGTGTGCACGGAAAGCCTTTACTGTATCATTTGTTTGACAAATTTCCAAATGCACGTTTTATTATTATCGGTGATTACTTGTATGAACAATTAGAAAACTATTTACAAGTTGATAGCCCTGATGTTGAATACAAATTAATTCGTGCAAATGAAACAGGTACCTGTGCCGGCATTGCTCAAGCACTAGATGCAGTGCCCAAAGATGAACCAGTGTTGTTAACTTGGAGTGATTTGATCATCAATCATATTGCACCTTTTCCGGATAACGCCGATCGTCCTATTGTGTGCTTAACTGATGCATTTACTTGTCGTTGGAGTATGCAACCAGATGGGCTTGTAGAGTCACCCAGTGAAACAAACGGTGTGCCGGGTATATTTTATTTCCCTACGCAAGAGCATTTTCCAAAACCACCACTTAGCGGTGAGTTTGTTAAGTGGTTTAGTAATAATGTTAGTGACTTTGATACAGTTACAGAACACCAGCTCGAAGAACTTGGTGACTTTGGGGCAATAGAAGCAAACAACAGCAAACTAGGATTTTGTAGATTCTTTAATAATGTTGATGTGCAAGACGATGTTGTTGTAAAACAAGCAATCGATTCTGACTATGCACACTTGATAACACAAGAGCATGCGTGGTACAGTGCAATCAATGATTTGGATTTTAAAAGAATACCAAGCGTGGGAGTAGACTCGCAACATCTTACAATGTCCAGAGTTAAAGGCCAACATGTGTGGGAATTGCAGGATCTTACTGTAAGAGAACAGCGCAGTATGCTGGCAGACATTATTTACACACTGCAAGACCTGCACAGCAAAGGGCAACAGCCTGCTAACAATGATCAAATAAAACGTGTTTACATTGAAAAAACACAAAATAGAGTAAACAGTGTTAGTAAGATCATACCTGGATTTGATAAAGCAAGTTTTACAGTCAATGGTGTAAAATGCATTAATATATTTCATAGTACACATTCGCACTTGTGGAATCAAATCAATAATGCATTACAAACAACATGGTTTACTCCTATACATGGCGATCCAACTTTTTCCAATACAATTATTGATAATAATCTCAAAGCTTGGTTTATTGATCCCAGGGGGTATTTTGATAAACCTGGTATTTTCGGCGATCCAATATATGATTTTGCTAAAGTGTACTATAGTGCTGTTGGGGGATATGATAACTTTAATCGGCGCAAGTTTAAACTACACATTGACAAAGATACCTGTGAAATCATCATGCCTGCAGCACCTACTGCTGGCGTTGCAGAAGGTGTGTTCGAAGAACTGCTACCTGATTGTGTGGCAAAAATTGAATTGCTGCACGGGTTAATTTGGCTAGCACTTAGTGGGTATGCCAAAGACGATATTGACAGTGTAATTGGTAGTTTCTATTATGGGCTCTACTGGTTAAACAAAGGATTAACAAAAATACAATGATACCATTTGAACTCAGTAACAATTTAAAACACACATGGTTCTTTGACTTAGATGGGACTATATTTAAACACAACGGGCTGTTTGACGATGGGCAAGATACATTGCTGCCCGGTGTTGTTGAACTGTGGGACACTATTCCTAGAGATGATGTTATTGTAATTACAACTGCTCGAAGCGATCCGTGGAAAGAAGCAACTCTACTTTTTCTCAAGGAAAGCGGAATACGATATGATCATATACTGTTTAACTTGCCAATGGGAGAACGTATTGTCGTTAACGATGACAAGCCCGAGGGATTGTTAACAGCAATTGCGTGGAATGTAAAAAGAAATAACGGGTATTGAGTAACGCAACTTTCAGACTTTGATTTATTTACTAACGCCAAGTGGCTGTAAATAAGTACTACTGTAATACAGGAGTTCACTATGCAGGCAACGTATCCACTGGCTTCGTCCACATGGGGCACCGACGAACTAATTGCAATACAAGAAGTAATGGACTCGGGACGTTTTACAATGGGTCCCAAGGTATTTGCGTTTGAAAAAGAATTTGCGACTAAGTTTGGAGCAACTGATGCTGTTATGGTAAACAGCGGTTCTACAGCAAACTTATTGATGTTATCATTGTTAAAATGGAAATACAACTTAAATAAAAAACCTAATGCAAATGTTATTGTTCCCGCAGTGGGATGGAGCACAACATATTTTCCTGTAACACAAAATGATTTTATTTTAAATTTTGTAGACGTTGATCCTAACACATTTAATATTGATGTAACCAAAATAGAACAAGCAATAGACGGAGGCACTGTTGCAATTATGCCTGTTAACCTTTGCGGCAATTCATGCGACTATGATGCAATAACTTTAATTTGCAAAAAGCATGATTTAGTTCTAATAGAAGACAACTGTGAAAGTATGGGCGCAACATACAACGACAAATATTGCGGTACACACGGAATGATGGGCAGTCATAGCTTTTTCTTTTCACACCATTTACAAACAATGGAAGGCGGAATGATATGCGTACAAAATCAAGAAGATGCAGATTATCTTAGAAGTTTAAGAGCACACGGTTGGTGTAGAGAATTGCCAGACAATAGTAGTATCTTTAAAAAGACAGGTAACTTTTTCAAAGACAGTTTTACATTTGTAACCCCTGGATACAGTGTACGTCCTTTAGAAATGAGCGGCGCAATAGGAAGTATTCAAATTAAAAAATGGGAAGACATCTTAAAAAAGAGAATTGAAAACAAAGATTACTTTATGAGTGTGTTTGCTGATAAAGGTTACTTAACTTTACAAAAAGAAGTAGGCAACAGTAGTTGGTTTAGTTTTGGTTGTGTACTCAATGGAAGCATGGAAGGTAAACGTGATCTGTTAGTTGAACAGTTTGAATTGTTAGGCGTCGAATCGAGACCACTTGCCAGTGGAAACTTCCTTGCTCAACCTGTAATATCAATGCTACCACACACTGCCACTGGCAACTACGATGCTGCTGAAAACATTCATAAAAATGGTTTCTGGGTAGGCAATCATGCTGTTGACTGTAAAGAAGGCATAGACAAAATGCTTAAAGCATTTGACAACGTATCAATGAACGGACAATAAAATGAAAATATTAATTACAGGTGCATCAGGATTTATAGGAAGTCACCTTATAGAAACATTAACACTACAGCATCCAGAGTGTGAAATTATAGCATGGGACAAAGAGTCCGGTGATCTTAAGACAACTAAAGTATTTCCAGAAGTAGATATCGTTGTACACCTTGCTGCATACAACAGTACCAAAGATTTTTACACCAAAGGGTTTGAAGTTATCAATGACAACATTATTCCTACCCTTAACATATTAGACTACTACAGAAACAAAGATGGGTTGCGCCCGCTAATAGTATACACTGGCACACCAGAAAGTATTGCAGGAGCAACTGACTACTTTAACTACAAGATACCAACAGACGAAGCGTGTCCTATTGTGGTGTCCGACGTTACAAATATTCGATGGAGCTATGCTAATTCAAAAGCACTCGGTGAGCAAGCATGTATTGCAAGCGGACTAGATTGGATTATAGTACGACCTAACAACATATATGGTCCTCGCCAAATTAATCACTTTGTTGATGAATTTATTGATAGAGTGAAAACAGGTGTCGTAGAACTATACGGATACGACAACACACGCAGCTGGTTGTACGTTAAGGACTTTTGTGATGCACTAGTAGCATTGATGTTTACAGATGCAGCACGTGGAGAAATAGTTAACATTGGTAGTAACGAAGAAGTTGATGTGCTCACCCTAGCACAAATTATACTAGATAATATGGGAGTTGATCAGCCTATTAAAAAGTTTCCTGCACCAGAAGGTAGTGTGCGCAGACGTATGCCGGACATTACAAAGGTGCAACGACTAACAGGATGGGTGCCCACTACAGATCTACACGCTGGATTAAAATATACAGTTGAGGCAAACTTAAAATGAAATTAGGAATTATTGGATTAGGTGTAATAGGCAAAGCAAACAAAGTAGGCTTTGAGCAACTAGGGCACAATGTATTTGTGCACGACACTAAATTTGATACATCAATTAATATTGTAAAAGATACAGAGTGTACATTTATTTGTGTGCCTACACCTAGTAAGCCCAATGGTGACTGCAATACTGACATAGTCAAGAGTGTAATACAAGAGTTAGACAGCATAGATTACAACGGTATAATTGCTATTAGAAGTAGTACTGTTCCGGGCTTTACACAAAGTATGCTAGACACATATACAAATAGACAGATTTGTTTTGTTCCAGAATTTATAAGAGAGCGTTGTGCAGAACACGACTTTATTAATGAACATAAAATGCTAGCAGTAGGAACCAAAGACAATTATGTTTACGAAACTGTTGTAAAGGCACACGGGCATTATCCGGTGCATACTGTACAATTAAATCCAAATGAAGCTGAGATACTCAAATACTATCTAAATTTGTATGCTGCTACACGAGTTACATTTGCTAACGTGTTTTATGAAATCTGTCAGAAGTTAGACAGTGATTATACACGAGTCAAAGATGCTTATATTCTAACAGGCAGAGCGGGTGATATGTATCTTGATGTAAGCAATGAACTACGCGGATACGGCGGGATGTGTTTGCCCAAGGACACAAGAGCAATAATTAATTTAATAGAAAAATTAGATCTAGACTTAGATTTTTTTACTACAATAAACAGTGATAATAATAAATTTAAGACCACAGTGTTCAATGGCATGCGACACGAAGGTGAAACATATGGGATTGCATAATTTAATAACACACGCTGTAGACACATTTAAAACAAGAAATCAAGGATATCAACTATGATTGTAGTATTAGTTACAGGGGGGTTTGATCCACTTCACAGCGGGCACATAGCATATTTTAAGGCAGCAAGAGAACTTGGCGACAAGCTTGTTGTAGGAGTTAATAGCGATGAATGGCTCGCACGTAAAAAAGGTCGCCCTTTTATGTCCTTTGAAGAGCGCTGTTCTATTATTAAAGAATTAGCATGTGTAGATGAAGTTATTGGGTTCAATGACAACGACGACACAGCATGCAGTGCAATTTTTCAATTGCTGTCTACAGCAAGCAACAAAACAAAAATTGTATTTGCCAACGGCGGTGACAGAACTAAAGATAATATTCCAGAAATGATTTATTCGGATGTAGAGTTTGCATTTGGTGTTGGCGGCGAAGATAAAAAGAATAGCAGTAGTTGGATACTCAAAGAGTGGAGTCAACCTACAACGCACCGTGCATGGGGAAGTTACACAGTGTTGCATAATGGCCCTGGTTGGGCAGTAAAGGAACTTGCATTTGGGACCGAAACTCCGCTGAGTGACCAAAGACATTTTATACGTAGTGAACATTGGCATGTAGTTGAAGGCGATATCCGTATGGATTTAGAGTTTGCCAATGGCGACAAGTCAAGTATATTATATACATCGGGACAAAGTATTGATATTCCTGCACACACTTGGCACAAAGCAACTAATGTCGGCAATGTTACTGCTAAAGTAATTGAAGTTTGGATGGGTACCGAACTCAGTGAAGAAGACATTGAAAGAAGAGACTAATGGAAGATATTCTTACAATTTACATTGGATGGGACAGTCGCGAACCTATTGCTGCTGACGTGTGCCGCCACAGCATATTAAAACATGCAACTATTCCGGTGGACATACACTTTCTAAAACAAGACGATTTGCGCATGCGTGGATTTTATAGTCGCGAAGTTGATAAACTTGCAAGTACAGAATTTACGTTCACTCGTTTTTTAGTACCAGTACTTAACAACTATAAAGGTACTGCTATCTTTATGGATAGTGATATGATACTAGTGGACGATATTGCCAAACTCATTGAGGAAGTTGATCCTAAAAAAGCAGTAACTTGCGTTCAACATGATTACACTCCTAAAGAAGGTGTAAAGATGGACGGGCAACAACAAACAGTTTATCCACGTAAAAATTGGAGCAGCATGGTTGTGTGGAATTGCGCACACAAGGCCAATAAAAAAATAACTGTTGATGTTGTTAACGCCCCAGATATAACAGGTGCATACTTGCATAGATTTAGCTGGCTTAAAGACAGAGAAATTGGCGCAGTTAACCCTGAATGGAACTGGTTAACTGACTGGTATGTAGAACCTCGTGACGGTAGCCCTAAACTTTTGCACTACACTGAAGGAGGCCCATGGTTTGAAAATTATGAAGATTGTGCGTATGCTAATGTGTGGAATGCCTATCATGACGAATATTTGGAAACGTTAAACAATCCCACAATTAGTGCAAGTGATTTAACACTGCCCGAAGACATTAGAAATGATATTAAAGATTTATTAAAACTACGCCGTGACCCTTTTGGTATATTTAACGAAGACAGTATGGACAACATCATTGAACGTATAATACAATCTCATAATACCCCGGGCTGTATGGGCATTGTTGATGCTGGCGTTACTCAACCAAAAGGAGAATCAAAGTTGGATGTAATAGTAGAGAGTTTTTTATTAGGGTCCAACGGAGTGTTTGGAGCAAGCAAGCACGTAGAATTAACTGATTTGTCAGTGCCGGTTGTAGTAAGAGGTATTGCTAAAAAGAAAGTAATACATAGATGCTTAGAAGAAAAGCGAGATTTTTATTACATTGACACTGGCTATTTTGGCAACGGCAAGCATAAAAAATATCACCGAATTACTAAAAATGCATTGCAATATAGTGCACCATTATACCAACAGTGCCAAGATGATAGATTTCTCAAAACAGGTGTTACAATTAACAGACATCTTCCAGGGAGAAATATCTTGCTGTGTCCTCCTAGTCAAAAAGCACTGTCTTATTGGGGTGTAGATTTAACAGAATGGGTAGAAACAACAATCAACGAAATTAAACAGCACACTGACAGGCCTATTGTAGTCAGGGAAAAACAAAGCCGACATGCTCGTGTTAATGTGGACACAATGGAAATGGCACTATCTCAAGATGTGCACTGTTTGGTAACTTACAACAGTATTGCTGCGGTAGAAGCATTGATATTTGGAAAGCCTGTGTTCACAATGGGACCAAATGCAGCGCAGCCATTGGCTAACACAGACTTAAAGAAAATTGCAACTCCTTACATGCCGTCTATACCCGAAGTTAGAAATCTTTGTTGCAATTTAGCATACAATCAATTTACACCTAAAGAAATGCAGGAAGGCACCGCCTGGCATATTTTGCAGGAGAACTACAGCAGATGACGTGGGATTATGATGTTGTTGTGTACTTGAGCAGTCTTCCGAAGATTCGCAATCATAATATTAAAGTACAGATCATGCGAGCATTTGCAGACGGCGCAAGACAATGTGGTGCCCGTGTGTTGGTTGATGAAAATTTGCGTGATCGGCAATTACATCGTGCAAAACTAGCAGTAATCATTGGGTGGGTCGGTATGAGCTATAGTGGTCCGCACATTTATCATAGAGAAGCTATTATTAATCATCAAAAGGCAATTGGCGGCAGAGTTATGAGCATTGATGGAAGTTGCTTTAAGTTTCACAATGAGCACGAAAACATGTGGTTGCGTTACAGCCTTGACAGTGTGTTTTACAACGAAGGTGAATATGCTAACAGTAACAGCAATCATAATCACTGGCATATGGTGCGTGATACATTAGGACTTGAATTAAAGCCGTGGAAAAATTATGGTGATCATATTTTATTATGCTTGCAGCGTGATAACGGCTGGAATGCTAAAGGATTTGACCAAATAGCTTGGCTACAAAAAACATTAAAAATTATACGCAGTCAAGTTGGCACTGTTATTAAAATACGCCCACATCCAGGTACTATGGACAAACCATGGGCAGAATTAATCGGCCGACAACAACACGTTGACATTGTTGATAGTACCAAGCGCACACTTCAACAAGATGTTAAGGGCGCCAGGGCTGCGGTATTTTACAACAGCTCGAGCAGTGTATTGAGTGTATTGGAAGGTGTACCAACATTTATCAATGAAGAAAGTGCAGTTACTTGGGACGTTGCAAATCATAATACTAGAAATATTAACAATCCTCAAATGCCGGACAGAGAACAGTGGTTGAATAATTTATGTCAAGCACATTGGACTATTGCACAAAGTCAAAATGGTGAAATATATCGACACTTTGAACCGCACTTACCAGCCTAGTATACAGTCGTTTCTCACTCTGGCCAGTTCAATCATGCCCCAACTTTTTAGTAATTCAACACTGCCATATTGTGTTTCTTTGGTTATGCCGGTATCTTTGTGTAGTTTTTGTTCAACTACAATCACAGGTTGATGATGTTTAATAGTTTGCTCTGCACCTTGTAGTATGGATAGCTCATATCCTTCACAGTCAATTTTAATATAATCAACAGCATCAAATTTCAAACTATCCAACTTGCGCATGTCAATGGATCCGCTGCCAATTGTATTGTTGTCAACATGACTGTGGCCAGTGTTACCTTCGGTAACAACCATGTCAATGGTTGTGTCTTCTGGCCCTAGTGCATAAGGTCGAATGTCTATATTGCCGTTAACAACATTTTTAATCAAACAATCACGAAAGTCGCTTACTGGTTCAAATGCAATAACTTTTGTAAAATGCAGTGCAAGGTCCCTACTCCACAAGCCAATGTTTGCCCCAATATCAAGTGCAACACTTTTTTGCTTTACATATCGTAAACTTTTATTGCGCACAGGTTCTTGATACACTGGCTCAAAACCTTTGTGTATATTCTTATCCAGCATTTCTACAAAGTGTGTATCTTGGTCTGGAAACCACCAGCTGTGTTTTTCATACATTTAAAATCTTCTTCCAGTACGGGTGGTCGCTGTGCAGTCTAACTTCTTTTGCTTTACTGTGTCCACGTTGTTTGCGATCACCTTTCATGTGATCCAAATACATTCCTAGCTTGCTGTTAATAAACGGGTGCCCTGCTAGTCCCTTGGTATCAGGTTCGGGATTGAGATCATAAAAGCTTACACCTTTGCTATCTCGATAATGTTTTCTCTGCACATCAAACAAGTAACTATCATGCCATTCACGTTCATTGAACATGGTGTCGTTGATGTACATTCCGGCAAAGTCATTAACAAACTCAATGCCCAATGGGTGTTGACGATTGTACCCTACCCATCCGCATTCGCTGTGGTATCTATCAGTCCGTCCCAGGTGGGTTGCAATAAAATCATCTGGGCTAATGCTGTCTAAAAATTCAACACTTAATGGGCTATGGGTGTGACTGTCTGCGTCTAACCAAATAATCCAATCGCTGTCAACCGTGTTTACTGCGTGGTGTACTGCAAATACTTTGTAACAAAATCTCACACCTTGCCATTTAAAGTGCTTGCGTTCACTCCATTCCCCTTGATTGTGAGGACCTAATCCACCGTGTGCTTCCGGGTTGTTTTTGTGTCTTTCAACAAAACTTTTGCACTCGCTGCTAACACTAAGTAGATCAACACAACGTATATTTTTCTTGGTTATTCTTGGAGTGCAATTTTCTGTGTAAACAATCATATCGACACTGTCGGGCCAATGCTGCTCAAATGAATCAATCATCCGCTGGCCGTACAATTCCAAGCCCTCCTGATGAAATGTGGTAACTACTGTATAACGTTTCATACGAGTATTTATAACCATGATCATTAACATAGCATATTATCCAGAACAGTGTGCACTGAACAGCTCTACAGTGCTGGAAGCATTTCTCAGTAGTTGTAGAGCAGCAGGTATAACGCCAGTTGAAAATAGTTTAGATTGTGATGCTGTTGTAATATGGAGTGTACTGTGGAATGGGCGTATGGCAAAGAACAAACAAGTATACGACCATTATCGCAGCCAAAACAAACCAGTTATTGTGATTGATGTTGGGGCACTCGATCGTGAGGTAACATGGAAGATAGCAATTAACAATATCAATGCCACTGGCTATTACGGACATCAACAAAATTTAGACTGGGATAGGCCAGCTGCCCTGGGATTAAAACTAAGCAAGTTATCACAACAAAGTGATGGTATTTTGATAGCATTGCAGCATCGTAAAAGTTTGCAATGGGAAAACATGCCCGATCTTCCAACTTGGACTAGAGAGACTATTGCCCATCTACGCAAGTATACAGACCGGCCAATAGTAGTTAGGCCGCATCCACGCAGTCCTGCATTTATCCCCCCACATCGATTTATGTTGGAAAACTTTGCTAACTGCACAATGGAACAACCTATACGAGTGGACGACACTTATGACAAATACAACATTGACTACGGATATCATGCAGTAGTAAATCACTGTAGCGGCCCTGGCATTAGTGCAGCAATTGCTGGCGCAAATGTGCTAACCAATTCGAGCAGTCTTGCACATCCAGTTAGTACACACTTGGAGAATATTGAACACCCTAAGCCAGTGGACAGAGAACAATGGTTTGTAGAAATATGCCACACTGAATACACTGTGCCAGAAATAGAACAAGGATTATGGCTAAAAAGATTAAGCGACTCACTGGAGTGGATGATGTGATAGATTGTGCATGTTTAATACATGACACACTGTATGACTGGACATATGTAGATAGACTTTATAATAGTCTATGCCGCAACCTAACACCCAGTGTTAGAATGCATGTGTACACAGAAAGTACACGTCACGTACCTGCACCTTACATCAAGCATGCACTAGAAGAATGGGATGGTGTTAGGGGGCCTAAGCGCAGTTGGTGGTACAAGATACAACTCTTTAACACACAAAACTGTTTAAAAGATCAAGGAAAAATGCTGTACTTTGATCTTGATACTGTCATTGTAGGGAATATCGATTGGTTGTGGCAAGTTAACAAAGATAAATTTTGGGCCGCACGAGATTTTAAATATCTTATGAAAAGTAGCAAATGGGCAATCAACAGTAGTGTAATGTGGTTTGATCCAAAGGACTATGCACATGTATACAATGAATTCGATCCAAACTCGATTATTAATAATCCAAGATGCCCGTGGCACGGAGACCAAGACTACATTTTTGAAAAAGTAAAAAACAATGTTGCGTTTTATAATTCTGATCAGATTCTCAGTTATCGATGGCAAGTAATGCAAGGTGGATATGATTTTCGATATAGAAAACATAAGGACCCTGGTGCTGCAAGTGTTGTGCCGCCAGAAGCAAGTGTGCTAATATTTCACGGAAATCCAAAACCGCATGAAGTTAAAGATAATATAATATCTCAACATTGGTGCTAAATACAATTATAATAACACAAACACTACAACGGCCGCAGTTGGGTAGTGTTAGTACAATTACCGGGCAAGGCTACGCACTACAGCGGCCTGCCTAATACTGCGGGCTAGGTAAAACAAGTTTAGGAAATAAATATGGCATTAAGAACAGTAAAATTGTTAGGTACAAGTGTATCAACAGCAGATTTAACCATCCTCTGGGACGGCGCAGAAGTGCAAACAGGTGCAGTGACTCCGGTTACCAGAGATGGCGTATGGGCTGGCCCGGGCCCAGATGATGAGGAAGGCTTCGAGTTAATCGGAACCTGGACATTTGAAGATGACGATGACGGTGCGTTACATGAACACACATTAAGTGTAACAGTTAATTCGGGTTCGTTAAATCTCGGATCATTGTGGTTTAGCACAGATGGAGTAAACAGCGAAGATGCATCATTAGGCAGTAAAGGTATCACTGAGAGCTTTAATCTAGTAGGCGCAGGGTTTTTAAAACCGTATCCATGGCCGGGTTATGCTACACTTACTTCTGATGATGATCCAAATGATTACTTTGCAGATAGAAGCAACATTTTAATTAATGGATCTGCCCCAGTGATTGCAGAAGGGTATATACCAACAGGACCTAGCGATGCTCCAACATACCTTGGTTGGTTCTTTGGGCTAGAAGCAGGCGATGTATTTACGTGCTCAGCCAGATGCCCAGCAAAATGGTCCGCTTGGTAAAGAATAACACATAAACTAAGTTAAAAGCACCTTTGCGGGTGCTTTTTTCTTGACATTGCTGTTGCACTGTGCTAGTATACTACTATAAACGCAGGAGTGTACAAATATGCAAATTTCAAAGTTTAGGAAATTTTGTCAAGACAAGTGGTTTGAACACAAAGATGAAATTTACAACTGGACCAACGAGTTAGTTTGTTACGACGACACCTATTACTTTAACAAACACAAATATGTACTCAAGCGTATGTTCAAGGAACGCAATAATGCTAAATGATGGATTATCACAATATCAAAAAAATCTACTAGATAAAATTTGGTCTGTAGATAAAGAAAGCGATCTACTTGATTGGGTTGTTACATTACCACCTAAGCAAAGGGACGAAGTTGCTGTACTAGTTGAGTTGGTTATACTTGACAGTATTGATGCACTAGTCAATGATATGAGTACATACACTGATGCACATGACATGATTATGAAATGCAAAAAGAGTTAACACAGATGAATAAAGTTATATGGCAAATCATACACATATCGCTAACTGTTGCATTTATTGTAATTCCTATAATTGCAATAGCAATGATTATTGTATAAGATAAAAAAAGAAAGGAAAATATATTGTCAAATCATGAACCCACTCCGCAAGAGGTCATTGACGAATGGCTAGCCAAGGGCAACGAAATCACAGTGTGTGAACCCAATGCTCGCACTGAAGAACTTTTGATAAATCCGTGGCAACGCAAGCGAGGTCGGCCAAAAGCAAATCCTGGCCCTAAAGGTAAAAAATGACGAGTTTATTTAAAAATTTAGCAATTCAATTTACTTCCGATGTTATGTCTTTAATTGCACTTGTTGGAATTATTTGCTATATTGTTAACTAAAAGGTTGACAGCACAATAAAACTATCTTATAATGTTATACATAAGCTAAAAAAGCAAACACTGTAAGGAGCTAGAAATGCCTAAACTAAAGCAAAAACAAGCAGAAACAATTAAATTTGAATCTGATGATGCAGTAATGAAACGCATCGAAACTCGATTTGATATCTTACACGATATGACCAAAGCGGTTATCGCAGGCGATGTTCGTGCAATGATTGTAACTGGACCTCCGGGTGTGGGTAAATCATACGGTGTTGAAAAAGAACTAGACAAAAGTTCGATGATGGATGCTATTGCTGGGCGCAGTATCAAATATGAAGTAGTTAAAGGTGCAATGACTGCACTAGGATTGTATGCCAAATTATATGAACACGCAGACAAGAATCATGTGCTGGTATTTGATGACTGTGACAGTGTGCTAATGGATGAGCTCAGTCTCAACATCCTAAAAGCTGCACTGGACAGTGGTAAGAAGCGTGTACTGCATTGGAATGCAGATAGTGCAAAACTTCGTGCAGAAGGTATTCCAAACAAGTTTGAATTCAAAGGCGGTGTTATTTTTATTACCAACGTTAAGTTTGAAAACATTCGCAGCAAAAAAATGCAGGATCACCTCGAAGCATTGCAAAGCCGTTGCCACTATCTAGATCTTACACTAGATACAATGCGTGACAAATATCTGCGCATCAAACAAATTTGCAACACAGGCGAACTGTTTAATGGGTACGATATATCTAAAGAACAAGAAAACGCAATACTTGGCTTTATGAACGACAAAAAAGAAACATTACGTGAAATGAGTTTACGTATGGCACTCAAAATAGCTGATCTTACAAAGGTATCTCCGAATTGGAAAGAACTTGCAGAGAACACTGTTATGCGCCGTAGGTGAAGTAGATCGCCAGATATCTAGCTCCTAGGCGATCTAGCACTTGGCGGGCAGTTGCATCATGCACTGCCCGCCCTTTTAAAAGAAAAACGAGATTATATGAAGAACATAACTGTTAGACTTAGTAAAAAAGACAATCATCAAGATACTTATGATCTGAACTTTGATTTAATCTCTAGTAGTTTTCTGTCAAAATGGATTGATAGATTCTTACATGCACAACAACGCCAGGATAACATCAGTGAACCTTGGGCATTGTACAATCTCAATGATCAATGGAATGCACAGTATACAGTTGATTTTTTAAATCAAAATATCAACACCTGTAATAATATACACCCGGGTATGTTTACTAGAAATATTTCTGACATTAACGATCAAGATACCTTGAATTACCTGCACAGTGTATTTGAGTTGCATCATGGACAATTAGATACTTGGCAAACTAATCCTATTTTTCAGACTGAACAGGGAAATCAATTACGACAGTGCCTCAGCCACATCAATCAAACTGTACATCGTTGCGAAGGGCATGCACGGCTTGATCCAAAACTTAGAGTGGTGTACTTTGATTTGCCAAAGACTGAACGTTTTACTGAAGAGGATTATAAGTTATTTGTAAACACTGTTGACTTCGGCGGGATGTACACTCTGTATGCCGATGTCGGTAAGCCTTTGGACGCACTAGCAATTGATGACGACGACCACCATCATGATTTTGTTCCAAATTTGCACTACAGCGTAGACTTTCAAGTTGGTTTTTATGATAACACTGACAACTTTTTTATTCATAAATGTAAAGAATTTTATGATGCTAATGCAGCGTACTTCAATGATAAGGGCTACCGTTGGGGCGACCCTGAGCTAACCACTGGGCATATTAAAATAGCACAGTTAAGGTATGACGACAAACAATTAGTTTTAGACAACTTAAAAAACTACAACAACATACAATCAGTATTTGTTTATTAACCGATATATCTTGACTATATGGAAAAAATGTGGTATAATACATTATGAGAACAGCAACACTAGTAATAAATGATGAAGTTAACTTAAAAATCACTGGCTTAGAACTGGATGTTCGCAAGAAGCTGGTTAATACTTTTAAGTATGATGTGCCACATGCAAGATACTTGCCAGCAGTTCGGTTAGGCCGCTGGGACGGCAAAGTTGCATACTTTCAAATGGGCGGCAGTACATATTTAAACCTGCTACCTGACATTATTCCTATACTCGAAGACTTTAACTACGACATCGAAGTCCAAGACAATAGAGAATATCAAACCACATTCAAGTTCGAGCCAGTAACTGAAGAATCGTATGCTGATATACTTTGGCCAAAGAATCATCCAGCAGTTGGGCAGTCAGTTAAACTGCGTGACTATCAAGTTGAAATTGTAAATCGATTTTTAGAAAATCCTCAGTGCATACAAGAAATTGCAACAGGTGCAGGCAAGACTATCATGACTGCGGCACTGAGCGAACGTGTTGAAAATTACGGGCGTAGTATTATTATTGTTCCAAACAAAAGTCTGGTAACACAGACTGAAGCAGATTACATAAACATGCAATTAGATGTAGGTGTGTTTTATGGTGACAGAAAAGAATTTGGACACAAGCACACAATTTGCACATGGCAAAGTTTAAACGTGTTGCTAAAGAATACCAAGAATCATAAAGTAGATATTACAATACACGAGTTCTTAGAGGACGTTGTGGCTGTTATTGTTGACGAAGTGCACATGGCAAAAGCAGATGCACTAAAAACACTGCTAACCGGCGTAATGAGCCAGATACCGCTGCGCTGGGGACTAACAGGCACAGTGCCCAAAGAACAATTTGAATTTCAAGCACTGCACGTTGGGCTGGGCCCAGTGATCAATCAACTTGCAGCCAGTGAGCTACAGGAAAAAGGTGTACTTGCAAACTGCCACGTGAATGTGGTGCAGCTAGTAGACAATGCTGAGTTTACAAACTATCAAAGTGAACTAAAATATCTGTTTGAAGACAAGGGCAGACTAGACACAATCTCCGGAGTAGTTTTGGAAGTAAACAAAACCGGTAATACTCTTGTGCTAGTAGACAGAATATCAGCAGGACAAGAACTGTTAAGCAGACTAGGAGACAACGCTGTATTTGTAAGTGGTGCAACCAAATCCAAAGAACGCCAAGACGAGTATGATGAAATAGCCACATCAACTGGTAAAATTATTATTGCAACATACGGTGTTGCGGCTGTGGGTATTAATTTACCACGTATTTTTAATCTTGTACTACTAGAGCCAGGTAAAAGTTTTGTAAGGGTTATACAAAGTATTGGCCGTGGTATTCGAAAAGCAGAAGACAAAGACCATGTGCAAATTTGGGATATAACGTCAACTTGTAGATTTGCCAAAAGGCATTTAACTAAACGTAAACAATTTTACAAAGAAGCAAACTATCCATTTACTGTAGAAAAGTTAAAGTGGAATGAGTGAAGCCAAATGAAATATGTGTCGATAGCATTTTTGCCTGGGGCTTGTGGTAATTTTTTTTCTAGATGCTTGAACCTATTAGATAATGCACATTGTTATTCAATGCCCGATGATATTGAGTTAACAGCTAGCAACAAGCTTAAAATTTTAGATTATACATCTGTGATTAATAAATCTTTTAATACCCGAAACTGGTGCGACTTTGAATTTTCTGTAGATCGTGTAGTGCATGACCCTACCTTGCTGTCTGATGCTGTATACATTGTATTTGGGCATCCTGTAACTAATAGTCATTCGCACACAAACCTATACGATTTGGCAGGGAAAGATGATGAAGTCTACAATTTTTATATAGACACAGGCGATCACTTTGAATGGGCGTATATGAATGCACTATACAAAGATAGTTCGCTACAGGCAAACTGGTTTCAAAACGGGCAAGAAATGCTTCGTAACACCGATGTGCATAAAATTCAATTAAAAAACTTTTTAGGAGATTGGAAAGATTTTAAAGTAGAATTCATAAAAACATGCACTATAATTGGCCGTACACCGAGCATAGATGAACTGAATGCAATAAAGACATTATACGGACAATGGAAGCAAACAACACTTGAGTACAAGGACTTGGACTCTTTTAAAAAACTACTAGGATTCATCCGGGATGATTGACAATGTTAATAACACCGTGTATACTAGTAACATAAAATTTAAATACCAATAATAGAGAATGTAAAAAACTATGAAAATATTAACACTAGATAATACTGTATTCGAGTTGGATGCATTGCCAGAAGAAATCGACGATATGCGTTTTGCAATCTTTGATAACAGCGATCCAGCAAACGCAGATCATTTTTACATTCCGTTGATTTTCCTAGAAACGTTTAATAGTCCAGCACTAGTGCTTAAAATTGGTAACACTACTATGAAAATGCCCATTGACTGGCAAGTGTTGATTGGAGAGCCAGATGTGGGCGACTTAGAAATGTTAGCACTTACTAGTATCAACGACAGGGGATTCAAGGTCTTTGAATTTAATCCGTTGACTAGTTTTGCTCCTACTTACCTAAACATTGAGATTGTTGATGTGTATCAAGATGTAACTTGGTATGTGCCAAAGTTGAAGAACGGACAGATGTTGGCAGTGCCAATTGACGACAGCCCTAATCCCCGTTGTGTATACTTTGTTAAAGATATCTCTAGGAACTGTGAAATTGTTGACATCACGCAGGCATTTTAATGAGTGACAAGCTTAACATAGCAAACGAAATGCGTTGCTTTGATAGTAAAGATCGAGACTTTTATGACAGTCTCACTGACGAAGAGCGTAAAAAGTTTTCAAACTATCTTATGATACGCTGGGGAAGCAGTGTGCAAGGAAGCAGCGAACTACAAGAATATTATTTGATATCCTGCAACGAGCGTTTTAACAAGCATTTCTTTGATATCAACAAGCATCCAAAACTACAATGGTTGTGTGCAACAAGTGTTAGTCCGGGTATGGGAAATCACAGGCATCAGTGGATTGCACCTAAGAAAAAAGACAAAGGCAACAACATAGCAAAGAAAACGCTGATGGAGTTGTATCCAGCAATGAAAGCAGATGAAATTGACTTACTAAGTAAGTTAATAACCAACAAAGAGCTAAAGGAATTCATGCGTGACAGCGGCACCGCAGACAAAAAGTGAAGTCTATGTTTGCAAATATTGCAAGCGTGAGTTCAAACGTGAAAACAGTTTGTCTGTTCATCTGTGTGAACCAAAAAAGAGATTTCAAGAAGAAAAAGAAGTAGGTGTACAAATAGGTTTACAAGCCTATTTGCGTTTCTATGAAACAACACAAGGCAGTGCTAAAATAAAAACATTTGCAGATTTTGCTAAAAGTCCGTACTACAAAGCGTTTGTAACATGGGGAAGATATTGCCAAGCCATTAATGCTATAAATGTGCCCAAGTTTTTAAACTGGTTGCTTTCAAATAATAAAAAGATAGATCACTGGTGTAAAGAAGCATTGTATGATGAATACTTGCAACAATATATAAAACGTGAAGCACTTCAAGATGCACTTGAGCGTGGTATCAAGTACAGCATGAAATGGAGTGACAAAACTGGCAATCCAGCACACGACTTTTTACGATATGGAAACGAAAACACTGTAGCATTTGCAATATCAACTGGGCGCATTAGTCCGTGGTTATTGTTTAACAGCAAGTCTGGGCAAGACTATCTTGAAAACATGAACGGTGATCAGATTAAGATAGTGTGGCCTTGGATTGATCCAGACTTCTGGCAGAAAAAGTTTAAAGATTATCCAGATGACAAAGCGTATGCAGAAGAAATACTTAAAAAAGCAGGCTGGTAAAGGTTGACAAGTTGTATTACATGTGTTATAAGTAAAGCAACAAAAGGAGATACCAATGGGACTAACTCGACCAAAGATTTCACAAGTTCAAGTAAAACCTAAGCATAAAGACAAAAAGTTTTATCTTAGTGTAATAAAAGTAGCTGCATATCTAGGTGCATGTTATGCACTGTACAACGGCGGTGTTGTGCTCGGCGAAGCAATTTATGTTGCAGAGCTGCCAGCAGTTAATCTTGGGCAATGGTTTACATATGCAGCAGGGTTGTTTTTGGTGGCAAATATTACTTCGTTTATTCGCGACTTAGTATGAGTGCAGACGTCGACATTGACTTTGCTGACAGGCAAGCAATCATTGATTTAATTCAATGTACTTCTGCTAGGCAAAACGAACAAGGTCGACGTCATAACTCCGGTGTATATGTTACGCCTGTTCCGTATGATGCAAAAAACAATTGTGCTAGTATAACATACGACGAAGCTGAAAGTCGTGGATACTTTAAACTAGACTTTCTTAACATGAGTGTGTACACATCAATACGAGATCAGCAGCACTATGACGAATTGTTAGCAAAAGAACCCCAATGGGACTTGATGTGGACTAACAACGAGCTTGCACAAAAGCTAGTGCATGTAGGTAACTATACACAACTACTCAATGAAATGCGCCCAGACAACATACAGCGTATGGCTGCATTTATATCTATTATTCGACCCGGTAAAGCACACCTGAAAAACAAGCCATGGGATGAAGTGTTTGCTAGTGTGTGGGATGGTGATAGTAGTGATGGGTTTGTGTTTAAGAAATCACATGCTGTTAGCTATGCAACACTAGTAGCATTGCATCTTAATCTACTCTGCGAACAAGAGTAATACTACGGCGTTTAATTTTCTTACGTGACAGTTCTGCTAAACTTGTTGCAGGCCCAAGCAATATATCCAAGTCCTTGTTGATAAATGTTCTGAGATAAGGCCTAAATTGATCCCAATCATTTTTGAGAAAAATGTTGATAGGTATACTGCGATTACTTTCCCACCACCACTGCGATGCTAGTTCGATAAAATCTCGTTTTTGTTGATCGTTTACTATGCTACCAAAATCGTATATAGTTGTAACTTGATCATCTCGATTTTGAACCACGCCGACATATTCGTTCTTTGCATATGTACAAAACGTAATAAATGGATATCGCTCAGCGATCTTTTGGAAGAGTTCTACGCCCATAAATACCTTGTATTGGAGTTATAATTAATGTATTCTACCACTGTGTATTTATATCAACAAAAGCAACAGGTGTTATTAGTCGACACCAGTGGTGCGTATTTTCAAAGGAGATGGCAACCGGTGTATGCAAAGAAACTTAAAGTGAACCTAGGAGTTGATAATGTTATTCTTTTTGAATTTATCAACCAAGATCAAAAGCCTGTAAACATTTCAGGTAGCACGATCACATTCAGAATGATGAGCACCGACGGCGAGGAATTACTGGCTGTTAAGGACTTGGACATATTGTCAGCAGCATATGGTCGTGCCAAAGTGGTTTTATCACACGAATTGTTGAGTAGTATTGAAGCTCAGACTGCTAGCTGGAGTTTGGAAAGAGCAAGTGGCGAATTGTTTGAAGCAGTCTTTACTGATGCGTATTCTAGTGGTAGAGGACAAGTGGATATTGTTGACAGTGTTTATCCAAACTATGTAGAGAGTGCAATACTCGAAGTACCTTCACCATTGAAGCAAAATACACCAGCAGCAAACAATGATAGAAATTATAGCAGTATAGCATACACAGCAGACAATACATTGACAACTTTTCAACTTGACTTTGACAACTTTACTGGTAATGTAAAAGCACAAGGCAGTGATTCGCAACTCGGGCCGTGGTATGATATCGGATCACAAACAGTGTACAGCAATCAAGACACACGTGATTACATCAACGTTGATGGCACACACAATTGGGTGCGTTTTGAAATTAACCAATATGGGTATAGTGCAAGTGCAGTTGCAGAAGTTGCTGACGGGCGTGTTAGTAACATTTCATTAAATGGCGGCGGTGTTGAATGGTATGGTACTGGTAATCCTAATGTTGACATCGAAGGTGGCCGAGGAACAGGCGCAACAGCTACAGCTACAGTTGCAGCTAATGCAGTATCAAGTATTTCGTTGGTTACCACCGGGCAAGGATATATAACAGTACCAGAAGTAAAATTAAACAGCGGAAAAATTACTCAAATTCTCTATAGATAAAAGGTACTACATGGCTATTAAACGAATTATAGCATTTGGCGATAGCTGGACTTATGGTGACGAACTATTGGATCCGCAATTCAGTGCACATCCAGATAAAGGAATACTTGATCATTATACTGAAAATACAAAATATCGGTTAGATCATTGTTACGCCGGGCTTGTTGCTAATCATTACGGTGTTAAATTAGAAAACCTAGCATTTCCTGGTAGCAGCCTCGAAAGCATGCGTTGGACAGTGGATTGGTTGTTAAATAATAACAACCAAGATCTACAGGATTCGTTGTGGCTAGTAGGATTAACTGATAGTAGCAGACAAAGTTGGTTTAATCCGTTGCACGAAGTGAGCAGTAAAGATCCTCCATGGAATCGTCACATGCACGGAACTTGGTTAACACAACCCAATCCTGATATTGATGATAACTGGTTTAAGCTACAAAAATTATGGCTAGGAATGAGCTATCATCGAAGCTGGAGCGAATACAATTTTCGTCAAACAATTAATTTGTTTGATCATTTTGCTAACAAATCTGGTGCAAAATTATTACAGTTTAGTGTGCTGGAAAATAATTGGAAAACACAATCATCTACGTTACTTTATCCTGGAATGAATTGGCGGGGGATCCTTCAATCTAAACAGAAAGAATTATCAGTTGGACTTTTTGCTGCAAAAGGGCACCCGAATGAAAAAGGGCATGAAATTATATCAAAACACTTGATCGAACACATAAAGTATGCTAATATAATAGCATAATGTTAGACATACTCAGCTATCTGCCTACAAAGCATAAAGTAACTAGTTCTGGATGGATTAGTTTTAATGCTCCGTGTTGCATTCACAACGGTGAATCAACGGATCGACGAAGTCGTGGCGGGCTACGGCAACAGGACGATGAATGGAGTTATCATTGCTTTAATTGCGGATTTACTGCTAGCTTTACTCCAGGTAGGCCGGTGAGTTATAAAGCTAGACGCTTTCTAGAATGGCTTGGTGTGGACAGTGTTGATGTTGAACGTCTTAATTTAGAAAGTCTTAAACGCAAGAGTCTGCTAGACTTAACAGCAGAGCGCAATCAAATACGCCATGTAGACGTGGCGTTCAATGAAACTGAAGTACCGGACGGTGTTGAAGTAATTGATCCCGGCAATGCAGATCATCAACGATATTCAGACTATCTAGCAAGTCGGAGAATAGTGTTAGAATACCCGTTTTTAGTTGACAAGAAACGTGGAATACGAGATAGGATAGTGGTTCCATACACATACAAAAATAGAATCGTTGGACATACTTCGAGGTACTTGGACAATCGTACACCTAAGTTTATTAACAGCCAGCAACCCGGGTATGTGTTTGGGTATGACTTGCAAAAAGCAGACTGGACTAGTGCAATTGTCACTGAAGGGATTTTTGATGCATTAAGCATTAGTGGCTTGGCAGTCATGCATGATACTATTAGCCCACAGCAAGCACAATTACTAAAACAGCTGAAGCGTAGGATCATTGTTGTTCCTGACCAAGACAAAGCAGGATTAAGTATTATAGACGCAGCAGTTGAATACAAGTTTGAAGTAAGCATACCCGAATGGCCAGATGATGTTAAAGACGTAAATGATGCAGTTGTGAAATATGGAGTAGTAAATACACTACTACAAATACACAAACATGCCGAATCGAGCAAGATTAAAATTGAAATGTTTAAGAAAAGACTGCAAAGGAAACTAAATGAGTAAGCTTTATGTGTTTGGTGACAGCTACACTACACCCAACTTTTGTGTTGATCCACAAGATAGTTGGTGGGCTCTTTGCGCAGGGTTGTTGCCAGTTGATGAAATACACAACCATAGTTGGCCCGGAAATAACATTGAAAGTATTTCTCATACAATTCTACATACTGATATCAGCCGTGATGATTTTATTATTGTTGCAGTGCCACCAATGGGACGAATTACACACTTTGCAGGAGAAGCCGGTAAGATGCAGCATTATACAGTTTACAATCATGCTATGCAACAACAGTACACACAGCCCGAGTTGTGTCACACAGGCTTGTTGCAAATACCAACGCACCAAACTGAAAAAGAAAATATCGACAGATGGGACAATAGTTGGGCCGAAGCTACTGCGTTAAAAGAATTATTGTTATTGGATGTTCTATTAGATAAAGTTATGTTTTGTGTTATGTCTACTCCTTTTATGGAAAAGTCAAGTTGGCCTACAATAAAAACTCTGATCAAAAAGACAAAAAAACCGCAATTTCAGACTTGCAAAAACACATACTACAGTGTAAACTTACATATAAATGAACCAGTAGATTATGATACATATGGCTGGTTTGGGCATCATGGTGCTGCTGGCAACAAGCATTATTTTAATATTACAGCAAAACCTACAATGCAAAAACTAGGATGGCTAGTATGAAGTTCTATTTTAATGGATGTAGTATCACCCAAGGTGCTGGCTTTACAAACGAAAAAGCCGATGCTAGAATATATCCTAACTTGATTGCAACTGATCATATCAATGATGCTAGCGGTGGCGCAAGTAACTTGAAAATATTTTTACACACAAGCAAAGCAATTGTTGACAACTTAGCTGATATATATATTGTACAATGGAGTTCTGTCCATCGGCATTGGGTTTACCCAGCACCAGACCGAGGTATCTATTTTGGATCGACTCAAGATGCAATATCAACTAATGACAAGTTTATTGTCCAATATCAGTTGCTCAATCACGATTATGGTAATATAATGCAACTAATAGACTTTTGCCGTATATTACAAGATCAAGCAAGCAGTCACAATGTAAAACTGTTGTTTGTTAACGGATTGATTAGCTGGAGCGACAGCATAGACTGGATGAATAAACTAGTGCAGGATGCTAGCAGTGACCATGATAGATTTGTTGAACAAATGCAAAACAACATGGAATTGGTAGATTGGGATTTGTGGATCGATCCTTGGGATAGCATGTACAAAAACAAACTTGACGTAGCCGAGGACGGATCACATCCAGGGCCGCTAACACATAAACACGTAGCTGACCAAATAAGGAATAAATTAAAAGTATGACTGAATATACATATGAAGTACAAAAATTATTCTTAGAAATGGCAATGCAAGATGCACAAAGTTACTTGCGTGTACAAAACATTTTCAACAAAGAAAATTTTGATAAAGATCTGCGTGAAGCTGCTGAGTTTATCTATGACCATGCAAATGAGCACAAAACACTTCCGGACCGTATGCAAGTAAAGGCAGTTACCGGTGTTGATTTACAGGAGATACCCGATCTCAACAGTGGGCACACTGATTGGTTTTTAGGCGAGTTTGAAAGCTTTACTCGCAGGCAAGAACTTGAACGTGCAATTTTACAAAGTGCAGACTTGTTGGAAAAAGGCGAGTACTCGCCTGTTGAAAAACTAATCAAAGATGCTGTGCAGATAAGTTTAACAAAAGACTTGGGAACAAATTACTTTGAAGATCCCAAAGCCAGGCTGTCGGCACTTAAAGACAACAATGGACAGAACAGCACAGGCTGGAAAAACTTGGACAAGCTGTTGTATGGCGGCTTTAATAGAGGCGAACTACAAATTTTTGCAGGCGGATCAGGATCGGGCAAGAGTTTGTTTATGCAAAACTTGGCAGTTAATTGGATGGAAGCTGGGCTCAATGGGACTTACATTACATTGGAGCTTAGTGAGGGCTTGACAGCCATGCGACTTGATAGTATGTTAACTGGAACACCCAGCAAACAGTTGTTTAAAGATATTGACACTGTTGAAATGAAAGTCAAGATGGCAGGCAAAAAAGCAGGTAATCTGCAGATTAAATACATGCCAGCACAAAGCACTGTTAACGATATTCGTGCATTTGTAAAAGAACTTAGTATTAAACAAGGCAAAGATATTGACTTTATGTTGGTTGACTACCTGGACTTGCTTATGCCAGTGAGTGCAAAAGTTAGTCCAAATGATTTGTTTGTGAAAGACAAGTATGTAAGTGAAGAACTGCGCAACTTGGCACGTGAATTAAACATATTATTTGTTACAGCAAGTCAGTTGAACAGAAGTGCTGTTGAGGAAATTGAATTTGATCATTCGCATATTTCGGGTGGTATTAGTAAGATTAACACAGCAGACAATGTGTTTGGTATTTTTACAAGTAGAGCAATGAAAGAACGTGGGCGCTATCAAATACAAGCAATGAAAACTAGAAGCAGTAGTGGTGTTGGGCAAAAGATTGACTTGGAGTTTGACATGGAAAGTCTGAGGATCACTGGATTGGATGATGATGAAGCAGCATCAGGTGCAGGAACACAAGGCAGCACTATATTAGCAGGCATTAAAGCTAAAAGTCAAATGGTACAAAAAGATGTAACTGACAGCATGCCGCAGGATGCTCCCAAGGTAGTAGCCGATGTACAGAGCAGCAAGCTCAAACAAATGCTGGCAGGAATTAAACAAAACGGATGACCCAATTTTGTAGACATCTGAGCAGTGCACTTGCAATCAACAACCTTGGCGGAGATTTTACTGTCAGTCCGTGTTGTTATTTCTCGCACAATGAGAGTGTACACGATCTTTCAACCTTGCCTCAGTTGAGAGAAAAGTGGAACTCGGGTGATTTAACAAAAACTTGCAGTCTTTGCATACATCAAGAACAACAAAAACAAATCAGCTACAGGCAAGCTGGTTTTGATTTAATGACAGACAATGATGGGTTGCAGATGCTCACTATCGCAGTTACCAAGCAATGCAATCTTGCTTGTGCTAGTTGTGATAGCAATAGTAGCAGTTTCTGGCAAGACGAAAACGTTCGAAATGGCGTAGAGAACATTAAAGTGTTGGATCGAAAAGGCACAAACACCGACGACAAACTAGTAAGTTGGTTCGAAACACTGGATACTACAAACCTTAGGTATATCAAGTTTGGTGGCGGCGAACCATTAATGAATAATACTCATTTACGAATACTAGAACTTGTTAACAACCCACAAGACATCACAATACAGTATACCAGCAATTACACATTGTATCCTTCGGATAAAACACTAGCACAGTGGCAACGTTTTAAATTAGTTAAATGGATTGGTAGTATCGACGGAGTAGGCAAACAATTTGAATATTTGCGTTGGCCAGCAAAATTTTCAACAGTTGAAAAGCTGGTTAGTAAAGCCGTAGCGGAATGTCCGGGAAATGTTATGTTTGGCATAGAACATACGTTAAATCCTTTCAACGTCTTTTACTATGATAAAATAAAAGAGTGGCACAGGGATACAATGCCGACAAATAGATTTGGTGATCCTAGTGATTTTAATATACACCCGTGCCACGGTACTATAGGAATTGAAAAAACACCAACTGCACTGCGAAAAAAGATAAAAGAAAGGTACGGAAGTGAGCATGAAATATCCATCATGTTAAGTCAGTATCCGTATACTGAGCACGAATCAGCAATTAATTGGGCAAACACATTAGACAAATGGCGAAATCTGCAATGGGATACAACCTTCCATGAAATTACCAAATATTTTAATAGCCACTGATTTTGCATGCGGCGGAATTGTTACTACTATTTTAAACAATCAGCAAATCAAATGGAACCCCAGACTGGACGGCAGTGTAGATAGTTATGAGCACCAAGACCTTAAAACCATTGAACTTTTTCACGAAGGCTACCGTACAACCAAACCAGGCGTTTGGTATCATACACACATCGAAGACGTGCCACTTGATCTTTTTGACGAAAAATTAATCATTACTACAGAGAACATCTACAGTCGGTATATAATATTTTTAAGATGTTATAAGTTTCTACATCCAAATTGGACGGAAGATACTACACCAGAATCGATAGATAAAATAAGAGAATTAGCAAAAACATATGCTATACCAAAAATAATTAAAGCCCGCTCAGGGTGCAAAAGTATAGAATTAATTGATTTAATCGAAGGCGATCACGAATTATTTGATACAAATAATGCTCAATGGGAAATCTGGAAAGAAAAAAACAGTTACCTGTATGAAAAAAATATGTGGACACTAAAAAGGTTTAGCGAAGCAGTCTGGGAAACAGAAAACCAACAACTTTTTAAATATACATAAATACTAAAAAGGACAAACAAAGTCATGCAAAAAAAGACTCGCAGCATCTTTGAAGAGCTAGATGGCATTTACAATGAGCGTTATAAACAACTCGAAGAACGTGAATATGTTGTCGAGAGTCGTGCTAGTAATGTTATTGCTAGCGCAGTGCGCCTGATGGAACAAATTGAAGAATTATACACTGCTGAGCAAGCTGAAAATTTACAACGCAAATTGTTAAATGCCATCCGAGCACGAGATCCTGGCAAGTTTTCTAGATCGGTAAGGCGTACAAATGAAAAGTAAAGCACAACTAATACAAGAAAATCTATTAGCAGAACTTGAAAAAGTATCTGAAATTGAATTTTTTAAAAAAGCCGGGAAAGCTGTTTCTGGTGTTGCTACAGGTTTAGATAAACTTAGTAATCTTGGCAAAAAAATACAAGACTATGATCCATCTAAGCCTAGTGTAAAGAAATCAGCAGCTGATCCTCAAGCAACATGGGATGCTAACCAAAAAGAAATAGAACAGGCAGCACGTAAATCGCAGCTAATGAAAAAACAAGGCATGGACCCAGAAAAGTTAGAAAAAGCACGCCAAGAAAAAGTTGAAAAAGCTGCTATTGCAAAAAGCATTGCTAGACAAAAGAAAAAACGCCCTAGCAGCATTGCTACAGGAATTGCAAAGTCAACACCAGTTGCCCCGACACCGGTACCGGGACAAAAAGCCAAAGCAACCAAGCAATCCAAGCTTCCTGCAATTGGTGGAATACTACCAACCGATCCGAGATATCCGGCACTGGCAGCAAAAGTTGCTGCGGCTGAAAAAAACAAATAAGGTAAAAGCATGAAACTTCTCAAAGAAGGCGGCAACGTTTTTAAAGATTCTGATGGTGCAAGTGCTACACAGCGCATTAACCAAACTGATGTTAAGTCAACTGTGGCCTGGCTTGAACAACTAACTGGCCTGCCCCTCATGGACAACATGCTGGGAAGCACAGGACAAAAACCAACGTCTGGTGATTTAGACCTTGCAGTTGACAGCACAGTTATGAGCAAAGAAGAACTCAGTAACAGGTTAACACAATGGGCAACCAGTCACGGTTTTGATCCAATAGAGTGGACAAAGAAAAGCGGCATTAGTGTGCATTTTAAAACACCTATCACAGGACGAGAAGACCGCGGATATGTGCAAACTGACTTTATGTTTGTGCAAAAGCCAGCGTTTAGCAAGTTTATACTGCGCAGTGATCCCAACAGTGAATACAAGGGTGCAACACGAAATGTACTCATTAATAGTATTGCAAAAGCGGCAGGGCTTAAACTTAATCAAAATTCGGGATTGTACCGCAGGGAAGACAATGCATTTATAACTGATGACCCAGATAAAATTGCCACACTGTTATTAAATAAAAATGCAAACAGAGATGACCTAGCTAGTGTAGAATCTATTATGGCTCAACTTAAATCAGACAAGCAACGTGATGCTAAACTAGATGATTTCCGCGGCTACGCTGAACGAGAAGGGTTTACTTTTGAAGAAGTAAACGAATCTGGAACTGCTTGGCTTGCACGGTTGCGTGATAGAATTGTATATCAGGGCATGGAAGTCATCACTGAAAATCCATACACACCTTACAAACTAACCGAAGGTGTGCGAATTGAACACCCTGAAGACTTAATCTTTGATTACGGTAGTAAAGGTCTTACACAAGCACTTGCAGGTCTCAAACGTGCTGCCGCAGAACCTGCTAAAACAAACACTATTAAATGGGACGGTAAGCCAGCAGTTATATTTGGTAGAGACAGCACAGGAGACTTTGTGCTTACTGATAAGTCAGGGTTCCTTGCAAAAGGCTACAACGGCCTAGCCAAGTCTCCAAAAGATATTGAACGTATTATGAGTATGCGCAAAGGTGATAGAACAGATCTAATTGCAGTGTATGCTAAATTGTTTCCGTTGCTAAGTCGCACAGTGCCCAAAGACTTCCGCGGATATGTGCAAGGTGATTTGTTGTACAGCGATACTCCTCCACTGGAAGATGGTATGTATGTTTTTACTCCTAACACTGTTACATATCGTGTTGGTGCAAACACACCAATTGGAAAGGCAGTTGGTAATAGTGAAGCAGGTGTTGCAGTACACACATCAATTGACGGCCCTGGCGGTCCTGCAACTCCTATTACCAGTGCAGTATTAAACAAAGCACCGGGTGTTCTCATACTCGACCCAACTATGAAAGACACTGGTAGTAAAATTGAATTAAATGCAGATTTAATTGCACAAGTGGAAAATATTTACAACAACTATGCACCCGAAATTGATGCATTTTTTGCCCCAGGTGAGCTGCGCAGCAGAAAGATAACAAACACACCAGCATTAATAAAGCAATATATCAACAGTAAAGTGCGCAGCGGCAATTATAAAAACATGATCAAAGACTTTGGTCCCTGGATTGAACAAAAACAGCCGACCAAGGCAGCTCGTATCATTGACTGGATGAATCAAAATAAAAGCGCAGTTGCGGCATTGTTCAGTGGATTTTTAAATATCAGTCAACTTAAAAATGACTTGGTACGACAGTTGGATGCACAAGACCAAGATGTAAAAGCCGACATTGCAGGCGAACCCGGTCATGAAGGATATGTAGGGGCAGGAATGAAGTTTGTGGATCGTATGAGATTTTCGCAAGCTAACTTTGCACAAAATAATCCAGGGCAAAACTAATGGATCAGCCAGTAACACAAATACAACTTGATGCACTAGAAAAAGCACTTGATAAAGTGTTTGCCCAAGTAGGAATCGATGTTGAGTTTACAAGACACTTTCTAGATCGTGTAAATGATGAACGCAACGTGCGGCAAATCACAATACAAGAGCTGGCAATACTATTTAAAAAAGAATTTCAAAAGTATGCCAAGCCGATTGCACAACTAGGACCAGATGCACAAGCGGTGCTGAAAGATTTATCATCGGATATTAATGTGCCGTTTGCACTTGTGTGGGATAGTGCAAACCAAGAACTAGATTTGATTGCTAAAACTGTGATGCGTAAAAAAGATTTCAAGACTCCTAACAAAGAATTTGCAGTTGAGCAGACAAGCATATTTCACGAGCTCAGTGAAAGTCGCATGTGGCGACAAATGAAGCAACTAACTGGTCTTAAAATGAGCAAGGTTGCTGAACTGATGTTCGAACAGTTATTGGCATTGCAGATTTTTGCACAAAGCGACCCTACTTATGCAGCACAACAAGCTGCACAAATTATGAGATTACAAAACTTTGATGGGTTTCGTACCAGCCAGCCAGACCTTTACAATGTGTTAACTATTATGGTTGACCCAGACCGCTTCGACGATCAAATTGTACAAGATGTGCAAGTGAGTGTGCCAGAGTTGCGGTTAAAGCGTAATCTAAGAGCAATAGCAAAAAACAAATATAATGCTGGCGATTATAATTATTTGATGTTGATGTTACAACGAGAAATGCAAGATTATCTACCAGCTCCACTGATACAAATGCGTAGACAAATTGGAAATTGGGATCGTACAAAGCCGCAGGACAGGAAAGTTATTGTAGATCGACTCATGCTACAAATGCGTGAACGTGGATTTCAGAACGAAAGCTATGAAAGACTGAGAACACTCGATATCTCGTAAACGTGCTAAATAAAAGTAGGGACAGTATTGTTCCAACCATTATTTAGGAGAAATAAAATGGCTGAAATTTCAACAAACGCAACAGTTAAGCAAGGCCAAGGTCTTGGTCCAACAACTTACATCTATGCAGTAGCAACTGGAGATATCACAGTAGCAGCCGCTTGCACAGCAATCACAACAACATATGGTGGCACAATTGCCGCTGTTGAAGGTGTTGCAGACGGCAACCACGTTGCTGTACAAGGCGGCCCGGGTGGCGCAGAAGCAGTCACTGGTATCTCACTAGTAGCAACATTCGCTAACCCATCTGCATAATAACTTAATTTAAGTTTATTCATTAAAACCCTGGTTTTTGTAACTAGGGTTTTTTTGTGGCTAAGTAATATTACCAGCTTGTAGTATTGGACTTTGGACATGCAATTAATTGAAATAGTAACAGTATTTGACTGCACTTGCACCGGCACAACAAGTCATCGAAAACTACAAGATACACCTATTATAAACAAAGTCGGTACATCTATTAGTACAATTGATGAGTGGAATTTCAGTAGAAATCAACAACGCAATTGGGAAACCATATTGCAGTGTGTTGGACTAAAAACACAAGCAATTGACATCACATATCCAGTTTGTACCACTCTAGGGAAAAGCAAATACTGGAAACTTTCGTTTTGTGTTGAACAACTTGGTATATTCGACGACGGTGAAGATGAACTTGGCTTACTAAAAAACGACATGCACGGTGTTCCAATGATAGTAGGGCTTACAGAACACTATAAAGAAGGATTTTTATTTCCTTACTTGATTACACACGGCGCTAAATCTAATATTAAATTCAAAGTGGTAACTTTAAAATAACTTGTAATTGATAAATATTTACAACAAAATATATTAGAGGCTACTATGAATGACACTACTCCCATTGAAAAGAAAAGCTTAGAAGCGCACGTCGACTTATGTGCTGAGAGATATAAATTAATGTCTCATCAGATCATTTCGGTAAATAGTAAAGTTGATCAACTCGAGATGTTGATCAAGGAAGTGCACGATATGGTAGCAGCGATGACCCAACGCCGCAATGACCAACTAATCAGCTGGGGAGCTGGTATAATTGCAACTCTCATTGGAGTAGTCGGATGGTTATTGATAACATACGTCATCGGTACATAACTAAAGCTGTTAATAAATTAACAGATATTTTAAAAGAAAATTTATTAGAAAACAACAATGCTATTACCAGAAGTGGTGATAGTATTTCTGCATTCAAGTACTATCAAATTGTTAAAACAGAAAATCATTCATACAACATTTATAAAAAGAACCAATTGATCACAACAGTGAGCTCGAGTAGAATTGCACTTGCCTGGTGCATTTACGATAAAAATTGCAAATTAACAGATGCGCAGCAATTAATTAAACATGAAAACGAATTAGTTAGACGTCAAAGCGAAATGATGCACTATCGCTGTTTTATCAACAGTAGTAAAATCACCGAAACACAAAGAAATATCACAATTGACAGGTTAGATGATACTAAGAATCGTTATCACATATTACAGAAATACATTGATAAATATATAAACATTGCTAAATACTGTCAGCAAAAAGGATTTGATAATGAAACTATTTGACCTGGAATCGTCACAAACTAAACAGTCACAAAAAGTTATGGAAAGTTATTTTCACAACAAAGTTGACTTCACTACATTGGCTCCAGAAAAAGCCAAAGGCATGCTGAAAAAAGTTCGCAGTTTAATGAGCGAGCACCGTAATACCAGCAAGTTGCACACTAGTGAAAAAGATGCCGGGTACTTAAAACTACTGGTCATGGAACGTGGACTTAGTGCCAGATTGTCAATGGACGAAAACACTATGGCAGATCCAATGGTCAAGCAAAGCTTAGATAAAATCAAAAGTCAACAAACAATCAGTCCAGCAGAACAAAATGCACTTGCTAAAAAACTTAATACAAATCCTCAATCGCTAACAAAAGCACTAGCAGGCACAGCCGTTGCTGGTCCAGACAAGGCAGTAGCTGATCAGCTAGCGGGCATGCTTGCTACAACCGAAGCCAAAGATGACTACTCTGCTAAAAAGGCAGCCGCTGGCAAAGACATTGGTAAACCAGGTAAGAATTTTGCTAAAATTGCTAAAAATGCTGCTAAGAAGTATGGATCAAAAGCAGCAGGACAGCGTGTTGCTGGCGCCGTGCTAAACAAGCTACGCAACGAAGGAACCACAGTAACAATGGATGGTCGTTACTTAACTGAAGACGAAGTACAGCAAGCTCAAGTTGTTTTAGCTGCACAGGATATGGTCGACAGAATGCAAAGCATGCTAGAAGATGTGACTGCTATGCAATTTAAAGATTTGCCTGCGTTGAGCACTAGTATTGCAAGCACAGTTGGTACAAATGAAGCACAAGCATTTAACAACGAAGCCAGTGCAGCACTAGCTGCACTAGTTGATGCAGTACAAGCTGCTAAACTTGGTGTTGAAAGTGCACAAGGCACACTTACTGGTCAAGAACCAGTAGTCCCCGGTGCCGAAGAAGAAGTTGGCTTTGATGCAGATATGGATGTAGATGCTGAAGTTGACGATGTTGATGTAGACATAGACGTTGATGTTGAAGAACCAGAAATGGGCAGTCTAGGAAGAGCTCGTAGATAATATGCGATTTCGCGAGTTCAGAGAATCAGTTGACCACCCATCGCCCCAGGAACTTATGGCACTTGCTGAATACTTGCTGGGACGAACTGATGACGCTGACAGTGAAAAAGCAGTGCCCATTGATGCTTTTTTAAGCATGGCACACAACATGGGTGTAGCCATAACCGATAAACAACTTCGCAACTTGGCAGGGCATGATCCGTTGAAAAATGTTATCGTTAATGTAACTGACGATGAAGTTATACTCAGCGGCGGTGCTAACATAGAAGTTGACGATACTATGACAGTTGATCAAGCAAGAGACACAGTTGCAGATATGGCTGATTCGGCCAACGATTTAACTTGACAAGCAATTAATAGTATGCTACATTAGTAGTATGACATTAATTAAACCCAAGTACGATTATACACCCATTTCCCGTAAACAGATAGATGGTAAACGCAAGTACATGACACCCGATGGCGGTGCTGTTGCAAGTGTTACGACTATTCTTGATGCTACAAGCGATAAGTCTGGTCTTATTGCCTGGCGAAAACGTGTGGGCGAGAAGAAAGCACAAGAAGTTGTAACTGAAGCTGCTGGCGTTGGCACACGTATGCACAAGTATCTTGAGGACTATGTTGAGTTTGGCGAATGGCCTACTCCGGGTAGTAATCCGTTTGCTAAAAAAGCACATGCAATGGCAACACAAGTACGTGACAATGCTCTGGTAGATGTTGATGAAATTTGGGGTAGCGAGGTTGCACTTTATGTTCCGCAGATGTACGCAGGCACAACTGACCTAGTAGGCCAGTACAAAGGACAGCCGTGCATTATGGACTTTAAACAGACCAACAAACCTAAAAAGCTAGAGTATGTACAGAACTACTTCTTACAGCTAGTAGCATACGCAGAAGCACACAACGAAATTTACGGCACAAACATTCGCGAAGGGCATATCTTTATGTGT